AGAATGACAATATAATTCTCTTAAATTCGTTAAATGTTCAATTCCTTCTAAACTAGTTAATTGATTATTAGAACAATGTAATAATTCTAAATTCGTTAAATGTTCAATTCCATCTAAACTAGTTAATCTATTATTATAACAAATTAATTCCCTTAAATTTGTTAAATGTTCAATGCCATCTAAATTAGTTAATTGATTATAAGAACAATCCAATTCTCTTAAATTCGTTAAATGTTCAATTCCTTCTAAACTAGTTAAATTTTTATGAGAACAATTTAAAATCATTATTTGATCTAATGGTTTATTTTGTTTTTTGGCCAACGTTATTATCGGTGTATCATTATCGTCATCCCAATCTTCTTCACCATATGGATCAATATCTTGCCTACTTAATAGCTCAAATATTTTAAAATTCTTTATCATTTTATATTACTATACGCGTTTTTAATTTTGATTTTAAATAATTTTTATATTCTTGAGTAAATTTGTTATTATTACATTTTAATTTTCTTAAATTCTTTAAATTATCAATACCGTTTAAATTAGTTAATGAATTATTATTACAAAATAGTATTTCTAAATTCTTTAAATGTTCAATGCCTTCTAAACTAGTCAATTGATTATCGAAACAATATAATTCTCTCAAATTAGTTAAATGTTCAATTCCTTTCATACTATTTAATCTATTATTATAACAAACTAATGTTTTTAAATTAGTTAAATGTTCAATACCTTCTAAACTAGTTAATGAATTATTATAGCAATATAATTCAATTAAATTTGTTAATCTATCAATTCCTTCTAAACTAGTTAATTCATTATTATAACAATATAAACTCCTTATTTGATCTAATGGTATATTTTGTTCTTTAGCTATAATTATTATTGGAGTATCATTATCATCGTTCCAATCTTCTTCATTATATGGATCAATATCTTGTCTACTTAATTGCTCAAATATTCTAAAATTCTTTATCATCGCATTATTTTTTTTAAAACATATTCTTTAATTCGTCGAGCGCGTCAGCGGCTGAACTAATTTTATTATAATATTCTATCGATATAACTCTATCATCGTCTTGAACGATAATTTTTGATATTTCATCCAAAAGAGGAGAAGTCATGTTTATTAATTTCTGTAATCTTTCTGTATCAATGGATGTTGATGGCTGAACAGATTCTGGTTCGAATTGTTCGAATTTTTTCATTCTATTTGTTACTTTTTTCATCGATTTTTATTTTTTTTTTATCATTTTATTTATATATATTTTTTTATTTTCAATATTCGTAAAGAAATAATTTTTATATTTAATATATTATTGTCCATCCCTTAGATAATAAACTATTCCTATCCAAATCTGAATATGATGTTGGAAGAGCATTACCAGTTGTGTCTATATTTCCATTATAAGATAAAAATGTATTAGCTGGAATGTATATATCATAATCGACATCTAGTATACTATTACCGGAAACATTTATAGAATTTAATTCTATCAAACCGTTTATATCTATTGTACTTAAATAATTTTTTTTCAGACTCAATATGTTCAATTTTTTAAGATTCCTTATTATAATAGATGTGACTCCTTGATTATTCATGACCAAACTATTTATTAAAGATACACCTCCACTTATATTAATTGTATATATTCCATTATCATCATAATCATAATTAATAACATTTTCATTTTCTTCAATTATATTTATTTTTTGAGCTACTTTTCCATCACCCCAATCTGCAGATAAAGTCATTGAATTTGAAGATACTATTGTGAAAGAAACAGATAATGAATTTTTTAATGTATTTATGACAAAGATGAGCGAATCTATTGGGATGTTATCGTCATCAACAGTTAAAGTAGATATTATGTTATCATTTAATATTGGTATAGGTAATTTAGTTAATTTATCAATTCCTATATCTATTAATTCGACTGGTTTTAATGTTAAGCTAGTATCCATTTTATATTTTTTTATTTTCGATATTTAATGGTTTTAAATACTTTTTATATTCGCTAGAAAATTTATTATTGAAACAATATAATGTTTCTAAATTCGTTAAATGTTCAATTCCTTCTAAACTGGTTAATTCATTATTAGAACAATATAATTCTCTTAAATTCGTTAAATGTTCAATTCCATCTAAATTAGTTAATTGATTAGAATGACAATATAATTCTCTTAAATTCGTTAAATGTTCAATTCCTTCTAAATTAGTTAATGAATTATAAGAACAATTTAATGTTTCTAAATTAGTTAAATGTTCAATTCCTTCTAAATTAGTTAATTGATTAGAATGACAATATAATTCTCTTAAATTCGTTAAATGTTCAATGCCTTCTAATCTAGTTAATGAATTATTATTACAATATAAATATTGTAAATTCTTTAAATGTTCAATTCCATCTAAATTAGTTAATTGATTATTATAACAATATAATGATTTTAAATTCGTTAAATGTTCAATGCCTTCTAAATTAGTTAATCTATTATCAGAACAATTTAATATTCTTAATTTCGTTAAATGTTCAATTCCTTCTAAACTAGTTAATGATTTATCAGAACAACTCAAATGTGTTATTTGATCTAATGGTTTATTTTGCTTTTTGGCCAACGTTATTATCGGTGTATCATTATCGTCGTTCCAATCTTCCTCGCCATATGGATCAATGTCTTGTCTACTTAATTGTTCAAATATTTTAAAATTCATTAAATTCATTTTATATTTTTTTATTTTTATACTGGCGGAGCTTCTATAATAATGATATTTAAAATTCCATAACCGACAACATAACTATTTTTAGCATATCCCCTAACATAATAAATTCCGGAGGATAATCCAGTTTCTGTAATACTATAATTTAGTGGTAATTTATATGGTGGTGATTTATGATATACTACACAAGTATCTCCAGTGGTCGGAGATCCGGTATTATTATAACACCATCCAACTTCAGTACACAGAGTTCCCCCATCGCTTACTAGTTGACACGAATATGTTATACTATCAGATGTGGTACTATATTTTAAAGTATCAACAACAGGCGGAATTGGAGCTAATGTCATAGTATGTCCTGTTGTTCCTGTTCCAGTATAACCATCTATATTAGTAGCAAAAGCTCTATATGAATATTCTTGTAGTGGAGTTAAACCAGTAAGTGTACAATAATATGATCCAACTTTACCGTTTTCATTTGTATAAATAACAGTGTCAGTGAATGTGTCTGTAATTCCTTCGGCATATTCTATACCTCTATAATCTATTTCCGTATAACCACTCGGTGATCCCGACTTATAACCTGTTGAAATAACTCTACCTAGAATTGACATAGAATAAGATGATATATTTTGACTTCCTATTGTTTCTACAACTGGTGGGGAGTCTGATTTATCTTTTGTAATAAAAGTATCAACAGTACCATATGATATTCCATTTTTATTTATAGCATATACTTTATAATAATAATTTGTAAGATAAATTAGATTAACTATACTAGTAGAAAATGTTCCGGGTTGACCATTCGGTACAGTATCAGCTATTTGTTTTATATTTGGATTAATTGTACTTCCCCAATATATTCCCCATTCTGTTATATTATTTCCTCCATTATCGGTCACTGTTCCTTTTACTATAGCGTAATCCATGCCAACATTTTCAGTCGGTGTAGATGATGTAAAAACTATCGGTGGTCTTCCGATTCCGCCATTGGCTAAATTCTCAGGATCATATATTTTCAAAACAAATTTATTATCATAGTCTTGCATTAAGATAGCTGTTGTATAATTTTTTATATTTATATCGCCACTTATAATTTCAGCATAAGAATTGCATATACTTCTACGTCTATTATCATCTCTGACTCTATAATAGTCACTTTCTTCATTTATATAAACATCATATAAAATATCAGAAATATCTTTTAATCCATATATTGTGCTTATACTATTAAACGTCATTTCACTTGTCGAATAAATCTTCAAAGTGACTCCTGTGATATCTGAAGTAGCATTCGTTGATAATGTGATAGAATCATCTCCTATAGAATTTATAGTTGTGTCACTTGGAATTCCGTCTGCTGAGACTATCATTCCTAATACAATTTCTTCTGTTGAACTAACATTTAAAATAACATTAGATCCATTTGTTAAATCGCCAGTTGGCGGTTTTGTCGGTTTATGTGTCTCAATGACTATATATTCATTCGGAACCAAATCCACTATTAAAGTCTTACGTATAATACTGTAAAATATAAAATCCCCCTCAGACAACGGATCTGGGTAAGAACCCGATAATTTAAGATTAACAAATGTGTTTTTTCTGAAATATTGAGTTAAATCTGTAGTTAATTTTATTAATGTACCCCTAGAGTCTTCTTTTGTTGTTGGATATATATTTGGATTTGGTCTTTGATCATAATAGGTTATATCCGTAGTATCTCCACTTGTTATAGTATTATCTAATAAAAAAGAATATCCGCTAAATATATCTTTATTAATTGATATTAGATGATCATATAGTTTATATTTTATATAATAATTAGAAGTAGTAAATTTGTTGTATTGCATCAAAATTTAATTTTTTTTTTAATCATTTGGTTCAAATTCAAAAGTTAAACCATCGTAATCAAAATACATATTGTCATTGTAATCCACTGGATAAACATAATGCCACGGTCTAGTTGGAGCACTTCCAGCACTAGCATATATATAATTTATATTAAAATATTTAGCATAATATGATTCCATCATAGTTTCACCAACATATCCTCTTTCAAAAGTATCTGGAATAGAGTACATTAAATTAGTAAATGAATAATTAGATTCTGTTGTTCCTGTATGATAATCATTCAATATATAATCCTGTATATGATCTTTTATTACTATATAATTTGGATAACCTGGCGGTTCTATTTCTACAATAAATGATTTTATTTCAACGTTTGCCATTTCTGATGTAGAACCAGTTATACTTAATTTTATATAATCATTTATTTTAGCACTAGAACAAATGGTAGAATTAGTTTTTATATAAGTATTTATATCAGTTGAACCACTGTGATTAAATATATTGCATTCTGATTCTGTACATCCTTGGACACCAGTTGTTCCTAAATAAATAAATTTTGATGTGTCTCCTGTTGCCTTTATCGTGTATGTATGTCCGCTAGTGTCGTAATAATAACTCGGTGTATTTTCATGATACTTTATGTTTACATATCCTCCCTCTGATATAGTTCTTCCGCTAAAACCAATATATAAATCAGCATTTCTATTGACTGATATTCTAGCTGCTTGATAATCTGTAAATATTAATCCTGGAACTATAGAAGTATCAAATAAATTATAATTAAATAAATTTTTTACAATATATCCATGTCCATCTAAAAATTCCTTTTTTTCTTCAATGCCTATATGACCACCAATTGGAAATCTATTTCCAATGTTTTTTAAATGAAATTGTTTACCTTTATTATTCCCCAATTTAACATAAGCTTTATATCTCCAAGTAACACCAGTATCGGCTAAATCGTCAGTTAAATTAAGATACCCTCTTGGATCTACAGTATAAACATCATTTTGTCTTGTATCTATTTGCGATACTAATAAAACTTTATGGTTTGTTTTTAAATAAACACCGTCCAATTGATAATATTTTTGTGTTAAATCAATATTTGTTGTGCAACAAATATCTACTTGATTTAAATTAACCATAAAATTATTTATAATATCGAATTCATTATACATACAATATATGCAATAATTAGTACCGACCATTAAATTCATATCATAGATATTATCTAACTGATTTACGTATTGATAAGTGATACCTGATAAACACTTTTGATATTTAAAATAAACATCGTTTATGTTGAAAACATCCATTATATAATTTGGTTTTTAACTATATATAGATTTTTTAATCATCAAAATGTCATACTAAAAATTAAATATATAAAAAAAAATAAAAAATGGGTTAATGATATTAAATATTAAAAGTTTAACCGATTTGTCTGGTTTTTATGTTGTTTTTAACAGAACAATAATTAATGAAAAAGATAAAATATATGGAATATCTCATTTAATCGAACATTTAATAGGTCATAATTTCGACGATGATATAATAGAGAATTTTCAGAACGACGGAATAACATGGAATGCTTATACATCACCAACAAATATAGTTTTTTATATGATTGGACTTGATAAATATTTAATAAAATATAAGGATTTATTTTTAGATAAATTGTTGTACATAGATATAAATGATGATGATTTTATTATTGAAAAAAAATCGTTACTCGAAGAATATACTAGTTTATTTAACATACAAAACTCATCGCATGTTTTAAATTTATACAGAAAATTATTTGGTTCTTATAATACTATAGGTAAAAAAGAAGACATAATTGGTATAACTAAAAAAGATTGTTATGATTATAGATTGGAAAATTATAAATATCCTTCAAAAATAATAAATGTATCTAAAAATTCTATTTTCGATACTGATATGAAATTAAATGATTTAGAAAATGATTATCACGTTGATTTTAAAAATGATACCGGAATTACATATGAAAAACATTTCACATTAAATAAATCTTCTATAATATATATGTCTCCTATAATTCGCGATAATTGGGATTCCGTATTTTTTATAAATTATATTTTATCAAATGGTATTGGTTCAGTTTTGTATAAAAATATAAGAAAGAAAAATGGTTTGGCTTATTATATAAAATGTAATATAGATAGAATGAGCGACTTTTCAGGAATTAATGTAATATCAATTGAAACCGAAGACAATAATGTGCCTTATTTGATTGACAATTTAGATAAAACTTTAAAAAATAAATTATTCCTCACTAAAGAAAAATTCGAAAATGTTAAAAATTCAATAATAAATAAAATTGATACAATATCCATCAATAGATATAACAATATAGATTGTTATATAAAACCAGAAAAATGGTCAATTGAAAAACAAATACATAGAATAACACTTGATGATATTATAGAAACATATGATAAATACTTTAATGTTGATTATTTTATTAAAAGCGTGGATAAAGAAGATTTTAGAAAAAAATGAATAAAAAATAATAATATATAAGATTAATAATAATATATTTTTTTCACTTAAATCGTAGGCTTCTGATTTTTTCTAAAGTATTTTAAAAATGAATTAAAATAATGGAAAACGATAAAGAAAACAAAATTTCTTTTATATTGCAAAATTTCATTGATGAATTGACAGCTGGTTATGGTATGTCGAATGAGGAAAAGACAAAACTAGAAAAAATGGCAAAAGAAGACCCAACTAAATTGTATAATCAAGTTCGTCAATAAAAAATTTTTTTATTCCAACACGAATGATTAATTTTGCATTGTTTATTAAAAATCATTTATAAATGAATTGTATTTTTCTTGACGATATAAGAGAACCAAAAGATTCCTTTTTTTACACAAAAGACATAAGATATCTAAAATTAGATTGGATGATTGTTAGATCTTATGATGAGTTCGTAAAAACAATAAAAAATATAGGTATTGATAAAATTGATATCATCAGTTTTGATCATGACCTGGCTGACGAACATTATGGGCATGAAGAACAGCCTTGGAGTACAGACGGAATTATAGATTATTTTTCATTTGTTGAAAAAACTGGATATGATTGTGCTAAATGGTTATGTGATTATGCATTGGAAACAAATAAAAAATTACCAGAAATTTTAATACATTCTTTTAATCATATTGGGGCTGAAAACATTAAACAATATATAAAAAACTTTATAAAATATAATACATGAAAACGAAAGAAGATTTCAAATTTCTCATTGGTAAAACAATAGAACAATCAAAACAATTTTTAGAAAAACCATATTTCATAACCATCGTAGAGAATGATGGAAGATCAATTTATGCATCATATGAATATTGCCCGCATAGAATTAAAGTTTGTGTGACAAATAGTATTATATCTAGAATAGATGATGTTAGTTAAACAAAAAAAAATTAAAAAATGATAACTGAAAGAATTAATAGACAAATTAAAGGAGTTCAAGAAGTAAGAATCACTGGCGAAGGAATTGAAAGTAGAGTCGTCAGTATACAAGAAGCTTTAAAAATTTCCGATGAAATGGGACTCGATTTAGTAGAAATATCACCGAACTCTAAACCACCAGTTTGTAAAATAATAAATTATGGAAAACTTTTGTACGAAAGAAAACAAAGAGAAAAAGAACAAAAACAAAATAATAAAAAAATTAAAATAAAAGAATTGAGATTTACTTATAATACTGGCGAACATGATTTTAATTTTAAATTAAATCACGCTATTAATTTCTTGAAAGAAGGACATAAGGTTAAAGCTTTCGTTTTCTTCTCTGGTAGGGAACTAAATTACATAGATGCTGGTAAACTTCTTCTATTGAAATTTGTCGATTCATTGAATGATGTCGGTAAAGTCGAGGCTATGCCAAAACTTGACGGAAAAAGATTATGGGTTATGATAAATCCGAAAAAATAAACTTCTATATTATTTTTTGATACAAATTAAAAAGCGAAAAAATAATAAATTAGTAATATGAAATACTTAATATACATAATAAAAGAAAAGTTTAATATAATATTTGATATTAAGAAAACTTATAAATGTATCGCGTACATAAATGAAAAGGAAAAAGTAGATAAATTAGTAGATACTTTTGAAGTTAAAGAAGCTTCTGAAAGAAGAGCATTTAAAACCGCCTATGACATATTAAAATTAAAATATAATAATATGGGATTTGATATAAGAATATCTAAAGAAGAATAATTATGGAAAAAGAAGAAAAAAGGATAAATAGACTTAAAAATTGGTTTATAAAAATATTTGATGGTATTGATGTATTAACACAAGATCAACAACTAGCTTTTGATATATTTAAAATATGTTTATATGATGATAATAATATTAGATATTTAAATTCCAGTAACTCATATAAAAAATATATAGTTAATAAAAAATTCGTTTTAGATAAAGATGTTAGTACTTTTATTATTTTAGAAAGTGGTAAACTCACAATAATTAATCATACATATAAATACGATATTGAAATACCACAAAACACATCGCTTAAAATGAATAAAATGTTCGATCGGAAAGTAGAAGAGGATAGATCGATAATGGAAAAAGAAATACTTGGGAATATAACTTCGAGTCTTAATATAGTATTAACGAATTTTAAAAACAATCTAGAATCAAAATCGTGAAAAAATTCATTATAATTATTTATTTTTTATTTTTATCTTTTTTAAGTTATTCAGCACATCCATTTGGTACCACAAAAGTATTTGATTGTAAGGATTTAAATAATGGTTGTGAAATGAAAATATATGCAAAAGCTGAATTGGGAACTATATATTTTTATATGGAAGATTATGTGGACGGATATGAATTATTTTTATACGATTCGCTAGGGAGAAAATTATTAGAACAAAAAATAGAAAACGAATCTAGTTTTAATAAAGAAAATTTAACAAATGGCCTTTTCGTTATAAAAATAACTGATGGTAAAAAAGTATCCACGAAAAGAATTTTAATGTAAATTCCATTCTACTCCCATTCTACATCTTTTTTATAAGAATTCACGAGTTTTTTAACTAATTCCTCGGATTGTTCTCTGGTCATATTACCAACAGGAATAATGAATTTTAAAATACGTGTCGGTGTAATTGGAATGGATTCAGGAATGGGATCATCATTCCAATCTTCTTCACCGTATGGATCAATTTTTAATTTTTCTTCGTTTGTCATATTTTTATCTCTTTTTTCATCATATCATATAAATGTTTTGGCATAGATTCCTCATCTAATTTCACTAATTTCATATTTCTAATCAATCTTTCATTCATCATATCATCCATAAAGTCATCTTTTAATCTTTTATATAATTTAATATGTTCTATGATTCTATTTTTGAATTCGATAGAATTGAAATCGATTGGTTCAGGGTAAGTTTCTTTATATAGAGTATAAATTTTTATTATTCCGTTTTTTCCAATGCCTCTATCACCTTTCATATAAACTGATTTAATATTATCCTTGTTATGTCCCATTATTTTCATAAATAATTCAAGTTCTGAGTTTAAATGAGTAACTTTTTTAGATTTGATAAAATTATCTATAAATCTTAAAAAATCTATTTCGTTATTATCTTCGAAAATATCATCGACTATATTTTCTTTTATATGTTTAGTTAGTAAGTTATAATACTCTGGCACATATACTCTATCATCCAACATCTTATAGTTATACATGATGTTCATATATCTTTTATCAATATCGTAGTTCACTAGTTGATAAAGATCGCTATCATTTGACATGATAAAAACAGAATGTCCTTTATCGTTTAGTTTTTTTGTGATATATGAAATAACATCATCCCCTTCTAAATTATCAATTTGATATTGAACACAATTTTTCTTTGAAGATATGAATTCTTCTTTAAATCTAGCGAATTCACGATATACAAAATCCCAATTTATATTATCGTTTCTTTTACGTGTTCCTTTATATCCCTCAAACAATTCTTTTTTCCAGTTTTTATAACTATCTGAAACAAAATATATCTTATCAAAAGGATATAAATTTGTGATATTATTGTAATCTCTTTCTATTACATTATATAATTCAGAATACAGAATTTTATTTTTATGTAGTATATGTACGGATTTTTGGAGTAAATAATTTGCATCAAAAATCAGGTCAAAATTTATCATTCATTAGCATTATTTTTTATTTATAAACATTTTAGCATAAAAAGTTTATTTCGTTTTTATATATAAAACAATAAGTTTATTCTTAAAAAATAATTTAAAAAAATGTTTTATAATATGAGTTTCTATGCTTGGTTAATGAACGGGTGGTATTATGTTCGTTTTTATTTCAAATCATATTTAACAAATTATTTCAATAAAAAACAAAATAACCCAATTGGAAAAAAAGATTATAATTTAATCTTTTCTGACGAATTTGATCAACAAATCGATTGGGAAAAATGGAAATCTTGTGAAAAATGGGGATGTATAAGAGACATGGTTATTTTTAAACAATCCCAGGTTACACAGAATAGTAGTGACGCTATTTTGACATCAGATTTAAATGATGTACAGGATGAACCAAAAGCCAAAACGGGTGGTTTATATAGTTGGAATTCATTCAATACTACATATGGTTATTTTGAAACAAGAGAAAAATTGGCAATAGGGGGTCTTAGATACTGGCCAGCGTTTTGGTTATGTTCATCCGATAGTTGGCCTCCGGAAATTGATATTTTTGAATTGATGGGGGATGATAGTTCTTATTTTACAATGACATTACATTGGAGAAATACATGGACAAATCGAGTCGAAATCGAAAAAATTTATATACAAATATATAAAAAATATGGTTATATTTCAAATGATTATGACAAAACCATTAAATTCTTACAACAACCCGAATGGACTCAAGAAAAACAAAATTTTATAGATGAATTAGAATCTTTAACACCATTAGAACAAAAAGGAAGACGATTGAAATTTCCAAAAAAAGATTTTTTATCTTTGGATTATCACATTTATGCCTGCGAATGGGAATATAATAAAGTTGTTTGGTATATTGATAATTTACCGGTTTATATTCTAGATAAACACATCCCAGATAAAAATATGCTAGCTTTAATAAATAATAACTACGTATATGATAATGAATATGGTCCAGTGCCATCACAACTTCCTATGAGCATTTATTGTGATTATTTTAGAGTCTATGAACCAATCCAATGACAACAAATAAAATTAAATAAAATAAGATACTCTATCGAAATGAGTACCATCATTATCCTCGTATGTATAGAAAATTGTTATGGATTCTAATTTTCCTTTATTTCTGATTTTTTGACCGCCTTCAACTATCATATTATCATTTTTATATTTCAATTCTATTCCAGGTTTTTCTCCGAGAATATTCAAAAGATCATTTTTAATTTGACTGACGCTAATTGAGTTTTCATCGAGTTCTACTAATGACATATAATCATTTATTTGTTTTCTTCTCAATTCAATTATATTATTCATCATTATAAATTATTATTTTTTTATATTTAGATTAATTTGTCTATTTTGTTTAAAAAATCTTCTTTATTAAATGGTTTTGATAAAAAATCGTCACAACCCAATCTAAAAGCCTTATTTTTTTGATCCGGCATAGTTACAGCGGATTCAACTATAATTGGAATTCTCTCATCGTAATTTCTTATTTCTTTTAATATTTCGTAACCATCTATACCCGGTAAACCAATATCCAGCAATACTAAATCGATATCTTCTTTTTTTATTATATTCAAAACATCATCGTTACCTTCAGTGCATATAAATACTTGAACATTGGTTTCTAATAGATGGAATTTCATAATTTTCACACTATCCATATCGTCTTCGACAATTAATATTTTTTTCCCAATCAAATTCAATTTTTTGTATTTATTTTTATTTTTATTTTCTTGAATATAATTTAATGGTTTTATTGTATAAGGAATATTAAAATAAAACAAACTGCCTTTACCTATTTCTGATTTCAATTTAATTTCTTTAAATCCTAATAATTCTATTAATGATTTCGTTATGGACAATCCTAGACCAGCACCCCTGAATTTATTACCATTTTTATGTAATTGTTTAAATTTGTTAAAAATTATTTCTTGATAATCTTTATCTATTCCGATACCAGTATCTTCAACATACATTGTCAAATAATCTTTATTTAAAATATTGTATCCGAATTTAACATAACCATTATTCGTGAATTTAATTGCGTTACCTATTAAATTCATTAATATTTGTCTCAATCTATATTTATCTGAATAAATAATAATATTCTTATTAATATCAATATCTAAAATAATATCTAATTTTTTATCTCTTATTAATTTAGTATAGCTCATTCTAATATCATCTAATAATTTATTTAATTCGAATTCGATTTTTTCAATTTTTAATGAATTGGCATCAATTTTGGATATATCAATTATGTCATCAATTAACGCCATTAAAAATTTACCATTTTCAATTATGGTATTAATATAATCATTTCTTTCCTTTTTTGTCAAATTGTTCGATTTTAATAAATCAGAAAATCCAATAATAGAATTCATTGGTGTCCTAAGATCATGACTCATATTTGCCAAGAATTCTAATTTCAATTTATCTGATTGTTCAGCTTTTTCTTTAGCTTTTAAAATAATATTTTCGTTTTGTTTACGCATTAAAGCAGTACCAATACTCAAACAAATCCCCTCAAAAAAATTGATCATATTTTCATTAAAAGAATTTATTTTTTTATTGTTTAATTGTAAAACTCCAAATATGTTTTTATTGATTTTAATCGGGATGATGGCAACAGATCCATAACCTTCTAATATACATCTATTTCTAGCATTTATTCTCGAATCGTAGCCATTCATTTTTAAAAATCTTAAATCTAAAAAAGTATTATTTGACCAAATACTTCCATTTTTTGTAAAAAATCTATTACAATTTTGATCAATTCTACCGTTTAATATCATACCACAAGTACAATCAAAAATTTGATTATCATTTTCGTCTTTACATGTTTTATTTGATATTAAAGAATTCTCCTTGGATATAAAATCTTTTGAAAATCCATATTGAACGAAATATGGATAATCATCATTGCTTTTTAATCTGATTCCAATTGCATCTATTTCTGTTTGTTCTTGTATCATTTTTATAACATTATCAATCATATCTTTTAAATTTATATCATCATTGAGAATGTTCAATATTTTATTAGATAATATTTGAAAATTTTCAGATCTTTTAATATCGGTTATATCGTTTATAACTGTAAATCTATATTTATTTTCCTGTATATAAATATTTTCTGAAGATAATAATATTTTTTTAATATCTCCATTTTTAGATTTTAATTCTAAATAAGCTTTAAATATATTACCGTTTTTGTCTGATTTCGAAATTAATTCTTCAATAATTTCACTTGTAGCTATACCGATTTCTATAGGATTTTTACCTATCACTTCGCTTTTATTATATCCAAATAAATTTTGAAAAGATTCATTTACTTCAATATATCTGTGATTTTCTAAATCACTTAAAGCGCATGGACATGGATTCATATAAAACAATTTGGAAAATTTTTCCTCGGATAAATTTATCTTCGAAATGTCCTTAGATACACTAAATATAACCGATTTATCGTCCCAAATACCATATGATATTTTTGTTTCAACCGGAATTAAAAAACCTCTTTTAGTAATAATAGGAACAGGACAAAAATCTACATCACCTGATAACATATCATTAAAATTTTTTAAAGATTCAGATTTCCTATCCTCTGGATGAATCATAAGATGTGATTTCCCGATAATTTCTTCATAACTATATCCTAGTCTATCTATAGTTGTGGAGTTTGTGTGTATTATAATGCCATTCTGGTCTATGACAAAAAGAAATTCATCTACTGTGTTGAAAAAAGATTCGTAATTTTGACGCATTTTATTCATTAATGTTTCTGATTTTTTTCTTTCAGTTATATCTTGTATTTGTAAAATATAACCATCCAATATATTATCGTTTAATATTGGGGTTATAACAATATCTAATATTTTTATGCCATTATATTTAGTATTATAAAATTTTTTCGCTTTTTCGAAATCAAATTCGACTTCTATTTTAACAGATTCTTTATTTTTTATTTTGTTTTTAGCATCTTCTGATATATTCGGATCTTCGAATAATTTAAATTTAAAAATTTCTTTTCTATCAATTACTCCAAATATATTAATACACGCATCGTTGACAATTAATAATTCACCATTTGAATCATAAAACTCGATTCCCAATGGTGATTGCTCGAAAATATCATTATATTTTTCGAATAAAGTTTTCATAGTTTAGGACCACTTTTTATCTATATATAAATTCAAGAAAATAAAAATATTAGATATGAATTTAATTGGAATTGACATATCAATAGATTCAACAGGTATGTCATTATTAAGGGATGACGATCTTATTTTATTCAATTTCACAACTCAGAAAAAAAATGTGGGTTGGATCAAAAAAACAATGGAATATATTGACTATGAATTTATAAATTATACTTATAAAGATATTGAAAACTATACTGAAAACGAAATAATGAAACTTCGAGAATACGACTATGTTACTGATTTAATATACAAAAAAATAATTGGAAATGTAAACAAAAAAGAAAAAACTATAATCGCTATTGAAAATTATAATTACGGTCTAAAAAATACCAATAGTATAGTTGACATAGTTTGTTTCTCGACTCTTCTAAGAATAAAACTATTAACTGTATCGAATTTAGAAAAAATAATATTGATATCTCCTAAAAGTTTAAAAAAAGAAGTAGCATCAATGGTATATGGTTATAAACTAAACAGAAACGGTAAAAAAATAATAAATAAGAATTTGAATGGTATAGCCGGTGGAAGTTTTGATAAAAAAGACATGTTGGTGGCTCTTATTGATATGAATATTGAAAATAAATTAACATACATTTTAAATAAATATAAAGAAGATTTATTAAAAATGAAATCTGTTCCTAAACCATGGGACGATATAATAGATAGTTTTTTTATAATGAAAACTTTAATTGAAAATTAATTTATATTTTTTAATATACAAAAAACAGCAGATTGATAGAAACCTTTGAACATATTTAATATATATCATATTATGATATTAGATAATCAAATACGAATAAAAATAAATTCGACATCTTTAAAACATTATAGAAATCGTGGTTATGATGTCAATAAAAACGATATTATAACAGTAAAAATTGAAGACTTATCTCCATTTTCCACATACAAAATAAATGTAAAATGTGATGTCTGCGGAAATGAAAAAATATTACGATATTCGAGTTATTTAAAAAATGTAAAAAATACAGGAATATATTGTTGTTCTAATAAATGTGCATATTCAATAAAAAATAAAAAAACGTGTTTAGAAAGATACGGAATAGGTGATTATAATAACAAAGAAAAATGTAAAAAAACTTGTTTAGAAAAATATGGTGTAGAAAACGTATTTCAATGCGATGAAGTTAAAACAAAGATAAAGGAAACAAATTTAGAAAAATACGGCGACGTTAGTCATAATAGAAGTGAAATCGTTAAAATAAATAAAAAAGAAACCTTTTTAAAAAAATATGGTGTTAGTTGTTATTTAAATTCAGAAGTTCAAAAAGAAAAATCTAAAATTAAAAAATTAGAAAAATTTGGAAATTTAAATAATCATGGAAAATTAAAAAATACTTTTTTAGAAAAGTATAACACAGATCATCCATCTAAAGTAAAAGAATTTAAAGATAAGAGAATTAAAAATTATAAAAAAACAATAATAAATAAAATTTTATTAAAATATGACAATATAGGCATGATAAAAGCTGATTTTGATAATGACAAATTCACTTTTAATTGTGAAAAAGGACATCAGTTTGAAATTAATAGAAATTTATTAAAAAATAGAATAAAATATCATACATTATTATGTACTATTTGTAATCCGATTTCAAGTCATATATCTGGACAAGAAATTTTATTCAATAACTATATTGAAGAAATATATAAAAAAGAAATATTATTGAACAATAAAAATATCATAAATCCAATGGAGTTAGATATTTATTTACCAGAATTAAAATTAGCATTTGAATTTAACGGTGTGTACTGGCATAACGAATTACACAGAGAAAATAATTATCATTTTAATAAGACAGAATTTGCTGAAAAACACGGGATTAAATTAATCCACATTTATGAGGATGATTGGATATATAAACAAAACATCATAAAATCAAGAATACTTAATTTACTGGGGAAATCTGAAAAAATATACGCTAGAAAATGTAATATAAAAGAGGTATTTGATAATAAATTAATTAAAGATTTCCTTGATAAAAATCATTTACAAGGCAACATAAATTCCAAAATAAAAATAGGTTTATTTCATCAAGACGAATTAGTGTCTCTAATGACATTTGGTAATTTAAGAAGATCAATGGGACAAAAAACTATATATGGATTTTATGAATTATTAAGATTTTGTAATAAATTGAACACTACTGTTATAGGTGGTTCATCTAAATTGTTCAAATATTTTCTTGACAAATATAATCCATTAGAAGTCATTAGTTATGCAGATAGATCTTGGAGTCAAGGAGATTTATATGAGAAGCTGGGATTTAATAAAATCCATAAAACACCACCTAATTATTATTATGTAGTAAATGGAATACGTAAGCATAGATTTCAATTTAGAAAAAATATACTAGTAAAAGAAGGATCAGATCCATGTAAAAGTGAACATGAAATAATGTTAGATAAAGGAATATTTAGAATATATGACTCAGGGCATTTAAAATATTCCTGGAAAAATAATTTAATATATAATAATTAATGATAGATAAATATAATAACACTAAAGATCTTTATTTCACTAAAAAAGTGAGATATAATATTAAAAACAATAAACTCCTGCGTGAAGCAGCCGGCGATAATGATATTGTTAGTGGTTTTCCTGTCAATAAACAACTGAAGTTTAATGAAGGATTAATGATCAAAGCTATACAAAACGGAATGATTCTTTTAATAGAATATAAGGGAGATAGAGATGATTATAAATTCGGCAGAGAACGCGTAATATATCCAATGGTTCTTGGTGTTAATAGAAACACTGGAAACATGCTTCTTAGAGGTTGGCATTTAAATGGATGGTCCGTTCACGAAAAAAGAAACGTTGAAAAAGTGTGGCGTTTATTCAAAACGTCTAATATCATAAGCATGATGTTTGTAGGTGATTTTTTTAGATTACCACCAGTTGGATATAGATTGAATGATAGAATTATGACCGATCGTATTATTGTTCAAGCTGATTTTAATGCTATAAGAAGAAACCAGCAAAATCTCTTAAACGAAGGTAAAATAGAATTAGAAGAAGAATCTAAAGTTTCATCAGAAACTAGTAAAGTTGTAAAAATAGATATAAGACCAACAGACACTGAACTAAATCTTAGAGAACCGTGGTCCAATACGTTAATGGACAAAAATAAAATAGACGATACGAGAATAACAATAATGAAAACCATAATGGGTAACGAATATTTAGCTATTCTTGGAGCTGTTGGAACTGAAGGCAGAATAACTAAAGTCTTTGAAGATAAAAAACTAATGGGCACATATAAAGTTATAAGAGCCATAATAGGAAAAGAACTATTAAATATAAAAATAATAAATGGTCAATATTTATTTAAATTATATCTTTTTAGTAAAGTAATGAAATAATATATGATATGATACACCTAAAAAGAATAAATGAAAATATTAAAGAAAATCCCATAGATATTGATAAACTAAAAAAATATTCTATGGGGATTTCTATTTGTTGTGCAGGTGAATATGGTATGGTTTTCTACAAAGAATCAGAAAATCATATTTTTATTTGTCTTGGAGACTCTAACCCGTTCGATGATGAAATGTTAAAAGAATATTTGAAAAATTCTATATCTACTAGTTATAAATATTATAATCAAATAAAAGTTACTATAGAAAATGAATGTTATGCTACTGGCGAAGGATGGAAAATATTTGATCCAAAAACTAATGAGTTTAAAGATTGGAAATATAAATTTATAATATCTTAAAAATCATGAAAAATTTTTTATCAAAATTGACATTTTTGACATTTTTTATTTAATATATACAAATAAAATAGTTTCGTGTGTTATTGGAAAAAAAATGACTTTTTATTAGTAGCGATTGATAAGGAACAAGAAATTATCCAATCTCAAAGACGTAGAGTCCAAGCGATTTGGACATTAAAGATTAATCTTTAATAAAAAATAATTATTTATATCGTGGCAAAAATTACAAAAACTTATTCGGTAGATCAAAAGATATATGAAGCTTTTGATAATATAACAGAAGAAAAAAATATAAATAAAAGTTCTTTCATTGAAAATTGTATAAATAAATTTTTAGATGAAAATAATATGGGGTATATAGATAAGGTGTATGTTTCTAAAGTTGATCCGAGTTATGGTGTAACTATAAAAAGAAAAGATGATACTTTTTATTATTTAAGTGATGGTAGTAAAATATCTATTATTCTTTTTATGCAAACTTTTAAAGAAGTCGATCAAGTTGATCCAAATGAATTTTTTAATAATAAAATAGTCAATGACATTGTATCAAAAAAAACAGGATATGATAATTATGAAAAATTAAATTCGTAAAAATTAAAATAAAATATCATAAGTTGTATTTTTTTGCTGCTAACATCTCAGGATATTTATTATAATACCATTTCCAATACCCATCTAAATCTTCTGGTAATTCTCTTAAATTCTGATTAGATAAATTTAAGAGATCAATCGCCTTTTTTTCAAATAATTTATATTTCTTAATATATTTCATAAATTATTTATTTATTTCATTTAATGGATCGAATCTATATTTGAAATAGAAATAGTTATTACCGGTTATGTTGAATTTTTTATCTTGTATTTTCAAAGTTATAAAAGGATCATTATTTTCATCAGTATTATAACCAAGGACTTCAACAATCTTACCTTCTTTTAAGAATCTTTGTTCTCCAGTTTCTTCGTCTTTTACTAAACAATTTTGTTTTAGATTTTTATACATACCTGGTTCAGGGATAAAGAAATTATAAACTAATTTATATAAATATTGATTTAATTTCAAATAATATTCTTTATCTATATATCCAAATCTAGTGTCACTTAATAATTCAGTATCAAATGTCGGTTTATTATAATTTGAATTAAAATTACGAAAAACTCCAAAAAATTCATTATCCATAAAATCAAAGGATATATAAACATTCAATTTTAGATTTTCGTTTTCAAATATTCTTAATATTTTTATGTTTTTATATTCGTCTATATCTTCTAAGAATCTATCGGATTTTCTAGCAAAAACATGATCGTCAGCTATTTCTTTATTCATTTGTTTGATAAGAGTCATTAGATGTGATGTGGTTCCTGCTGTTCTAGCATACATATCTACATAAGGATTCGAATCGGGCGAATATATGGATAAACCAGGATCTGTTGCAAAACCATATCCCGGTCCGAAATAACCAACAGCATTATCAATACCCAATTGATATTGATTGAATTCAGAAGATTCTTTTATGTATTGTTCGAATTTTGTTAGCATTTAAATAAATTGCATTTTTTTTATATATTAAATATATAAAATGAAAAAATAATTTTTATATATATATTCAGAAAAAAAATCATTTAATATGGATTTTAAAAACATAACGTCATTCGATAGATTTAGAAAAACTTTTGAAGCTAGTATACCAGACGAATTCAGTAATAAAACAGGATTTGCTGAAAGTCTTGTTGGTAGAGGATTTTTTAGTTTAATTAGATTTTTCAAAGAAGGTATAAATCTTGGAAGATTAGAATATTTAAAGAGAAAATTAGAAAATGAATATTTTGCTGGATGGTTGAGATTTTGTGCACTTAGAAATATAAATATAAAAAATGGTACAATGCCAAAAAAATCACAATCTCAAACTGAAATTGATGATGTACAACAAACCGATGATGAATATAACAGAACTGATGATTCGGCATGCGAAATATTTAATTTGGATTACACTCAGTCTAATGTTGCTTATCTAGAACAACTTAAAGTTAGTATAAATAAGTATGTCGATAATCTCGAAAAAAATAAAGACGGAGCTGATAAAGAAGATTTAGATGATATAAATGATCTCATCGAAAATAATAAGAAAATTCTTAAATACATTGATATAAAATTGAAAATAGATGCAGTTTTCAATTCATTGTGGACACTTATTAACAATCTTCCAACTGGTATGACTTTCACAACAGAACAAATTACACCATTAAGCGAAAATTTAAATAAAATAAAAGATTTTTTAGAAGGAGACGCTAAAATTTGTCCAACATATCATTTAGTAAAAAATGAATTAGAATTGATAAAAAAAATAAATTCTTGTACTAATGATGATATTAAATCGTTGTGTGCAGAAATATTAAAGTTGATTGAAATAACCAATGAGAGATTCAAACAAGACGATGTTTATGATTCAATTAATGAGGAATTTGTAACAAGTAAAATAAACACAAAAGTACCGATAATGCAAATACTCGGGGATTCTTTAAATGTTGTATCTGGTGGTACTCATGGAACCGCATCAAATAAAGTTAAACCATACGATTATTTAAAAAATATAGGTATAAACAGTGTTGATGAAATTGATTTTAAAGCGTGTAGTGAATTGTGGGCACAGAACGATCCGGAATTTAAAGAAGGCGCAACAGAACTAGTAAGCATTGATGGGGTTAGAAAAATTCAATATGCCGCATCTAGAATTATTTATAAAAATAAAAGTTACGTAACTGGACACGGTGAAAAATCCAGGGGATTAGATTATCAAGAAGATTCTAATTTAAGAACAGCGTGGGAGAGAAAAGTGGAAAAATGTAAAGGAGAATGGAGATATTTTATGAATGTGGAAAAAATAGATCCATTTAAACAGATGAGTTTACAAGAATCTATAAGAAAAAGAGATACATCCGGTGATGATTTTGTTACAAGAACTAATAGACAAACAAAACCAGTCGAGGATGCTTCTATAATGGATGAAATCGGATTAAAACTCATTTCAGGAGTTCCAAAAACCGAGGGGAGATTATATGTTTTACAATATGTATATGGGCCTAATGAAGATTTTGCTTATTTATTGTGTACGGTAATATCTGATAAAGATAGTAGTAAAGATAGATCTTGGTATTTATATTTGGGTAATATAGATATAACATCAATCAGAAGAGATAAAATTAATGAAAAACAGGATAAAGATAAATTATTAGAACTCAATAAATATGCTGCATCTATATTTGATACTAGAGACATTTATTTAAATAAAGGATGTAAGGAATTTAATGATTATTTTAAAATATCCAAAGTTTATAATGGTTATAATGGCAAAAATATAAATAGTTTGATTTTATCAAAAACTGATTTTAAAAGAATGTCCAGCGGTGACGTAACATCCCCCTATAAGAGAGCCACAAGACTTTTTTATGTTTATTGTGATCAAAATGGAGGTATCAATGGAAATTTCGGTGAATCAAAAACACCTTCCAACACACTATTACAAATATTCAACGAAAAAGGAAATTCAGTTAATGGATGTGCATTAACAGGTTTATCAAAAAATCCAAATAAAATTGAGACATCAAAAATTGGCGGGATTTATATTTTTAAAACTCCAGACTGGGGAAAAGCTTATTTTAAAAATAATTATGATAAATCTGTACTTTACAATAATAAAAATACAGATTTTACAAGAACAATTTTCACCGATGTTACAATGTAATTAAAAATAAAAAAAATTATGTATGATAAAACTTTCCAATATTTTAAATAAAAAATTATATGAAGATGCTGGCGAAACACAAGCACCAGTAGCACAAACCACAACCCATCCTGTTGCGCAGAATCCTGTTGCTGAACCACCAAAATTGAAATGTATAGATGATCTAAAAGATAGATATGAAAAAATAATTAAAAAAATATCAGATAAGAAAGGCGGTAAACTTCCGTTATCTTCTGAAACTGGAGTAAGATTACAAAAGGACGTTAATATTATAATTAATAATGATAAGACTAATGAAAAATATGAATTAAATTTCGTTGATTTTAAAGAAGATGATACTCCTTTATATTCTATTGTCACTAATAATACAAACATGCAGAAACAAATTAAACCATATGTTATTTTAAATGACGAAATTTATCAAAAAGTTAATTTTATTTATGATGGTTTAAATAAATGGAGGGAAAAAATATCAATCAGTCAAAATCAAGTTGTTAAAACTCCGACGACAGTAAACGCCAATGTACAAAATATTTCAAAATATTCAGATTTCATAAAAATTTTTGAAATCGAACAACAGCAACAAAAAACAAAAATGACTATTGAAAATTTCGATAATAATTCTTTATCTCAATTCACTAATTCAGCTGTATTTGGTAATTATGAAAATTTTAAAGAAATAGCTGCAGCATTAACTGGATTAAAATCCATTAATTCGGATTTATATAATAAACAATATAAAGATTTCATTCAGTTAAAAGACAAAATAATACCATCTAGTAAGAAAAATGAATATATTACAAAATGGTATCTCTCAAAATGGAACGAAGATAAACACAAATACGAAATAATGGACGCTGGTGAAACAATTAAAAATGGTGATGCTATAACTATTAATAAAGAAGTAAAAGCAGATGAAACACCATTTACAGTTAAAGGATTTAGAGTCACTAATGTTCAAATCAAAAAACAAGAACAAAAATTATTTGAACAATTAAGTAGACAAGACATTGATCCATATAGTGAAGAAGATTGGGATGACGATAATGATACTCCGATAATACAGATAGCTAAAAAGCAAAATAAACCATTAGATCAAATAACACATTTGAGTTGTTCTGATAAATCATTAACTAATTTAGAAGGAATTGATCATTTAACTAATTTAAGAATATTATATTGTTATAATAATCAATTAACTAGTTTAGAAGGAATTGAACATTTAACTAATTTAAGAGAATTATATTGTTATCATAATGAATTAACTAGTTTGGAAGGCATTGAACATTTAACTAATTTAAGAGAATTACATTGTGATAATAATAGATTAACTAGTTTAGAAGGAATCGAACATTTAACTAATTTAAGAGAATTATATTGTTATAATAATCAATTCACCAATGAATATAAAAATTATTTAAGAACAATAAAATTAAAATTAAAAAATTTAAAGATTCTTGAATTTTAATATAAATATTAATTTTTATAAATAAAAACTTTCATTCAAAACCTAAATATACTCGATATATGATTTACATTTTATCGAATATATTTTTTGGACACCCAAAACTTTCAAAATATCAAATAGATTATTTTGATAATTATTTTTTACCAATGGTAATAAAAAACAAACCAGAAAAAATTATAATAACTGGAAATATATTCTATAATACAAATTTAGTTTCTTTTAAACTTTTAAACGATGTTATTTCTATTTTTAGTAATATATCCGATATAACAATTGTTGAAATAATAGAAAATGATTATTGTTTTCAAATTTTAGAAGATTGTGGTAATTTGAATGATAATCAATACAGAGGAAATATAATAAATAATAAATGGGCCGGTGGAGATTCTTACGTGGGTGAAAATATTGACGTAACCAAATTTGAACCGTTTTCATTATTTCATTTTTCAAAGGAAAATAAAGAAAAAATAGGATTTCATGTAATTCAAGACGATAAAATAAAATTCATTGAAAATAATTACACTCCTAGATTCGTTGAATATAATATTAATTCATTAGAAGATTTAAATATAAACATAAATAATGATTTTATAGATTTAACAATAAATAGTGAATTAATATTGAAACCCGAGTATAAAAATAAAATAGATATATTCTTGAATAATAATTCATTCAATAACGTCTTCTATACTGAAAAAAATGAAACTGAAAAAGTTAAAATTAAAAATAATGATATTAGAAATATTTTAATCGATAATATAGATGATAATCTAAAAGAAGAATTGAATGAAATATTTCACATCTATGACGACGATAAAAATCAAAAATCAAGATGATTAAAATAGCTATATTTGCTTCTGGTAATGGTTCAAATACTCAACGTATTTACGAATATTTTAAAAATAATGATTCAGTCCAAATCGAATTAATATTATGTAATAACTCAAATGCAGGAGTTATCAATAGATGTAAAGAACTAAAAATTAAATATATAATTTTTGATAAATTTGATTTAAATTCAAATAAAGTAATTGATTACTTAAAATTTTATAGAATTGATTTTATCGTTCTAGCTGGATTTTTATTATTGATACCTGGTCATATCATCAAAGAGTTCAATAAAAAAATTATAAACATTCATCCGGCTTTATTACCAAAATACGGTGGTAAAAATATGTACGGTATGAAAGTTCACGAATCCGTTATAAATAATAAAGAAAAGGAATCAGGAATAACAATTCACTTCGTAAATGAAAATTACGATGAAGGCGATATTATTTTTCAAAAGAGTTGTTCAATAGAAGAAAAAGACACATCTCTCGCGTTATCTTCTAAAATACACGAACTAGAATATCAATATTTTCCAAAAATAATAGAAGAAATAATATTTCAATAAACATAAATAGTTTGGACTATTTTTATTTAATATATATGCTACATACATATAAATATTCGTAATTTAATATGCTACTAACAAAAGAAGTAAAAATAAAAATCAAACAACCGAATATGAAATACTATTTGGATTTAGGTTATAATGTGAGATATGGTGATGTTATTACTATAAGTCCGGATAAATTACCGAAGTTTTCCAGAGAAATTGTTGAAGTTAAATGTGATATTTGTGGCAAGATTAAAAAACTAAAATATTTTGTATATTATAAAAATTTTTTAAAATATAATTTTTATTGTTGTTCACAAAAATGTTGTCAAACAAAAGTAACTATGACAAATAATAAAAAATATGGATGTGATAGACCGATACAAAATAAAGAAATAAGAAAAAAATTAGAAGATACTTGTTTAACTAGATATGGTTTCGTTATACCATCTATGAACAATGATATAATAGAAAAAAATAAAAATAAATATATTTTAAGATTATTGAAAAAATATGATTATTTGAAAATTGATCATATACATGATCATATTGCTAATTTTAAATGTGATCAAAATAAAGAACATAATTTTGATATCAATTTTGCTTTACTTGGCACTAGAATAAAATATAAAACTATAATTTGTACAATATGTAATCCTCTTAATTCTTCATTCATAAGTGGAAGAGAATTACAATTGCAAGATTTTTTAAAAAAAAATTATGATAAAAAAATAATATTAAATTCTAAAAATATTATAAAACCAAATGAAATTGATATTTATTTGCCGGATTTAAAACTAGCTTTTGAATTTGATGGAGTTTATTGGCATAACGAATTATATAAAGATAAAAATTATCATTTATATAAAACTAACGCGTGTGAAAAATGCGGAATTAAATTAATCCACGTTTTTGAGGATGATTGGTTATATAAACAAGATATAGTTAAATCTAGAATTTTAAATCTTTTAGGAAAATCAAATAAAATATACGCTAGAAAATGCGAAATAAAAGAAATTGATAATAACGAACTCGTGAAATTATTTTTAAATTCTAATCATATTCAAGGTTTCGTCGGCTCAAAAATTAAAATTGGTTTGTTTTATAATAAAGAATTAGTTTCTATAATGACATTTGGTAATCTTAGAAAACCAATGAATCAAAAATCATCTGAAGGATCCTACGAAATGTTGAGATTTTGTAATAAATTAAACACTAATGTTATCGGTGGAGCTAGTCGTTTATTTAAATATTTTATCGATACTTATAAACCGAATGAAGTTATTAGTTACGCCGATAGAAGTTGGTCTACGGGTCATTTATACGAAATATTAGGTTTTAAAATAGAACACAAAACTCAACCAAATTATTATTATGTTATAAATGACGTTAGAAAACATAGATTTGGTTTTAGAAAAGACAAATTAATAAAAGAAGGAGCAGATCCAAATAAAACTGAACACGAAATAATGTTAGAAAAAAATATATATAGAATATATGATTCTGGACATCTAAAATATAAAATAGTTTATGCTTAAAAATTTTTTACGAGAAATAATATACTTCCTGATTGAACTTATTGAAAAAATTGAATATAAAAATAATAATTTTGACGAAAAAGATCCTCTTAAAAAAATAATGAATTTTTTTCCAATAGAAGATATGTTAGTCGAAACCGACTACGGCTTTGTCCCTATTGAAGAAATTAATTTAACACAACCATACAGGATACACGAATTAATACTAGAAAACGGAATAAAACTAAATTGTGCCGATGTTCATGCTGTTTTCTGTGAAGGACATATTATTAAGTATGTTGACGATTTAACATTAGATGATATAGTTTTAACTAAAACAGGACCTTCTAAAGTAAAATCAATTAAAAAAACGAAATCTAAAGTATCCATGTTCGATTTATCAATAAAATCAAATGAACATAGTTATTATACCAACGATATATTAAGCCTCAATACGATCTCGGCCGCCATAGTAATATTGCAATTCGTCTTGTTCAATACGGATAAGAGTATTATGATAGTTGCCAATAAATCAGAAACAGTGAAAGAAATAATTAGAAAAATAAAGGATATATATAAGTTATTGCCGTTTTTCTTAAAAGTTGGAGTCACTAATTGGAATGAAAAAACAATAGCCTTTGAAAATAATAGTAGGGTTCAAACTCAAGCCAGATCACCAGAACCGGCTATTGGTTTTGCGATAGATTTATTATATCTAGATGAGTTTGCTAAAGTCCCATCTAATATTATACGTCGATATTATGGTGCTGTAGTACCAACAGTATCGTCCATTGAGAATTCAAAGATTATAATTACTTCAACACCGGAAGGTTATAATTTATTTTGGGAATTATTAACCGATGCTGAAAGGCCAAAAGAAGATCCAAGATGGAATAAGTATCAACCCATGAGAATTTATTGGCATCAAGTTAAAGGTAGAAGAGATACAAAAATATTATTCTTAGAAAATAAACTCAAACAATTTAATTTAACAAAAGATGAAATAATAGATCAACTTAAAAACTTAGGATATGTTATGTATTCGAAAAGATTGGATAATGAAAATTGGGATTTGATAAAATTTTTTGAAGATGATGAAAAAACACAAAGAGAAAATAGTAGTATTGACAATATAAGGCAAATTAGAATAAATGATGTTGTACCATTACCTGAAATTTGTAGAATAACAAATTGGCAAGAAGAACAAACAGGTCTTATTGGAGGAGAATCCATGTTTAATCAAGAATATGAAATTCAATTCATAACTGACGATAAATTATTATTTGATAGTGTTATGTTTGAAAATTTCATGAATGATCAATATGAATTTGAAACTCCATATTTAGATATATTCGATAAAAAAATGAAGTTACCATATACTAGTTTGAAATTTGTTAAAGATAAACCAGAATTGTTTGATTTACCTAAAGCCAAAGATTATTATATTACTATTGGAATAGATTTAGCAGAAGGTCTTGGATTAGATTATAGTGTATTTAACATATTTAGATTAATGATGAAAGATGAAAAAAACATACAACGCAGAAAAGAAATTATAAATAATAAATATGATTTATTTAAATTAGAACAAATAGGAATATTTAGAAATAATGTATATTCAATGGACGAAATGGCTCACATTTTATATCTATTGGTATTTGAAGTATTCGATCCAGAGAAAGTTAAAATTGTTTTAGAAATGAATAAAAATCTAGGTAATGATTTAATAAATAATATGCGTCACGTTTTTAATGACAATAATAATTTTATGGATGCCATATTCGCTAGATATATTCAAAAAGAAAGTGATAAAAAAACTAAAATTGGATTATTAATAGGACATAATAAAAAATTATTATTAAAGGATTTTCAAGATGCGATCAAAAAAGACAATATGATTTTACATAATGAAAGTACTATAATAGAACTTAAATCATTCTCAAAAAAAGAAACCCCTGGTGGTGATTTAACATTTAGATCTGAAACAGGCAATGACGATTGTGTAATGTCACTTGTCAATCTGGCTAGTATATTTGATAATGTTTGTTATAAAGATATGGTCGATTCTTATTCTGAGAGTTTAAGTGATAGAGAAAAATCTTTAATGATACAATTTTTAAATATGAAAGATGATGGTACGATTATCGATTATGGCACTATGACCGGTGCTCACAAAAGATTTTACCCTAAAATAAAACCAGATATAAAACCAATATCTTTCACAAGTCCATTCAATGAAAAATCAGGTTCCTTGAAAAATCCTTTCGAGAGAAAATATTTTTAAATATTTTTTATTTTTTTTATTTCTCCTTTACCGTTACAGATCTCGCATTTTCCATCTTTAGTATATCCACTCCCATCACACACAGGGCATAAAAATATCTTTATTTCTTCTTTTTTAACTTTATCGTTTGACTTATCGGGAGATTCCATTTTTTAATTATTTTTTAAACAAAATGAATTTTTGTTTATATATTAAATATAAAATTCATTTTTAATAACGATAGTGTTCATTGATAAATTATTTTGAGAAAAATTTTTTTATATCGAATAAATGACGTATCTTTGTATAGTCAAAATGATAAAAGAGTTCTTTTTCAAAATTGAGATAAATAAATCTATTAGTCCATAGAATGACTAATACTGAAAAGCGAGATAATTTCAACCTAATAGTAGGCATATAAATAGATTTATTAGTTCTAAAAACGCTCTTTGTTACTATGATGGCGCTTCAAGCTTAATACAACGAATGTTGTCCCTGAAAGTAGAGTTCTTTGAAAGATTGAAAAAATAATTTGTGGCAGAAAAAGAGATAGCCATTCTCTAATGCACTGTAATCCATTACTGGGAAGTGTGGCGCAGTTTTTACAAGTTTCTAGTCATAAACCTGAACGTCTGCCAAGGTTGGCCAACCTTGATCGTCGTAAGAACCAGACAAATCGTTATATATACGACAGATGGCTGTATCTGGTTGGAGGAAAAAATCCTCCCAATCACTCCCAATGGGAGTAAAATCCGATAGTTGATCGCTTCGGATGATTGTGGGTGAAGAATGATCGAAATTCGAGGATTGTGAGTAATCTGAAATCTCACCAAATTATTTTTTACTTTCATATTAGATTGGTTTAACTCAGTGATGAGTTAGATGATTTAAACCGAAGTAGGTCTTCAGAAAGCCGAAAAGGGAGTGATCTTCAAAAGCAAAAGCTACCAATTCTATGAGCGTAGTCCCAAATTTATTAATCTGCTGCAGATGGGACATAAAAAAACCGGATTGAAAAATCCGGTTTTTTTATGCTCATTTTTATCATAGATTATTGTATAAAATCTTTATATTTTTTTAAACTTTCTTTTATTGGGTATTTAATTGGAGTTTTTAATATTACACTATTCTTTTTAAATCTATTAATTTCATTATCTGTTACCAAATAAGTATCTAATTGTAGAGGGAAAGTACTTATTCTATCTATTATTATTCTATATAATTCATCATCAGTTTTTCTTAATAATTCGTCAAAAAACATTTGAGCGTCATTAGCATAATCAATGTTCTTTGGATCATCATCATAAAAACTAACTTTTTTATACCAATCCTGTTTTATAGATACAAATTTGCCATCTTTTATTTTTAAACCAACCAAATGTTCAAGTAAAACGAAAACTTTTCTTTTATAATCGGTACCCATTCTCATTCCTTCACCTACAAAAAATATTTTACTTATTTCTATGCCTATTTTTTTCAACTCCAAACGTAATTTGTTGATGACATTAACATGATTTTTTTGATTTGATCTAGCTGTTAAAAGACCTATATCAGTGAATTTATTATATCTTAAATGTTCTATGTTATGAGAAAGTACATCTATTTCTCTTTTATCTAATATTTCTTTTCTAACCAAAGGAATAAAAGATATTCCAAATCTTTCTATATTTTCACTTCCTGATTTTTTCTTAATAATATCAAATAATTCTTCACTAATATAATATGTTTGACCGTTATATTCTAGTGGATGATCATCTTTTTTAAATTTACCATTAGATATTAATGAAAATTCTAATTGATTTAATATAATAAGAGGTTTATATGGTTTTTCTTTATCTATTATCCATATATCATCATTCTTAATATTCCAAAGAACTCCATCCAAATCAAACATTGCAAGATCCCTCATACTTCGCTATATATTTTTTTATGTATCTCTTTCATCTATTAAATTTTTAATTTTTTTTTATTATTTACGTCCAATCTTCATCCTCAAAAGGATCAATAATAGTTTTTAGATTTTCCATCCTATGTTTTTTATACATATATATTAAAAAAAAATCTCCATTTTAAAATGGAGATTTGAAATTAGGTAATTTATAATTTGATGGGTTAAAGTTTTTGGTCAAATTACCGATATTTCCCATGTTAGGCATCTTTTGATTCTTATCTTGTTCTTCATGATGTTTCTTTTCGTTTTCATTTTTTTCATTCAACAATTTAATATATCTTTCAAATTCATAATAAGGCCATGTATCTACAACAGTAGTTGGCATTCTAAGTTGATTCATGAATTCAAATTTATTACCTGTCAAATTTTCCCAAGAAACTGTAAAAACAGTAAAAATGTTTTTTTCAATCTCTTGAATTTTATTTCTTTGAGATTCTGTCAAGTAAACTAGAACCTGGTTTGAAGATACTTGAGGCCCCCTTGGGAAACGTCATGTCCGTGTGGACCTCCTCACCACACACAGGACAATTAATTTTCAATTCTTTTATGCCATATAACATTTTACCAACAACTTCATCTAAAAACAAGAAAGTATCCATATCTAAATTTTTAAATTCCTCTTCTTTTGCCTTAATACCGTCTTCTGAAATAGTTTTTCTATCCCATAATGTAAAAGGAATTATTTTTAAAAATGACACATTCGGTGTTTTTTCAGATTGTACCTTATCCTTTATGTTCTTAAAGAATATTTCTTGAATACTAATACACGGTGGAGCCAATTTATAAATTTTTTCGTTAATATTGAAGTCAAACGTTCTATCAACTTTATTAAAGAATTGTTCCAGATCTTTATCCATTTCATAATTAACAAATGTTTTTGGACAATCCGTACCTACTGTAGCACGAAATTGAATCTTAAATTCATGTTTACAATTACTACACGTGGCATCTTTTGCTAAATTACTGTTTTTTTGAAACGTTAATTCACGAATCATAAAAATTAAAAACAATCTATCATTATCTTTTAAATCTTTATACGTACCCATCATTCCACCAGGATGCTTGATTTTTACACATCGAGACAACATTTCATTCATTTTTTCAGTTACATCAAGGTAATTGTTATCATCTATCGACGAATAAGCTTGCACTTCAGAAACTGAAGCTGCTCTAATCATAACAGTTGTGCCTGGTTTATAGAATATACCAGCAGGTAATACACTTAAATCGACAGTAATATAATTTATAGTATTACCATATTGATTATCAAATTGTTTTTCTGTAGTGATGTTAACTTGTGGTTTTGTTGATTCGGATATAAATTTCTCTAATGCGTCCTTTTTATTTTCTTTTTCTTCCATAAAATAAGTATTTTTTATTAGTATATATTAAAGAAGGTTTGGCCCGTTAAAAAATATCTATAAACTTGAACTTTGATTTTCAATATATAATTATGTGATTTTAAGTGAAGAAATAAAAGTAAGATGTAATTCTAAAAATTTTAAACATTTTAATGAATTAGGATATGATGTGAAAATTAACGAATATTTTCAAGTAAAAATAAAAGATTTATCCAAAAATTCTCATACTAAAATATTTGTAAAATGTGATATTTGTGGTGATATAAAAAATATCACTTATTTTTCGTATTGTAGAAACATTAATAATGGGAATTTATACACTTGTTATAAATGCAGTAAAATTAAATCAAAAAAGACTTCTTTAGATAAATATGGTGTAGAGTATCCAATACAATTAGAAAATATAAAACAAAAGAGAGAAAAAAACAATATTGAAAAATATGGTGTTGACTATCCGTCTAAATTGAAAGAAAATATAGATAAATGTAAAAAAACTAAGTTAGAAAAATACGGTAATGAAAATTACGTTAATATAGAAAAAGCTAAAGAAACTAAATTAGAAAAATACGGTAATGAAAATTATGTCAATATTGAAAAAATAAAAAAAACTAATTTAGAAAAATATGGATGTGAAAACGTTTTTCAAAACAACGAAATTAAAAATAAAAAAATAAAAACATTTATTAAGAATTACGGTGTTGATAACTATAGCAAATCAGAAATTTATAAAAATAAAAAAAATAAATTTATTTTAGATAAATATGAAAATATAAATATTCTTGAATCCAATAATGATATCATTACTTTCATATGTGATTGTGAAAAAGATCACTTATACGACATAAATATTAATGTTTTGAGAAATAGAATAATATACAAAACAATCTTATGTACTGTTTGTAATCCTGTCAATTCATACACCAATAGCGGACACGAAATACAATTACAAAATTTTATAAAAGAAAATTATAAAGATGATATAATTTTAAATAACAGAGATTTAATTGGTAAAGAATTAGATATATATTTACCAAAAATAAAAATAGCTTTTGAATTTAATGGTTTATATTGGCACTGTGAACTGAATAAAGAAAAAAATTATCATCTAAATAAAACAGAAACATGTGAAAATTTGGGAATAAAATTAATTCATATCTACGAAGATGAATGGGTGAATGATGAAGATAAAATAAAAACAAAAATATTAAATATATTAAAAAATAATAAACCATCCAGTATAGAAGAATTAGAATTTATCGATATTTACAAAATCAAAAAATTAAAAAATGAAATTTTATGTGAGGTGGATAGATCATGGTCAAACGGATCAGAATTAGAAGAATTGGATTTTAAATTAATAGAAAAAATAAAACCAGAATATCGTTTTATAGATAAAGAAAATAAAATTAAAATTTGGAATAGCGGTTATCTGAAATATATTAAATATATTTAACGATATTAATTTTTGTAACATTTTTTATAAAATCCACTCAATATCTATTCTTTTATGTTTATGCCAACAATAATTATCATTACAAAATCTAATTGACCATTCGTAATGTCCCAACTTAATCATCACATTTTTAAAAAAAGATAAAAATTGATAATGACAAGAATATGTAGTTTGTTCATTATTTCTATTAAGTACCGGATATATTTGATAATTTTGTTTCATTCTTCTATATGAATTAAAATTCGCTGCTAGCACCAGAACCACCAAATTCTCCTTCGCCTATACTTTTTGGCGCAAAAATATACAAGTCTTTATTCACTTTGTGACAAACATGAATTCCGATATTTTTATCCGATAATTTATATTCCTTGCCCTTCATATTTTTGGTATCTTTTAAAACCACAACATAGTCAAAATCACTTAATAAATTACCGGAATATATTATATAAAATTCAGTTTCTTCTCTTTTATTTAAATCACTAATTTTAATCAAATGTGAATCAGGAAAAGGTTTTGATGCTGCATATGTACTACCAAAAAATCTAGTTTTAAACCATATATATTTTGTTCCGTTTGGAACTATAATATTAGTCAAATGTTTAGTATCGTCCTCATATTCATAACTATGTTCAGCAACTATAAATCCTCCATTCAAAATTAAAGTAAAATCTTCACCTTCAGCGTATAAATTATATTCTTTAAATTGTTGATCAGCTATCACTTCACTCTTAATATGATCTGCCACACCAGTATTAAAGATAGCATCAGCCGCAATTGCACCACCTAATGCTAGTCCTGTACCTAAAAGAGCACCTTTCCATCCCAGTTTTTCATTATATTCTTCAAAATCTGTTATCATATTCTTATATTAATTTTTTAAATATATTCTTATATATTAATTTTTAATATGAAAATAAAAAAAAGAGGTGAATTTCTCCGCCTCTTTTGATTGTTATATTAATATTTATTTTTAGATAAATTATCAAATGCCCACAAAGGTTGTAAATTTTCTAAAGCACACACTACCTTTATATCTGTATTATCTGGAAAATTCGCAACAGCTTTTATATGATCTATGTGCCAATCACCATGATTATCCCATGACATACCTTCAGTAAAAAGAGATTGAATGTGATTTTTTAAATCAAGTGCAGAATACCCCAACATATTTATTGTATGCGCCTCCTTCGGAGTATTAAGCCTTTTAAGTGTCGAATATAAAACTGAACGCCAAGCTATTACATGTGGATTATCATTACGATATTTGTAATATTTTTCCCTGTTTTCTACTTTATATACTTTTATGTATTCTCTCATCTCTTCACGATGATCATCTCTATATTTATCAAGGTAATCCTTTATTTTTTCCTTGTTTTTTGGATCATTACGATATTCAGCTTTCTTTTTTAATATTTTTTCTCTATTTTCAATATGATATTCTTTTTTACGCTCTAATATTTCTTCACGTTTTTCTTCATACCTATTCTTATCATATTCTTTTTGTTTTTCTTTAAAACCAGGTACTTCTTTATATTTTTTTTGAATATCTTTGACGCATTCTTTACACTCTTTTCTATGTCCATCTGAGGTTCCTCTTTTTATATGAAAATCATTTATATTTTTTTCAATTCCACAAACACGACAAATTTTAAGACCTTCCGTTTTAATTTCTTTTAGAGAATCTATCTCTTTTCTTTTTTCTTTATCGTTATATAATTTATTACAACATTCTTTACATTCATTACGACGACCATCCTTCATTTTGTCATTTTTCGTAAAACACTCCACATTTTTTAGTTTTCCACAAACTCTACATAATTTATTTTCCATAATCTTTTCCTCTCAATAATCCTGGCTATTTTTTAGCAAAAATATAAGACTTATATAGTCTTATATTTTATAAGTTTAAAATAATTTATTATTTTTATTTAGTCTAAATAAAATTAGTAATAAAAATCTTCCCAGTAGTCACAAGCGAAGGTTGCGCTTAGGTCGTGAATTTCTGTTACTGATGACCAGTCGATATCTTCCCAACCAGTGAAGCTTGTTACCATAGCGTTATGCCAAATAACACGTCTTATAACAAGACCTTCTTTATCGTGGACGTCGATTGTAACCATTCCGACGAGATTCCCTTTATAATTTAGTTGTCCTGTCTCGTTATTCCATAGTAAATCATACCAGTCTTTTATAGCTCTAAAAACAGGAACTCTACCGGCCACAACACCACTTGAGTTTTGTGAAACATTAACAGATTCATTTAAATTGAATTTAATAGTTTGGTCTGTTAAATGTGTTTGATTAGGTAATGTTGGATAGATTCTTGTTGAATATTTAAATCTTTGTTCCTTGACATCTATTTTCGGATATGTTGGTAACGGAACACTAGTGGCATTTTCAATCAAAATTGATCTAATCCCCTCTAAATTAGCCAATACCAAAGGCGGAAGATCTATTTGGATTTCGAATAAACTTTTATAAATAGGTTCCCAAATGTTCATTGCTGTTGTTACGTTTGTAAAATGTGCTAAACCCATATTTTCTGTTATTATTTTTTATTTTTTTATTTTCCCTTTAATATTATATATTAATATTATCTTCGCTCCTCTGATATATATATTAATATTTTTTTCTATTTTTTCTATTAAATTTATATATTAATCTTTCATTTTCATTTTTTTAAGATTATTCTCTTAACTATTAGGTGTATATATTAAAATTAAAACTTTATATTTTTTATATTCTATAAGAGAGTAAGAAACACTTATATTTATGAATAATAATGTAGAAATTATAATAAAAGAAAATGGACCGTCTGGGAGAATGTATTTAGAGAAATATGTTATGAAAAATCATATTGATATCTATAACGACATTATATCTTTTTGTAATGATAATGATTTAAAAGAACTGTCATTTAAAGAAAAAGTATATCATTATGTTAATGATATTAAAGAAATTGTGTTATGTAAAAATCCGAATTGTAATAATAAAACAAGATTTAAAAATTCAACATTAGGATATGGTAATTATTGTTCCATTCAATGTATAAGTAGTGATCCCAATATTAAAGCGATTAAAGAAAAGAAATCATATGAAAAATATGGAACTAAGGCACCAGCGATGAATAAACGGGTTAAAGATAAAATGATTAATACAAATAATAATAGATATGGCGGAAATAGTCCATTAAATAATAAAGATATTATCGAAAAGTCCTTAAAATCTTTTCGAAAAACAAAAATAAATAAAAATTTAGAAAAATATAAAAACTATAAAAACTTACAAATACTAGGTGTAGATTATGATAACAAAACATTTAAATTTAAATGTGATAAGAATCATGTATTTGATATAGATATGAATCTATTTAGAAATAGAAATAAAATAGATACAGTAATATGTACAGTTTGCAATCCCGTAAGTTCTTTTAGTAATAGTGGTCATGAGTTGCAATTTAGAAAATATATTGAAGACACGTATAAAGAAGAAATATTATATAACGATAGAAATATAATAGGTAAAGAAATAGATATTTACCTACCAAAATTGATGTTGGGTTTTGAATTTAATGAAGTTTATTGGCATAATGAATTACACAAACCAAATAATTTTCATTTAGATAAAACGGTACTATGTGAGAAAAATAAAATAAAATTAATACATGTATATCAAGACGATTGGTTGTATAAACAAAACATAGTTAAATCCAGAATTCTAAATCTTCTTGGTAAATCGGAAAGAATAATGGCTAGGAAATGTATAATAAAAGAAATTGATGATAATGATTTGGTTAGAGAATTCCTAGATCAAAATCACTTACAGGGATTTGTTGGTTCTAAAATTAAAATTGGTTTATTTTTCAAAAATGTATTAGTTTCTTTAATGACGTTTGGGGATCTTAGGAAATTAATGGGTCAAAAATCTTTAGATGGATCATATGAAATGTTACGATTTTGTAATAAATTGAACAATAACGTTATCGGAGGAGCTAGTCGTTTATTCAAATATTTCATCGATCACTATGAACCGAAAGAAGTAATAAGTTATGCTGATCGTAGTTGGTCATCTGGTAATTTATATGAAAATCTAGGATTTAAATTAATTCATAAAACACAACCAAATTATTATTATGTTACAAATGACGGTATAAGAAAACATAGATTTGAATTCAGAAAAGACGTTTTAATTAGACAAGGATTCGATCCAAATAAAACTGAACACGAAATAATGTTAGAACGCAAAATTTATAGAATATACGACTCGGGACATTTAAAATATAAATACGAAAACAAAAAAAAGGAGACCTAAAGTCTCCTTTTTTAATTATATACAACATTCAATTATGCTGGGGAAAATCCTTTTGATGAGATTGTTCCTTTTTTGAGAATTGTAATATTATTTACAATTATACCCATTCCCTTTATGATTTCCACATACGTATCAAGCACACCCATTTGTAGATCAATTATATAATCGGTGTTATTTGTTTTGTCACATACGTTTTTGAAATCGTAGAGTGCGTTGGTATCTAGAAGTTCTTTGCAGATTTGATCAGCTCTGAATTTTATTTCAGCTCTAATTTCAGGTGTATTAAATCTCCAATGATAGTTGAGTAACATATCATATAGTCTATTTTCGAGTTCAATAAGAACTTCTCTGGAGTGCATATAGCTAAGTGAAGAAATTGGAAATACTTGAGCAGTGCTTTCAGAGTTTATATTATATCCTCTATTAAGAGAATATACAATTGGATTGGCTCCCATAGCATAGAAGTTTTCTAGATCTTCATTAGTAAATCTCATTTCTGTTGCAGAAATGTCTTTTATTTTTGAAAATTGAGGACCAGCTATAATTTGCCACGGATAAGAACTACCGAGTTCACCTGTGAATTTTGCCATATAGGCTTTAGCTGCCTTGGCAGCTGGTGGAATGAATTTAGTATTATCGTTAACATCTTTTACATATGGGAAGAAATAACCAACAGTTGACATACCAACACCGTTTCCAAAACTATATAAGAAGTTAGGGTTGAGATCTGGATTACCACCTTCTTTGATGTATTCAGTATTAATTGTTCTATCATCATTTATAAAACTTGGATTTATTGATGTTTTGAATTGTCTGACGCTTGGCATATTAATGAATCCAAGACAGTTCAATTTAGCACCACAGAGATCAACATATTCTTGTTTAGAATTTGAAGTTAAACCCAGTCCAAACGAATCCACTAAATATCTCCAAGTGATTCTATTTTTATTAACAAGTCCTTTAGCCAAGTTTGTTGATTTATCAATAACACTCATGATTGAATCTAATCTAGCGTCTGTTCCATTTGGAATAGAATCTGGATGTATTACGAATGGATCTAATGTTACACCATAATATTCATCAAAGTAATTATCGATTGATTTATATGCAGTAGTTTGATAATCCGGAGTTAATGTGGAACCAGAATTATTCCAAATTTTAATAGGACCATCTGCATATAAAATTTTCAATGATGTATTTACAGTATCGCCAACAGTATTTATGATTTTTACCAATTTTCTTGGTTGTTCACCATTTAGATAACCTTGGCCTGGCGCATCATAGTATGATGTATCATAATAACCTTCGAGGTACCAACCTTTTGTTATTTCACTATATCTTGTTTTATCAACATAAATATAATATGTGTTTGTAAGATCGGTTATGCTGCTATAATTTTCGATTTCTAAAGTTTGTTTCATATTTTCTTTATCTGAATGTACTGATAATTTATAATCATATAATGGCCAATTTAATGGATTTATTTGCACAGGATCTGATGTTGGATCATTTAATAAAAATTGTGTTATTAAATTTTTATTTTCATCAATGTACATTTTCAAATAATAAATATTTGTTGTTTCTCCTGTATCATTATTTTTATAAAACCAATCTAGATTGTTTATTTCACCATTATAATAACCCAAATAGAAATTTGAATATTTTGCGGCTACTCCGAAGTCTATTCCTAATCCTGTCATTGGATATACTGGTTTTTCTGTTGTCATTATTGTTGATATTTTAGCTGATACACCGGTTGGTAGTACGAATTCATTATCAACATAATATATTATGAATTTTCCATTATTACAATAATCTGCTGGTATGTAACTCACGCCATCGAAATAAATTACAATTTTTGCATTTTCTGTTGTAGTGCTTTCAAAAATGAAATAATTATCGTCTATATTATATTTATAACCATTTTTATAATTAATAATTGCTGATTTTCCTAATAAAATTTTAGATTCCATTTCAGCAAACACCTTTTGAAGTCTTAATTTATCATAATCCGAATAAATTGTCGAACCACTAGTTCCTTGGAATGTTAAGATTAAAGACGTGGATGTAGTAGTACATAATATTGTGTAATCATCCATCGATTGATAATATCTATATCCTGATGAAGTCGTAGTTACACCAGTATAATATGATGTTGTTTCGTCATCGTTCCATGTGTGTTTAATACTACATAAAATTATTGTATTTTCATTACTTAATAAATAATTTGGAGCACTTGGTGTTGTTCCAACAGATGCAGTACCAGTTAAAACGTGAGATGTAGATGAATCTGTACTTAAATAAACAACATCAATTCTACTTTGAGTTGTTCCTGAACTTGTACCTGAACCCAGAACAAAAGGACTAAAGAAGATTTTTTCTGAATTCAATTGGTATTGAGTTTCACCGATTTGATACGTATAACCTGATACATCATCGATCAATTTATTTTTAATTGAATAAATAAATGTATTTGTGGTTCCTGATGAAGTTATTCCAGATAATGGATCACCATCATGAGATCCAGAAATTGTTATTGATGTATTTCCAGTATTTATGATATAATATGGAGTTAAACTATCAATTATACCAAAAGATCTATTGAAATAAATAACATCACCTATTTCTGTTGTACCCGAAACAATACTCGTGTTAGTTGTCAATACCCCAGTTGATGAATCTATTGCATTTATTTTATATGTATAATTATAATTTACGCCATTTGCTAATTCTGGATAAATATTAGTATACCAATTTGTATATGCGGCTGTTCTGCCTGATAACCATCCTGGAGTTGAAATCATATTTACAGCATAATTACCAAAAACATTTCCGGGACTATCTAAATAAGTTTGTTCGTAATCCAAAATTTCACTAAAGGTTCCTTTATATGACATGAAATTTAAAGATTTTTTATCAGTACCGACTAATGTCGAACCAATTAAATCGATAGCACCTTTTGGATAATCAGCATTCAATAGGGCATCTTCATTATAATAACAGAAAATTCCAGTTTTTTCAGTAGATGAGTTGATGACGTTTTTAATGTATAGATCTCTACCATTCATATCTTTGAAATTTGGTATTAAACTAACATCGTAATATGCAACAACATTGACCAATCTATCATTAACAAAATCTTGAATATTGGATTTTATCAAACCTTTAGTATTAAAATATGTTCCCCAATATGGATCAGTACTGAGTTTAACGTAATCTGTCCAATCACCATAAACCGCCAAAACGCTAATCATATAATCAGAAATATAATCTTTAGGATTCATAAATAGAGGAACTTTATCGGCCCCATTATACCAACTCTCCGCTGTAACATCAAATCCTGTTATAGCTGACTTAAACATAAAAAGAGTGAACTTTTTATCTCCCATATTTGTTAAATGGAGAATGTCATGGGATGGATCTGGTTGATTAATTGGATTATCGGCAAATTCTTCATCAACAATATCCATAAATGATTCTGTATCTCTTTCCCAGAAATCTTGTCTATTGAAAAATCTTTCGTATGGAGCCGTATTTTTAGGACCGTTATCATATTGTGAAGAAACTGATATAGATTCCCATTGTAATAGGTCTCTATTAGGATCGGTTTTTAATAAATTTAAAGCCCAAATTGGTCCTTTTTGTAACATGTCTAATACAGTTCTATGAAAGTAAGACCCTTTATTTTCCAAATTTTTATCAACTGGTCCATAAGTCGACTCAAAATCCACAGGACTATCTATTCTAACTGGCTTGTTTATAGGTCCTTTTTTTGAGAAACCAGGTACTAAATTAATCAAAACTTCTTGAATCGGTAGTTCAATTATTGATTGATCAATTTCATTAATAAAAATGCCTGGTCGTTTGTATTTACCTAAATCTTTGTTACTTACTGGCATATTTTTTTAAATTATTTTTTATACGTCTAATATATTAGACATATTTTTGTTCTTTTTATACTATATATATTATTACAAAACTCATTTTTTATCAATTTTTGAACTGAGAAATAAGAAGATCTCCATCTTTTCAGTTAAAAATGAGAAAATAAAAAAACCTATCATTTATTTGATAGGTTTTTGATTTTTATCCTCTATCTGGCGGCAAATTAATATCTACATCATTGTGTAATGGATCATCATATCGGACGCGTGTAGAATGTCTTCCGCAGGCTTTGTCTGCGGCTATCTCTTCATCTGATTTTAATCCTACTGCCATCTGAAAATGACGTGTTATATCTTCTCCAAAAAGTGTGTCCATTTCTTTTCGAAATTCTATTAATATTTTTTTAACGATAATTTTCTCTTCGTTTTTTAATGTTTTTATCACTTCTCTTATAAATGAATCATAATACAAAGAGACTGCCGTCATGTCTATAAAATTTACATCGCCCTTTTCTTTTAGGTCATACAAACATTGTTTTATTTCTGGGTTTCTCTCTAATATATTGGAGTCAATTGCATCTATTTCTTTCTTATATTTTTTAAGTATTTTGCTCATTTTTATATATTTAAACAATCCTTTGAATGGATAATTTTGCCAAGATCGAGACCATCCGCCACCACTTTTGTTACCAGTCCCAAATTTTGCATATCTAGTATTTAACCATAATAAAAATATTAAAATTGGAATTGTGCCTAAAGAAACAAATCCTATTATTTCTTCGTTTAACAATTCATCCTGATTAAATTTTTCGTAAGTTTTTAAATTTTTCATATTTCCGTTTTTTTTTTTAAGGATATATATTAATAAAAAAAATCATTTTTATATATACCAACATGAGTAAATGTCCTTTCTGTAAAAATAGAATAAATCGATATGATGGCGGACATATTTATAGGTGTAATAAAAACATGCATATATGGAACAAAAGGGATGTTAAATATGAATATTTGGTTTATAATTTTCCAATTATAAGTAAGAAGAATATTTTGTTTGATGAATATGTAGTTAAAAATAAAAGTCTTCCTGATATAAAAAAAGAATATATTATAAGTTATAGAAATATATTATTTTTATTGGATTATTTTGGTATAAAAAAAAGAACTCCGAGTGTTAGTTCGAAACAAATATCAATAAAAAAATACAAAAAAACATGTCTCCAAAAATATGGAGTTGATAATGTATCAAAACTACAATCTATAAAAGACGAAAAAAAACATAAAAAATCTTATATAGTTAAAGATAAATATAAATTCGAAAAATTGTATAATTTCTTTATTTCTAACGAAATAAATACGATAAATCAAACAGATATAAAAATAAAAAAGGATATTAAAAAATTACGCAAAGAATATTATCATTACTGGTTGAATTTAAACGACGAACAAAAAGATTACATGATAAGTAAAAAATCTTTTTTAGAATCACGATTATCTTCATGTTTAGATAATTTGAACATAACATATATTAAAAGATTTATGATCGGTGGAAAATTTTTCGATTTTAAAATTAATAATTCATATTTATTAATAGATGTAAATAGTGATTTCTGGCACGCAAATCCTTCAATTTATAAAGAAAATGATAAACTTAATTTTCCATTTGGCAAAATTAAGGCAAAAATAATATGGAATAGAGATAAATATAAACTAGAAATATCTGAAAGTTATGGATATAAATTAATATATATATGGGAACAAGATATAAAAGATCTAAACGATTTTGAATTAATTCAATATATAATAGATAAATTGGAAAATCGATAATAAATAAAATGAAACGTAAATACCCAAGAACTTGGCATTTGCCAGGATCTCCAGGATGTACATCAGATGATAAAATACATAAAGATATTACTTTTTTTGATGGAAAAGAGATTGTTATTAGTGAAAAGATGGACGGTGAGTCTTGTACAATGATGTCTGATTGTATATATGCCAGATCACCAGATTCGCAAGATCACCCTTCGCGTCATTGGGTTAAAGGATTATGGGGGAAAATAAGATATAATATACCACCCGATTGGAAAATTTGTGGAGAAAATTTATATGCCGCACATTCTTTACATTATAAAAATCTACCGACGTATTTTATGGTATTTTCAATATGGGATGAAAATGATGTTTGTTTATCATGGGACGATACTGTTACTTTTTGTGATTTTCTTGAATTAGAACACGTTCCTGTTTTATGGAGAGGAAATTATGATGAAGATTTTATTAAAAATTTTAAAATAAATACTGAAACTCAAGAAGGATTCGTTATCAGATTGGCTGATAGTTTTCATTTTAATGATTTTGAAAAATCAGTTGTTAAATGGGTTAGAAAAAATCATGTTATATCAGATGATCATTGGATGTATAAAAAAATAATACCCAATGAATTAAAACCATAAAAATATCTTGGCATAATAATTGTTGTTAATAATATTAAAAAAAAAAATAAAAAATTTATGAAAAAGTTATTTTATTTACTGTGTGCTTTGACTTTAATATCTTGTGCACCTAAACCAAATAAAGCAATAGTTGGAAATTCAGAATATAAACATGTTTATATAGACAGTAAATCCCATTCATATTTAGTCGATGATAATGAAAACATAGTCGATGTAGATAGTTTTTCATATACAAATAAATCAAATAAAACGTATTATGATGAATATTTATTCAACCAAAATGATAGTAATGACTGTATAAATAATATAAATATAACTATTTACCCGAGTTATCCTATTGATAATTGGTATACTACACCTTATTATGGATATTCATATTACTCATATTATGGTTTTAATTTCGGATATTGGCCTTATTATCCATATTCTTCTTTATATTATTATAATTTTGGTTGGCCTTATTATTATCCTTATTATTATCCTTATTATTTTTATCCATATCATTACCCATATTATTATGGACATAGATATCCTCATCAATATTTTCCTCACCAAGGATTGAACACATATCATGATCGAAGATATTCTAATGACGGATTTCCCATTAAAAATAATAGAAATATTCAAAATAAAACTAAAGATTATATAAAACAAAGAACAAATGCCCCGAAATATAATAGAGAAACAATTCAAAATTATTCTTCACAATCATATAGAAAATCCAAAAGCAGTAAGGAATATCATTCACCGAAGAATTCGATGTATAATCAAAGAGGGAAAACTATAAATAATGAAAGAATCAATTCTTCAAATTCGGTGCAGAGATCATCAATACAAAGAACCAATGGTCAAAATGGAAATCCAGCATATAGATCAAACCCAACGCAAAGAACAACTGGTCAAACTATAAATCCAGCATATAGATCAAACTCAATGCAAAGAACAACTAATAGACAAAATCCAGCATATATTGAACAAAGAAGTGGTTCTAGTAGATCATATTCAACACCATATTCTACTCCCAGCAGAATTAATTCAGGAGCATCTTATTCGACACCTAGAAATTCACCTAGTAATTTTGGAGGTGGAGGAATGAGACATAGTAGTGGAATGGGAGGTGGAGGAACAAAAAGTTCTGGAGGTAGAAGATAAATACTATATTAAAATTCAGCATTTTTTGGTGTTCTGGGGAATGGTATTACATCCCGGATGTTTGACATTCCAGTAACAAAAAGCATAAGACGTTCCAAACCAAGGCCGAATCCGGAATGAGGAACAGTTCCAAATTTTCTTGTGTCTATGTACCACCATAGTTCTTTTTCTGATATATTTAATTCTTTAATACGTTCAATTAATAATTCGAGTCTTTCTTCTCTTTGACTACCACCGATAATTTCTCCAATTTTTGGAAAAAGAATGTCCATTGCCCTGACTGTTTTTCCGTCATCGTTTATTCTCATGTAAAAAGCTTTAATATTTTTTGGATATTCCGTTAAAATAACAGGTTTTCCAAAATGATCGACTAGATAACATTCGTGTTCTGATTTTAAATCATCGCCCCATTCTATTGGAAATTCCCATTTTTGGTTTGATGATTTAAGAATATTAATAGCATTAGTGTAAGTTAATCTTTGAAAATTTTCTGAAAAAACGTTTTGTAATCTATTAATTAATTCTTTATCATACATGTCATTTAGAAATTGAATATCATCATAACAATTGTCGATTATGTATTTTATCAAGAATTTAAGAAAATCTTCGGCTAAATCCATGTTATCATTTATATCATAAAATGCCATTTCTGGTTCAATCATCCAGAATTCGGCTAGATGTCTATGAGTATTTGAATTTTCAGCTCGAAATGTTGGTCCAAATGTATATACTTGTGATAAAGACATCGCTGCTAGTTCAGCTTCAAGTTGTCCACTTACAGTCAATTTTGTTTTTTTTCCAAAAAAATCCTGACTGTAATCAACATCACCATTTTTCATAAGGGGAATATTTTTTTCATCAAATGTTGTTACACGAAACATTTCACCGGCTCCTTCAGCATCAGAACCTGTTATAATTGGTGTATGAATGTAAAAGAAACCGTGATCATTAAAATATTTATGTATGGCGTATGATATAGAGTGACGAATTCTTAAAATAGCACCAAATGTATTTGTACGAAATCTGAGATGTGAAATTTCACGAAGAAATTCCAAGGAGTGCCCTTTTTTTTGGAGGGGATATGTATTTGGATCAGCAGAACCGTAAATTTCTATTTTATCTGCTTGTATTTCAACTTTTTGTTTATAACCATCAGATTCGACCAATTTTCCTATTACAGAAATAGAACTGCCTGTTGTAATATTTTTCAAAATATCGTGAGAAAATTTCGCAATATCAATAACGATTTGTATATTTTTTAATGTTGAACCGTCGTTTAAAGAAATAAAGATAATATTTTTATTTTCTCTTTTTGTGCGAACCCAACCTTTAACTATTATTAATTTTTCAAATTCTTTTGATTTTAGTAAATCGACAATTCTTATATATTTCATTATTTTTTATTAATTTTTTATTATATTATATTCTTAATATTTAAGTTTTGTTTAATAAAAAATTGAAATTTAGTTATTGGACTCTAATAAAAGAATATATAATAAAAAAAAACAAATCATGTCCAGTGCATATACTTATATTTTTGATGATAATGAATGTAACAGAGATTTGATTATAAAACAAATATCAATTTCTAAAATTTGAATGATTAAAAATAACATTTTATAAATATAAATTCTTGTCAAATTTGGCTATATGAAAAATAGAATAGATGATTTTTTATATATAAACTAAAAGAAATTATAAAAAATGGCTTCAAAAAAATATATTAGTTTAGATAATAATATTTTATTAGAATGGGAATATGATAGCACAAATGTAAGTGAAAATTATCAAATATGGTCTGACTTATCAAAAGGTTCAAGAAATTTTATTTCTACTACCAATATAAACAATGTTGATCATAGTTTGTTTGTGATTGATACTGCTCAGAAAAAATTTAGCAAAGTTGATCCAACCAAATTTAATTTTTTGAAAATTCAAAATTATCACACTGCTCCGATATCGTATGATAAAGTCACATTATATTTCCCTAACGACTATAATTTTGGAGTATATTATGGATTTCTTTTAAAAATATCATCATATGATATTTTTAATCGTAATAAATATCAATTATCTAATTACTACTACGACAAATCTCAAATACAAACGATAAACAATAATATAGAATATGCCGACTCATTAATTTCTTTGGGTATTCCTTTCATGTACAATCAAAAAGAATGGAGTAAATATATTAGTTTTTATGTGCCCAGTGTCTATAATGTTGCTATTGATAGAATAATAAGTGAAAATGTTAATAAGGTCACACCGAACAGTATAAATGATTATTTAACTAATGGAGTTGGATTAAGTTCCACTTCACCAATATATTTGGAATTTTCTTTCATAACATCTAAACAAGTAGTTTTTGATATACCGTATTATTATATGGGTGATATTATAAAAACATCAATAACTTCACAAACCGAATATCAAGATTTAGGTGTTATTATTCAGGAATCTACTCAAGGAGATTTTTTTGAAATTTATGGATATTATAACAATTCATCTGGAAATATACAAAACTTCGTAAAAGAAATCGAAGATAAAGGAGGTAGAGTAAATATTGAATATATAGTAACTTTATACGAAGAAAACATTAGTACTTTCCCTATAACATTTTTAGTTACTGACAATTTTGATCAAAAAATAGAATATCGTCCAATTATAAAATATTCAAATACAACAGCGGCTATTGATGTTGAAATGAAAATTATTAATTTAGTTGATAATGTTAGTTATAGTAGATTCGCTAGTGTAGGATTGACTACAAATTTATTAAAATATGGTAAAAAATTATCAAAACTAGATGTCGGAAATTTATATAGTCCAAAAATTTATAATTATAAATATGATAAAACTTATGATAATTTAAAAACCAGTTCTAATGTAACTGATGTTAATATAATAAAAGTACCTTTTCCTATTCTAATAGACCTATACAAAATTTTAGCAAATAATTATAATCCCAATATTTCTAGTGATTATAAAAGTATGGGATTATTGAATATAATATTAACACCATTCGATAATATTATAAAATTTCAAATAGCTAAACAAGATACTCCTAACGGACCAATAATTCCTTATAATTTGAGTGAGATATTATTAAATTCAAAATTAAATCTATCTTTTGTTTCAGATACAAAGAATATAGAAAAGGACGTTTATTATCAAACAGATGAAAATAAATTCGATAAAGGTATAGTTGTTTTTAAAGTAAATCAAGAAGACATACCTATATTGAAACAAATGAATAAAGAAAAATCTGATAATTTTTATATAATTCTAACATCTAATAAAACAAAAACTCTTTTATATTCCGGAAAATTTAAAATATTTGAAAATTTGAAATTTTTGGCGACTACAAACGTTTTAACTGGAACAACAATAACATCAGCAGATAATACATTAGCTAATTACACATCCACTTCAACAACAAATCAAACAAACAATACATCGTCAAATAACGAAATAATAACAGCTATATCTAGTTCTGCAGCTGGGTTGAATGCAATTGTCCCGCCGCAGTTCGACTCCAATGGGATTCCAATAATACAAAGCGATTCTGTGACTTTTTTGGATTATTATAGAAATTTAATATTATGGTTAAAAGCAGGTATTACTGAAGAACAGATTAATGAAGTAATTAACAATTTGAATAATATTGGAGTTAATTTTAATTACGCTTATCAAACCCCAACGTCAACAGGACCGACAATAATAGTATTGGAACAAGTAGAAGTAGAGAAAATTCAAAAAATAAATTTAATTCCAAATATTGTTAATATAAAGGAATTAAGATTGGATTTCGGTTGGAAAAAAACTTCAGATAAAATATACGACTTTAATCAATTCGAAACTCTAATTACTGGTACTACTACAGCAGTCAATTAAAATATTAAGTTTTTCCAATATATAAACCGTTTCTAAAATATAAAGTCCATGTGCCTCCACCATCTTTAGCTACAACAATATTTTCAGTGATTCCAAAATCTATCATGCTAGAAACAAAGGATATTAAATATTCCTTACCGATCGTCATTGCACCATTAGCAGAATATGTTGTGAAACCACTCAATTTATATCCTGTACTACCAATTGTCGTTGTATCTCCAGAATGTACTAAATACATTCCAAAAACTGATTGATCGTATCTTTCTTCAATCTTCAAAATTCCAGTTGTAGTCATCCATGAATTTATCCAATTATTTAACAAAGAACCATCGGCATCATATTTATTTATTGTTATTTGTGTCAATATACCGAAAATTGTATCATTCGAATTTATTTTACCATTCGATGGTATCGGATTCATGCCATCATATATCCATCTACGTGTAGCGCATCCATAACCTCCATTTAATCCATCTATTCCTGAAGACCCAGAAGGTCCATTAGTCCCAGATGTGCCATTTATACCGGAAGACCCATTCGCACCAGAACTACCAGACGTTCCAGATGATCCAGAACTACCAGAAGAACCAGATTCACCATTAGAACCGCTTTTACCGGAAGAACCATTTATACCTGAACTACCAGACATTCCAGATGAACCATCTATTCCCGAAGTCCCATCATTACCAGATGTCCCAGATATACCATTTTTTCCGGAAGTACCAGATGTTCCTGATCTACCAGAAGAACCGTAAAACCAACCATCAACGCCAGATGAGCCAGATGTTGATCCTGATGTTGAACCAGTATCACTAAATATCAAATAATACCATTCACAATCATTTTTCTTCTCCCAATAACCACTTCCATTTCTACCGAAATAAATAAATCCATATTCTGGACAACCAATGTCCCACGGATTTATTAATTGTATTTTACTAAAACTCATTAAATTTTATATTATTTTTATTGATGTCTTGCAATTCCATAATCCTCCCCCGGACACGTTAAACAAAATTTGAATATTACTACCGTTCATATTAACAATTATTGATGCATTAGTCACGTTTCCTCCCACTTCAACGTATGTATTTCCAGTGTAATTTAAATTTGTACTATTCCAAACCGATATTATATTCCCAGCTTTTAATGTTTCACCACTAGATATATAATAATCCAAAAATAGGGAACTACCATTTGATTTAGGAAAAGATGATATAATAAAATTCCCAAAAGTTGCTCCTGTTATTGAAGATTGATAAATCTCACTGATACCTGAACTTCCATCTTTTCCGCTACTACCGCTAGATCCACTTATTCCACTAGATCCAGTTATTCCACTAGTACCACTTGTTCCTCCTCTTCCACTAGTACCACCGGTTCCTCCTCTTCCACTGGTACCACTTGTCCCAGAAGATCCATTTATACTAATTCCAGAAGAACCTGAAGTACCGTCTATACCTTTTCCACTAGGCACAAAAGAAATTAAATAACTTTTATTTAAAATAGTGTTTCCGCTTGCACTATATGAAGTAAAACCACTTATTTGATGTATAAAAATAGCCGGATAATCCGAAGTATTTATTGTTTGTCCTGATATAATATCATACAACCCGAAATAACACAAATTATCAAATGATTCTATTTTCAATATACCACTTTTCCAATTCTCTAACCATTCACTAACATAGGTATCATCAGCGTCCCAATCATTCAATCTTAAATATGTGATATCTTTTAAATCACCAAATGATGCATTAAAAACCCCCTTTATTGAAGGATCAGTGCCATAAATCCATCTTCTTGCTGATCCACCGTAACCTCCACTAAAACCGGAAGAACCACTACTACCATAAAAATTGCCATCTTTACCGGATGAACCGGAAGAACCAGCAATTCCTGATGATCCACTACTACCAGAACTTCCAGTATTCCCGCTAGTTCCATTAGAACCAGATTTTCCACTAGAACCACTTTCACCTGAAGAACCATCTAATCCAGAAGTTCCATCTTCACCAGATGTCCCTGAAGTGCCTGCTTTTCCAGATGTTCCTGAAGTTCCAGATTTCCCAGATGATCCATAAAAAGAACCGTCAATACCAGATGATCCTGACGTTGATCCAGATCCAATTTCGACCCATGTGATGTAACTAATATAGCAATTCGATGTTTTTTCCCAATACCCTAAATTATCTCTTCCGAAATAAATATATCCCGATTCAGGACAACCAATATCCATTGGATTTATTAATTGTATTTTACTAAAACTCACTTATAAATCATTTTATTCCTATATATAAAAAATAAAATAGTATAAATAGTATTAGTCAAATAAATTAAACAAAACATATTTTTTTATAATATAAAATGTGACAAAAAATAATAAAAATGAATGAAAAAACTCTTATCAATGTCCTCATTTAAGTACCGGAGGAATGTTCCTCTACGTGTCAAATATTCATGCCTCATTGTTTCTTGTAGAAAAGAATTAAGAAAAAATACGATAAATTAATGAAAAATTATGGAATGAATTTATTACAAAATAAAAAGGAATCAATTATATTTACCGGATATTAGAAAGATTTCTTCCTATTTTATACTATTAAATTATTTTTCACAATCGCTTCAATTACCATATCGGGCGTAATCAATTTCGAACACTCGAACATTTTATCTGTTCCTTTTCTTCCCGGACACCATTGCCAATCGCCTTTATTAAATTCGTATCTAGTGTCATTAAAGCAACCAAAACAAACATTATCTTGTTTATAAAATTCTTTATATCCGCCTAGTCTGATACAATTAGTCTGAAATTCACAAAAAGGTTTGCTAAATCCTGATATCATAATTACTTTTTTACCCAATGCCCAGGATATCCAACTTAAACCGCTGCCAATTGATATCATAAATTCTGAATGATAAATCTGATTCAATCTTTTTTCGAGTGGCTGTTCACCTGTTTCATTTATAATGTTTCTTAATATTGTTCCTTGTTTACTTATAACAACTACTTTTAATCCTTTACTATTTAAATAATCAACAATCATCTGCCATCCTTTCGGATAATGCCAATGTTTAGCGTCAGCAGTTGAATGTTCAGCTATAACAACATACTTATTTTCAAATTTAAATGGTTTTTCTTTTTTCGGGATTGTAATTCTAGGAACAATTTCTTTGTATTTTAATCCTAATATGTCACTAGCAGTTTGTTGTAATGGAATTGTTCTGTAATCATTTGGATGCTGATTTCTATCACCACCCCATGGTGGCTCAAACCAACCCAAATCATAAGAAGCGTATACATTATCTACATTAGTACCTGGATTGATAAATATAATTTTATCATATTCTTTTTTGAACAGTTCGTATAAATTATTATAGATAGAGCAATAAACTATACAGTCGTGTTTTATTCTAAACTCTTCGACATATGGTATCCATGCCAATGTGTCTCCTATAGAACTGCTATGGAAAGAAATGAGAACGTTTTTACCGGTAGCATCGAATTCGAATTCTTTATTATCATCACCGCTTACTAATATTTTCCAATTTTTGAAATATTTTATATTGGGTCTTGCCCATCTATTAGAAGTCAAATCTATTCCATAAACGCATCTCTCATTATCTATAAAATCCACGTGTACTTTTTTTTCTTTCAAACATTTCATCTCAAAAAAAGCACCTCCATTAAAATTCACATTATATGTCATTTTTGGTTCTATATGATTTTTTCCAATAACATTACTATTTTCATATGAATTTATGACGTGATTTCTCATATCTTCCCTAGTAAAATTATTTTGAACAGATATGACAAAATTATAGAAATCTTCTAATTGTTTGACTATAACAGACCAATCATATTTTTTTGATGTGGACAAAGCTAAATTTTTGTAATGATCATAATTATTTATTACTTTTGTTATCTTGTTTTTAACATCTACTGAATTTCTCACACATTTCACAAGTCCGTCTAATGGAGTCTTCCCTTCATATGTCCCTACTACAGGTATACCGCAAGATAAGGATTCCAATAGAGTTAAATTAGGATGTCCAGCTTCTAACTCGGATGGATGTAAGAAAATAGTATGATCATTATAAATATCGACAAGTTCTCTTTCAGTTGGGTCTTTAATAAATTTCAATTTATCATATTTTAATAGATCGGAGTTAGCGTTAAAGAAATTATTGTTATTTTCTGGTCCAACTATAGTTATTTCTAATCCTAATTCCATAGCAGCTTCTATGGAATATTTAAAACCCTTCCTATCACTTCTAGAATCATTTGCATAACCATTATTAGCGACACATAATAATTTGTGTTTATCGTGATATACATTTTTATTTACATATATGGATGTATCTACACCGTGTGGAAGATGAAATAATTTATCGGTGGTATCAAAAAAATCGACTAGATACTCAGCATATGTAATAGAAGCGACTGATTTTTTAATCGCCGATAAATTATTTGAAAAGGTTGGTGATTGTTTACCGTATCTGACCACGTGGTGATCATGTATAGAAAAAATATAAGGAGTTTTAAAATTATTCCAAGATTCTATCGCTTGATTTGCAGCATGAAAATGCACAATATCATATTTTAATCCGTTATTATCAAATAATTCCCAAGGAAATACTACGTCTACAGTATGTCCTAATTTTTCTAATTGTAATTTATAATTCCATATAACTTTTTCTATTGCTCCCCATGATTTTGGTGGTATTTCAATAGCACCTAAATTTATTTGTGCAATCTTCATTATATATCATATTCTTTTTTATAATCCTCTAAAGTACACCAATGAGGAATAATCATAGTATGTTCCAATTTTTTATTTTGTAATTTACATTCATATTCATATATAGGAAAGTCATCGTCTAATGGTTTTCCTTTAATGACGTTTGGACAATTGAAACAATATGTGTTAATTATTTTAGAATTTGTTATTTTTATCATACTTTATTTTTCCTTTTCTATAAATTTTCCATTTTCTTTTAAAAATTTAATATTGTTTTGATTAACGTTAAATTTCTGAATATTTATAGTTGTATTTGTTTTAGAATCAATAAAATTTGCAGTTATATTATAATTGTCATTATTATTTAATGTTATTTTATTAAAATAATAACTTCTACTTTTAATAAAATGAGTGCTTTCATTTTTAACTCCGTTATTATCGTATTCAAAAATAATTCTTCTATCATCTTTATCGTTGGACGAATTGAACCATATAACAAAACTATTTTCATCATTTTCAACAGGTAATATACTCAAATATTCGACTCCTGAAAATAAATTTATATTTTCATTATTAAATAATTTAGTTTCGTCTGTTTTTTCTATTATTAAATCATTTGAATAATTTATTAATTTTTTATAAAAATAATTTTCTAGAAAATTATGAGATCCTATTTTCTGACATTCTTCGTTGAATTTTTCAGGATTTCTTATGTTTTTAAAATGTTTCATGTAAAAATCGGTTTTAACTATGAAAAAAACGCTCTTTAATAACTTCATATCTCCTTCGTCGTACAACATAAAATAACCATTTTTATTTTCAGAATCTATTCTATTACACAAATCTTGAATTTTTGATAAATTATTTTCGTTAAATATAAAATCATAACTCACTGATATTATTTTATCATAACCGATTTGATTGGCGAATCTTATAGAATTCTCTATGTTATTTAAAACTGTTAAAGATTGATTCAGATTTGATTTAGTTTGTAACTTATTTAAATTTATTTCTATTCTTCCTTCTGAAATATTTGACCAATAAAAATTATATAAAGAATGTTCTATGAGTGGGTTATATGAATCATACATATAATAATCTACTTTATCTTGAAGTTTTTTAGAAACTGGATAATGTGAGCATAATAATATTTTTTTATTTGTTTTTTTAATATTATCTATGCACTTTTCAGTAATCTCCTCTTTTATTTTTGTATCAGGAAATGTCATTATTAAAAATAAATCATTAGAACTTTCAAAAGTCTTTTGAATTTTATTTCTAAGTATTAATTCCTTAGTGAAATTAATACTTCCGTTTTGATATTCAACTGAATATCCTTTGAAATTAGGATCTGTTTTATAATGATTGACTCCAAGAGCTATCCAATTTATAAAATTATTATTATCAAATATCATATTATCGGTTTTAAATATGATATCTTGAGTTTCTATATTCCTAACAATAATGTCGAACTTTGTACTTATTTTTCCATTATATGGTAAATATAGTTTATTTTCATCTATTTTATAATCTATGTTAAATTGATCTTCGATAACATCTACTTCTTGAAAATCAATGTTTTTTATTTCTTCTACGCTTACATCACCGGTGATTTTGAAATCTTCCTTTATTCCATTAATATCTACCTTTTTAGTGAAAAGAAATTCATCTTTATAAGAAAAATCGAAAAATATACTTCCGTGTTTATTATATTCATATATTACTATCCACATTGGATTGCGCGGAGATAATAGTGTTTTAACACTGTAAATAATATTTCGTTTACTATCATGAACAGTTATTCCTATATCGTTTATATCTTGTTGAAAAAAGTCGCTTAAACAAAAATAAAATTTTTGATCATCTTCGTTGAACTCAACAATAATATCTTTTTCGTTTTTATCTTTAACTAAAGATTCATTATTTTTTAATAAAAAATGTTGAACATTTTCTCCCTGTATTGTAGATTGACCTTCAATTTGGTTTGTCAATCTTGGAGCAATTCCTTTACGTGAAAATTTAAACATATCAATATATAAAAGATCTGTTACATCCCACGGTAAGGTTTCATAGGATCTTAAAATAAAATCTTTTACTATTTTTGGAAACATGATGCATTGAATACCTATAATTTTATTTGTTATATACATCCAATCTATATCTAATTTTTCTACTATATCAGATACCATTTCGCCTGTTCTTAGATTCCTATTATCACCATATGACATATAATGAATATTTTTACTAATTATATAATCACATGATCCAAATACTTTATCTACAAATTCATCAATAGGCACATTAAGAGTACAGTCTGATTCTAATATCATTAGAAAATCTATATCATCAGTGAATTCAGTAAAAATAGCCTTTTTAAATGATTCATAATTGCCGTAATGTGGGCCTCTCAGAGAATATGCTCCAATGCGTCCAACGTCCCAAGGTCGAGCACAGAAATCAACAGGTAGTTTTCCGGTAAATCTTTTGTTTATATGTTGAACATAATCTATTCCGTATTTTGGTAATTGTTCTAATTCTTTAATTGATCTTGATTTTCTATCGTCCTCTTCTAATAATAAATGTACAGCTCTTATTTTATATTTTTTTTCTATTAGTGGATTACTTTTCCATGGTAATGTTTTTCTTTCAAATAGAAAATTTTTTATCAATCCTGCATCTATATCAACATCACCATTAAGATAATGTATCGTTTCCTCAGTATCATATTTTCTATTATATACATCCAGTGGAAATAAAAATTGTGGTATTTGATGTTCTAAAGCTTCTTTAATAACTAAGGGATTCAGTTCTTTGTTCCATCTAAATCCCATTGATGTGAATAAAAATAGATCACAAGCATCTAAAAACACATCCACGTCATCTCTCTCATTCCAAAGAATACAGTTTTTTGGTTTATTTTTTAACAAAGGTCTCCAATAATCTTGAAAATTGTCTGCTTGATTTCCTATAAAATGAAATTTTACAGGCATATCTGACATTTTTCTAGCTATTTCGAAAGCGTATGCTTGATTTTTTCTTGGAGTAAAAAGACCTACGTTAACAATGTGTTTATATTTTGGATCCAGTCCTAAATTCTTCATGGAATCTATTTTCCTAATTGGTTCTATAGGAATTTTTTCTACTGGATATTCAATAACTTCCGATGGTATTCCAAATTTATTAAATTTAAAACAATTATATTGAGAAACAAACAAAAATTTATCAGGAAAAAATATTTTTTCATCAACGTTAAAATCAGAAGAATGTGTGGTTTCGAATATTTTATATGACCTATTAGGATTATATATTTTACTAGCTATTTCAAAACTCATATTAAAAAGTTCTGGAATTTCCTCCAAATGAATGAAATCTGGTTTTATTTTATCTATTATTTCTAATATTTCTTCTTTATTTGAGCCTAGAGTGAAAAAATGATCTGGTTTAAGTAATTTTTTCAATCTGTTTTTTTGAATAACAAATATGTCTGAATAATTATTGTATTCAACTACATAAACATCAAAATCATTTTTTATTAATTCAATTCTCTTAACAAGCACTTGAGGAAGCCCTCCTGTACTACAATGTGGAATGATACTTAATAATTTTTTCATCTATTAATTTTTTCTTTTTTTATCAATTTATAGTTTTTCCATTTTTTATTGCTGAAAAATCCTAAACTACACCCTAAAGATTCAATTACAGATTTTCTAGTTTCAAAAATTAATTCTATTCCATTTGGATCTTCAATGTAATATCTCGTAGCGTCTGGATTAGATATACCTAATTTTTTTCCTTTTCTTCATACCTGAATTTTTAAGTTATATATTGATTAATAGGAGATGTTTATTTTTATTCAACTAAAATCAGAGAAGAAAATTAATATATAGCATAAAATAATATATTAAATTGATTTTGAAATTTAAACTATTTGAAGGTAAATATGACAGAATTAGTGGAATTTCTGTAGACGAAATATGGAAAATAATCAAAATCACGAAAGTTTTATATGATTTAAAAGTACCTTGTTTAAGTTGTGATGAACTGGGTTACATAGAAAAAGAAATCGATTACAGTTTTTCTAGTCCAGTGGAATATGACTTAATATTAAAGATTAAAAGAGATAAAGTATTTAGAAAAGAAGGATTTTATATTGATGGTTCAAGTGATGATATAGAAGGAATTATTTTTATAGAATTGGTAATAGATCCAGATAAAGAACCTAATTGTTATAATGAATTAAATTCATTTCTTCAAGAAACGATTAGACATGAAATAGAACATTTAACACATGGAGGATATAACAGAATAGAAGATAGACCCGATCCAGATAAAACAATGAAAATTAGAATTGCGTTGAATAAAGCAAATGTAAAAGGAGATTTTGTTAATTCTTATAAATATTATTTATTAGAAGATGAATTAGGACCTCTAGTTCATGGAATGTATAGAAAAGCCAAAACAGATAAAAAACCAATTACAACTATATTTAATCAATTTTTATCAATAATGGAAGAAGAGGGGATAATTAATAAAGAAAAAAGAAAATTAGTTTATAAAGAATGGGTTAAATACGCTAAAAAGGTTTTACCGCATGCAAAATACGAATCATATGAAGAGAAAGATTTGGATTATAGAGAAATAAAAGAAAATTCTAAATTTAAGCTTCCTATAGGAACACATGTTATTGTTAAAAATTGGTATGGAATAGAAAGATTTAGAAATAAAATTGGAATAGTCATAGGTTATCATAAATCTTATGATGATTGTTTTCTAGTCAAGTTTGATGAAATATTTTATCCCAATAGTGTGTTGCGTCTTTATCAACACAGTGGTGGTAATAGTATGGAAGACCCAACAAAAAGATCTCGATATTTTAATAAAGCCGAAATAGAACCAATTGATAAAGACATGGTGGAAGAAATAAAGAGAAAAATAGAAGAAAGAAGATTGAAAATGTTGGACGTAGATCCATATGGTGAAGAAAACTGGGAATGATAGTGTTACAAATCCAAATATTGGAAGATTTGATTTATTTTAATAATTTAATAAGATCTTCAGTTAAAATTGATATTAATTTTTTGCCTCCAATTTCAACATCCGGAATATTTTTTATAACTGAAAAAGTTGCATTACCATCTATCTCTAACTTTTCAATGTGTTCTTTTAACATTTCATCATGGGAATAGTGTTGTTTTAAATTATCTAAAAAGGATTTCAAATTAAATCCTTTTTTATTATTATATTTGATCATCTGAAGTTCGTTGCTTTGACGCTCAATAAGTATATACCACAACTTCTGTTTAGAAATTTTTATTTTTTCTAAAAAATTATAAGCTGAAGAAGCCTTTGTGTTTTTTGGCATTTTAGCCAAATGACCATGCAAATGTATTAAATCATCTTTATTATCTTCCATTAAACTATTAAATTTAATTTATTTGTATATATATAAACGATAATGTCATAAATGTCTAAAATAATTTCAAAATTATTTAAACATATAGTTTAACTGAATTATCAGAAACATTAAAATGAGCCAATATATCTTGGAATATTTTCAAATAGATCTTCCATATTAGTTACTATGTTTATTATAATATTTATCTACTGTATAATTATAAAAATTTCTTAATATTAGTTGAGATTCTATTCCCCACACGAGTAAATTTTTAAATAAATTAATGAAGTCATTTACTGTATCATTCCTCCTTGTGTATTCAGGCATAGTTTTATTAATTAATTCATTTTCATAATCAAAATGAATATTAGGATCATCATCTTTTCTATGTTTTAGATCATAAATCTCTTTTATTTGGGATTCTCTTTCTATCATTTATTATAAATATTTCTTTTTTTTCTATTTACGATTTTTAAAATTCATTAAAGTGTTTGAGAATATTTATTTCTGAATCATCGTCATCTTCTTCTTCTAATTCTAAATCTATATCAGTTATCATAGATGATTTTATTTTAATATGATCTTTTGTTGGAGGTCCCCCTTCATATTCAAATAAAAAATCTTCATATTTCAATATTTTTTTATGTATCATTTTTCATTTGAAATCCATAGATTTCAGTAATTATTTATTTTTAATCACCGTAATAATGACTGTATTTATCGTCATCATCTTTATTATTTTTACTTATCCATTTACCGTCTTTCCAAACCCTATTACCGTAATCGTCATATCCACCGCGAGAGTATCCAGTACCATATGTTGTTGTATCTTTTTTTCTATGTTTTCCAAAATTCTGCTTATCTCTGGCTTTATGTTTCACATAACCAGCATAAGGCCATACTTCCATCCAATTCTTGTCTTCTTTTTTAAATATTGAATAATTTGGATCTTGATAAGTATCCCATGCTTTAAAAATATCCGTTAATAATTCTGTAGATATTTCTATTTTGTATTCTTTTAATTTTTTTGAAAGGATATCAAATTTCATTTCATCATTGATTTTTAATTTGATAATTATTTCATGAACAGCCCATCTTAATTTATCGTTAGGATCAAAAGATGCCAGTTCTTCATTTAAAACTAAAAATTCTTGATATATTAACATGTAACTATATATAAATTTTTTCTTTTCTTTTTTTATATTAATTATTCTAAATATCATTATAAATCAATAAAATTAAACTTTTATCTACAGAATAAATATAAGATAAAAAAAATAATAAATACTTATGGAACTAACAGCTTATTGTATGAAAACAAAACAAAAAAATGTACCATTTGTGGGAAAACCAGAATTATCAAAAACAACAAGAGGTGGATACATCTTAAAGGGAGTGGATAAAGATGGCAATAAAATGAGTGCTATTATATCAAAAGAAAAAGCTGATGAGGCTATCAGATTAAATTTAGTAATAGAATAAAAAATAAAATTTTTTTAATCCCATATAAAATATTATATGGGATTTTTTTGTTATAAAAATATGGTGGAGAAAATTCTAATATATAAAAATAAAAAAATATTATGATAAATAAAACTAAAGTGTCGAAAAAGAAACATTAAGATAGAAATGATTTTAACAAAAACAGTAACGGTTAGACCTAATTCAAAAACTTTATCTTTTTATAAAAAATTAGGATATGAGTGTACGATGTACACTAAATTGATTATTCCTGTTGAACATTTAACAAAAGGTTCACATCAAATAATAGATGTGAAATGTGATTATTGTGGAACTGAAAAAAAATTAGATTATAACAGTTATTGGAGAAATACAAAACATTTAACTATTCCATATTCGTGTTCTGAAAAATGTGGAATGGAAAAAAGAAATAAAACTAATTTAAAAAAATATGGTTTTGAAAATGTATTTGAAAATGAAGAAATAAAAAATAAAATCAAACTATCTTATATTAATAATTTAGGAGTTGAACATCCATCAAAAAGTATTGAGATACAAAATAATATAAAGAATACTAATTTAGAGAAATATGGATATACGTGTTCATTATTAAATGAAGATATAAAAGAAAAATATGAAAAAACAAATTTAGAAAAATATGGTGTAAAAAATCCTTTTCAAAATGAAAAATCTAAAAATACAAAAAAAAATAATATTATTTATAAATACAAAGATAAAGGTTTGATTGATATTCAAAATAAAAAATATATTTTAAAGTGTGATAATGGGCATTTAATATATTTGGATAAAAATATATTTCATAACAGAATAAAATTAAAAACAATTTTATGTAACATATGTAATCCTATTGGCGATTATCATAGAAGTGGTTTAGAAACTGGATTAAGCGATTTTATTAAAATGAATTATGATGGTATAATAAAATTGAATAAAAAATTTAGTTATCAAGAAATTGATATTTTTTTACCAGAAATAAAATTAGGTTTTGAATTTAATGGCGTCTATTGGCACAATGAATTGTATAAATCAAATGATTATCATTTGAATAAAACTGAATTTTTTGAAAGTAAAGGAATTAAGTTAATTCATATCTATGAAGATGATTGGTTATATAAACAAGATATAGTTAAATCTAGAATATTAAATTTTCTCTATAAATCAAATAAAATATTTGCAAGAAAATGCAAAATAAAAGAAATTAATAACAATAAATTAATTAAAGATTTTTTAGAAAAAAATCATATTCAAGGATTTGTTGGATCCATGTTTAAAATTGGACTTTTTTATAACAATGAACTAGTTTCTTTAATGACCTTTGGACAGTTAAGAAAATCAATGGGTCAAAAATCAACAGAAGGATCATACGAAATGTTGCGTTTTTGCAACAAATTAAACACTAACGTCGTTGGTGGAGCTAGTCGTTTATTTAAGTATTTTATTCGAAAATATAAACCAAAAGAAATTACTAGTTACGCTGATAGGAGTTGGTCATCAGGAGAACTATACGAAAAACTCGGTTTTAAATTAGTCCATAAAACAAAACCAAATTATTATTATGTAATAGACCGAACTAGAAAATATAGATATAATTTCAGAAAAGATAAACTTATAAAAGAAGGATACGATCCATCTAAAACTGAACACGAAATAATGCTAGAAAAAAGAATTTTTAGAATATATGATAGTGGTAGTTTAAAATACTCTTTTACTTAATACTTACACCGGTCCATATTATATTAATAGTAGAAAGTCCATTTATCGTGGGAATGTCACTATAATATATACCATTTCTATCATACCATCCGCCTCGTAAAATAGCAAATTCATTTTTATCAGCTACTATATCGCCTTGAACTGGATCTAATCCGAGAGTTTTATTAATGTCGTATCTATCTGGAAATGTCGTAGTTGGTGGTAATAAAGAAGTATCGTTTGTATTTGGAACATTTGAATTTTCAACTCTTATATTTCTATCTCTATGATAATCTTCATTTTTTTTACACACAAAATCTAAATTAATACTATCTACGTCAGATATTCCGTCTTTTATTTTAGTTATCAAATCAGATTTAACTATCCTATCATATCTATTGTTGTTAACAAAATAATCAGATACGATGGATATTATTTTATTTCTTATATTGTCTTCAAAATCGGTGTTGAATCTTCTAACATAAATGTTAACTATGTATCTTGATATAATTGGATCTATTATTTTAACATTTGTTGTCATCGATAGTATTCCCAATAATTTAAGATAGTCTAATACTTTGTTTTTTTCGTTTTCATCTAGATAAAATGCATCAAACGGTATATTGAAATAATTATAATCATTTATGAAATAATTTTTTACATCGGGTATCAAATACAAATAAATGATATTATTAGTCACTGTTGGAAAGTATTGTTTTAAATTTTCTATAATTTTATCTCTATTTTTTACATTTTGACCAAATGTTTCTGTTATAAATTGATTGATATAGAAATTATTATTTAAATTACTATCATCCAATGTATTATATGCGTTTATAAGAGAAAAAAGATTCAATTTTTTTAATTGATAGATGAATTGTTCTGGAGTTGCCAAAACAAAATTACGTGAAACATGTGGTATAACATTTCTTGTGAATATTTTATTTTCTTTATTTGAACCAAAAGTTATATCATTTTCGATAAATATGTCAAACAAAGTGTCCATGTCCAATAATTCACCATTACCATCGTAAACTGAATCAATAAAAGTAAAATCGTTTGCTTTATTATTTAGTATATTTCCGTTTTTACCATCAGATAATAAATATCTGACAGTTATTGTTGATCCTATTTCAGGAACAAATCCAAAATCGCCTGTTCCAAAATAAATATCCAACCCTCCATTAAAACCAGTCCTAGAATAAAAAGCATATTCAAAAGGTAACATATCATATAAATGTGCTTTTGAATTTAATAAAATACCGTTGTAGAAAACAGCGAAATTAAAGTTTTCAATGTTATTTAATCCTGTTACGTTAACACTATATGATTGATTTTTTACACCTCGTCCGGTAAAACTTGTAATTTCATATTTGCCTTGTATTACATTTAAAGGTATTGTCATATTTGATGTGATATCATATATCACGTATTCCGAACCAAGGATTATATTATAGTATAAACTGTTTGTCTTATTTTTAATCGCCGTTCTATTATTTATTTTCATTTTACTCCCGCTGATTTGATTGGCGATATCTATACCAACTTTTAATTTTAAATTAATTGTTCCAGTCGCTGATATGGGTCTTGTTGGATTATGACCACTAATACGGGCTAAATTGTTTATAATTCTTTCGTCAGTTGCTGAATCTATTGACAATTGATTAACTGAATTTTTGTTATAAATTAAATTATGTAAAAATAATTCCTTATCCAACTTAATAATTTGACCATATGGTGAAGCTTCTGAAAACAAAATATCTGATTTAGAATAGGTGTTTTGTAACCACGCTTTTATTTGATTGCTGAGTCTATCATATTGCGTTTCTATGAAACTAAAAATTGGCATGATATTTTTTTATTTTTATATATTAAATTTCACACATTGTAATCAATGATTCATTTTAAAATATTATCTTTCAATGTTTCACCAATTGTTTGAACCAATGTATCTAATCCGGATTTTTCTATATCTATATTTTTACCGTTTATATTAAAGGTTAAAATGAAGTCATTTTTTCCTTCTTTTTTTATGAATAATTCTACTTCTTCTGATGTGTTCACATTTAATACAAAATGAAATGATAAACTTTTACACGGCATCACTTTCATTTTTGGTTCGTATTTAAATCCAGTTAAAGATATGTCCTTAACGTTTTCTTTATTAAACCAATCATTGACAACAAAAGATGGATGTTTTATGAACTCAGATAATATTTTTATATTATTACCAAATTCATTATTTTTAATGACATTTTCCCATTGATTTTTAAAATCGTTTATATTATCAATGATTTTCATTTTATATTGACAATTAATATCAAATAAATATTTGAAGAAATTTTGTCCCTCTTTATTAGGTACAATATATTCTTTTTCTTTATCTACTACAAATAATAATTTTGTATATAATATCACATTTGATTCAGTGAATAATCTATTGAAAAATATTATAAGTCTGAGGACACCGTCCTTTTCTTCATAAACCGAATCTGAGAATTGAATTTCACTTCCTCTCATAACATCTTTTATTGCTGTTTCTATTTCTCTTATTGAAATTTTGGTCATTTTATTTATTTTTTTTTAATCTCCCCCATCTAGTTGATTTAGACGTTGCAAAGAATAATTGTAATTGTCAATATCTTTTTTCTTATTTTTTTTAGAATTTTTAGGTGAAAATAAAAATAGATGATGACTAGTCATAAAGGTGTCATAAATACCAGTATAATCTATTATTCTTCTTAACCTTATATTATAAATGTTTTCTAATTTATTAGATGTTGCGAATCTATGAAGGGATTTATAATTTCTTATTTCATCTCTTTCGTATCCGGGTTGTTCATCTTCCCATGTCTCTTCCCCATATGGATCTATATTCACGTAAGTATTTAAAATTTCTTTTGTTTTTTTATCCTTTATGGTACCTGAAAAATCTATTAATGTTATATCTTGATAATCTAATATGTTTAAATCTGTTATAATCCCGTCATTTTTAATTTTATCTATAAATGATTTTATATTTCTTCTATCTCCGATAATAGCATATATGTGTTGTCTAAAGTTATCATTTCTAAAATCTTCAGATAATTCTCTCATTTTTTTTCTGATTAATTTTCTTCTCGCGATTGGAAAAAATATTGTAATAAGTAAATTCATCACACTAAAAGAATTTATTATATAACCGGCTGATGACAAATATTTTTTCCAATCGGGTCCTAAAATTTGAATTAATAATATTGAAAAAGCAATAAACATCATTGCGAAAGAACCGTTACACGCCAAAAGATACATTTTTCTTAAAAATTGTTCTTTTTTTTGAAAACTCAAATTTTTCAAATATAATTTTATTTTATCTCCAACATCAGAAATTATTCCTTCGTTTAAGAAATCATCATATTTTAATAAATGTTCATCCATTTTTATCTTTTATTTTTTAATCCATATTTTCTGTAATTGTCATTATAGTCATTCAGTCCATAATCATATTCACTTTTAATTATCCTTTTTTCTTTATTTTTAATCCCTATAACTATTGAATTGTCCAGGAAATCTTTAATATAGTTTATTTTTCTCAATCTAATATTATAATATCTCGATATATTATTTCCCAATCTATCAATTTTCAACACATTCACATTCATCATATATTGTTTATATATATCTTCTCTATTCATTTTTTTGTTTATTTCTTCATCGTCTTCCCAATCTTCTTCACCGTAAGGATCTTCCATTGAATGTATTTTTATAATTTTTTCTATTTCTTCTTTACTTTTTACACTATTTTTTACTGATCCTCCAAAATCAATGACATCAACATCGTCTATTTTAGCTAAATGTCCGTCATCTATTAAACCATCATCTTTTAATATTTTGATAAATGCTTCTTTATTTTTTTTATCACCTATTATAGCATATACATAGTCACTAAATTCATACTTATTAATTCTATTTCTAATGTCGGTCATTTTTCTTCTTATCATATTTTTTCTTTCAGATTTTAATGTCGTACTCCATCCAAAAATGAACCACATACACATTAAAACGATTTTAACAGATGAATATTCTTTTAAAAATTCTTTTATATTTGTCACTTTCAATATTTCACACAGTGCTGACGCGACAAGTAAAATTGATAAAGATATTGATCCATATACGAGATATTTATAAATTTTTCTCAAATAGAATTCCCTCTTTTGAAAGTCCAATTTATCCCAAGCATTTCTTATTTTTATCTTAATTTTATTAAATTCTTCTTTTACATTAGAAATAATTCCTTCATTTATGAAATCGTCATATGCTAATAGATTATTCATTATTTTGTTTGTTTTTTTTATTCTATATATTAAAATATAAAACAAAAAAAGATCTCGAATAGAGATCTTTTTTCAATAAAAATTAAATATGAAAAATTAATCATGAGCTATTGATTGAATGCTTTGAATCTGTGATGTTAAAAATTCTTTCGTTATTAAATATCTATGATCTATATCACTAGTATCACTTTCATCAATTCTTAAAATATTTACTTTTATTCCTTTATAATAATGTACTTTTGGAGTACCTGCTTTAATTAAATCCATGCCATACGTATCCCAATTTAAACCCAATTGAGCTCCTTGTTTACTGACTATTTTATACATTCCAGAATAATCAGTATATCCAGTACCTGTCATCAATAAAAAGTCCTCAATAAAAATCCAGTCATCAACATAAAATAAATTTCCATCGTTTATTGTTATTGAAGTTCCGGTTGTTGTTGTCGAACCACGAGTATAACCAGTATTAAATTGGGTTACAAAAGTGGTCAAATTCATATAATATGCGGTATTAAATGTGGAACCGGTTGGATTTGTGGGATCATATTCTGATATATCTATTGGAGTATATAAAGAATCTATTAAATTTTTCTCGGTTCTAACATTCGGAGTTCCATCATAAAACATCAAATTTATGTTTAAAACATTATAATATAATCCGATGTCGGGTCTTATAATAAAATCAACTGATTGTTTATATTGCAAATCTTTGTCGAGAGCGACATTAAGAATCGTATCTGAATTATCTATAACCATATTATTATAAATGTTAACCAAAAATTTACCATCATTTGGTACAGATATTATTTGAGATGATGTTGATGATAATGTGGTTCCGGTATTGTTTGTTCTAGCCATATTATAATCTACAATGTCAGTTGTATAAAGATTATAAATTTCGTTGTAATCCACGTTAATAACATTGAAACTAAGTGCTGGATAATTTTTCGTATAATCAATGTTTATTTTAACAGTATCAGAATTGACAAATTGATTTGTTTGATACATTTTTAACAGATCTTCCATATTTCTCAATCTGTTTTTTATATCATTTATGTCCGTTTGAGAATATAATAAACTTTTCAATTTATTAATATCTTCATTCATTGTCATAAATTCCCCTATAATCACTTTAAATTGATCTGTCAATAATACGTAGTTACTCATAACTTTGTTGTATAAATCAAAACCAAATATATCGTATATTGATGTTGGATCATATCTCAAAGGCAACATATCGTTATCAACGGCATAATTTAAATTTAAATTATAAATATATGAATATCCGTCTTGTGTAGAATTAGTTACTAATTTTTTTGTCAATGATATTTGTCTATCATTTGCTGTTCCATAATCGTTATCTGGATTATCCAAAAATTCGATACCATATAAATTCACATAATCTTTATTTGTGGTATAATCATGAATATTATAGTACCAAAGAATAGCGTTAAATTCGAAATCTGAAGGTGGATTTCCGTTTATTGATATTGTATTAAACTCATCAAAATTATTTACTTTTGATGATGCCTGTTGTGCTCTATAATAATGATTTAAATTGAAATCTAAACACAAACCATCAATATTATCAGAATTAAAATCTGTTAGATTTTCAAAGGCATCGTCGACAGCCAATCCGACATTATTAAGTTTTAAATTACCATAATATTCACCACTATAACGCATAGAATCCCCGGGACTTAAAACATAAGTTTTATCAAAAGTATCATAATAACCAAAATAAGATCCAGGATAATCAGTTGGATTTGTTCTAATAGGTGATGATAATATTTCTGAACCTATAATTTCATCTTGTATTTGTTCATCCAATATGGGTATTTCTAATCCAGGATAATAATTAGTATTTTGATTTATTTCAAAAAGAATTGTTGGAGTCATTCCCGCGTGAGATGGAATCATAGCTGTAAACTCTGTAAATGTTTGTTGAGAAGATTTTACTTGACTTGTCGCTTGTATTTCACCGATATACTGAATTAATTTATGATAATGTAAATAACATGTTCCAGTATAAGAATTACCGTCACTATATGAATAATTGAGCGTTATTGTAGTGTCATTTGTGCCAAATTCTATATTACTTATAGTGTGTGTAGAACCAGTGAGAACAGGATTTATAGTTGCACCAGATAACCAAATATCATCACCCACTTTAAATTTAGCTAAACTGTCAATAGTTATTATTGGATTATCACTTTCTGAAGTTATAGTACAAGTATAATATCTAATTTCTCTTTCTTTCCATAAATATTTTCTAAAATAATCATTATTTACTATAGTTGACGCGTTTGGATTATCAAAATCAGATAAATTTTTGTCCCAATCGATTTTATGTTCGGCTGGTTCTAAATCTATTATATTATGTAATCTACACCATTTCCAAAATATTTCTTCAGTTGGCGTTCTTTTTTCTAATGGATTATAAAAATCCGAATTCATTGTTAAACGTGTCTCTCTAAAACAAGCGTCTTGATTTGCTATATAATTCCTAATTGATTCCACTAGTTGATCTGCATATTGATTATTTGTTGGATATCCACTATTAGGATCGAAATTATAAGTATTGATACCGTATTCTGGATCAATAACATTGGTTTTTGTGAAATTTAAAACTTTTCCACCAGAACTTTTATCTATACCGTCACTTCTAGGAATATTTAGTAAAACGAATTTTGTTACTTGTAAATTATCTTGTGATGAAGAATTCACATCATTTGCAGCCGAAGGAAATGAAATAAATGTGGTACCCTTCTCTCTTAATCTTTTATATAGGGGACAACTTGCCATTTAAATTTTATTTTTCTTTTATATATTAAATTTCAAAGTGCATAAAAAAATCTTTTTTAAGGATACTTTTTGACTGTTTTTTATTTAAATAATTTTTTTATTCAGTAAAAAATTATTATTTTTGTATTAAACTTTTGATAATTCATATTGTTCTGGAAATATTTATAAAATATGAAAAATTTCATTATTGTTTTAATCGGATTAAGTATATTATTTGGTACTATTTTTAGTATCGCATTAATAGTTGTCACCTTTAAGGGTTGGAAATTAAATAAAATAAGCAAGAAAGAAGATTGGAAATCATATATTATAGCAATTGAATATTGGATTTTATTAATGATATTTTGGATTATTTATTTATATTTATTTGAATTTAAACAATAAAAATTATTCACATTTTTAAAAATAATGACATTTACTATTTTCTCTGATTAAATTAAAAAAAAAGAGGGCAAAATGCCCTCTTTTTTTTTGAAATTGCGGTGATGCAGCGTCACATTACACAATTAAATTTCATTTATATTATCTTCTTCATCTTCTTTTTCTTCATCATCTTCTTTATCTTCTTCATCATCTTCTTTATCTTCTTTTTTATCTTTTTCTTCTTCATCATCTTCTTTTTCTTCTTCATCATCTTTTTTAATTTCAAAATCGATATCTTTAATACCAAGTGATTCAAATTCATCATTTTCATCTTTCCCCAAATCTTCGAATTCTATATCTACTTTCAAAAAGTCCTTTAGTTGTTCGCTCAAATTTGAATTTTCTATATCTTCTTCTATTTCTTCGATTATATCGTCATCTGGGTCTAACGAATAGTCAATGTCGGAATTATACATTTTTTCTTCAAAATCATCATCATCTTCATCATAATCTGAATCTGTTTCCAAGTATTCATCAAACGAAGAAATCATTTCTTCTATTTCGTCAAAATTATCTTTTATTGCAAGATTTTTTAATTTTTTCATAAAAAAATCTTGTGATGATTCGTCCTCATAATCACTATCATCGTCATCATAATTGATTATATAATCTTTTAATTCATCAAAATAATTATCTTTACTCATTATGTATTCCATTACATAGATATAAGACGGTTTTTTAATGTTTGAAGATTCTCTTGATCCTCCGCCAATGAAATCGTTAAAATTATTTATCATATTATGGTTTATTTTTTATGTGAACTTATATATATTATTTATATAATTAAAATCGAAAAGTTTTCAAAAAAATCATTAGTATTAAAATATAGTTGTAGTTTTTCAATGCATCTCAATTCGACGAGATTATCTGTTAAAAATCGGCATTTTTATAGTGGCATACAATATATTCTGGCATTTTATCCAATTTTTTGAACTTATATCCAAGAGAAGACAATTTCATAAAATATATAAAATCGTGCCCATATCCTGTAGAAAATTTAAGATATTCTCCATTTTTCAGTGTCTTTGGAGACTTGTGACTTATACTAGATGTACCTATTGACGCCCATCTTGGTTCGACTACTCTAACGTGTAATTTTGAAAATTCTTTATTTAATGTCATATAATCATTATAATATACGAAATCGTATTTATTTATATCGAATTGTTCTTGTATTATTTTTAAATGGTTTTTGCCTATTACATCATCAGCATCCAAGTAAGTAACAATATCACCGTTGATCACTTCAAATGCTATATTTCTCATTATACCAGAATATAATGGTTGTTTTGGTATAGGGATGAGTTTTACATTTGGTTTATTTGAAAAATTTTCATTAAATAATCTATTAGTTATTTCACAGCCATCAGAAACTATTATGAGTTCTTTATCTTCATATGTCTGATTCAAAAACGAATTAACGGCTCTTTTGAATTTTAGATCTAAATTTTGTCTTCCAGGCATACTAAGAAAACTAGCCATTATAACGGATATTTTCATAACAAACTTATTTTTTCCTTATATAAATATAAATCAACAATAAGTTTTATTTCCTATTGAAAATTTTTTATTTTAAGAATTAATATTTATCTTTGTAAAAAGAATTATTATTATTAATATGGTCTATACTAGTAATTTCGCGAATTTGAAGAAATTAGACAAAGACAAATGTGTGTCTATTGCTAGGGGTACACCAAAATTTTTTAATGGTGAAATTTTTTATCCTCTTATTCCTACTTGGGATATGATAATGAATCACAAAAATAATAAAATAACAGATGGACAATATACTTTACTTTATTATGAAATATTAGAAAAAATTAATCCAAGAGAAATAATTGAAGATTATAATGAAAAAATATTTTTATGTTGGTGTGCTAAAAACAAATTTTGTCATAGACATATTTTTGCAGAATGGCTTAATAAATATAAAAATGAATCTTGTAAAGAAATTTAATCATGTATTATAAATTCACATCAGATATTACTAGATTTGGACCAATTCTTTGTCCTTACGTATTAGAAATAGACGAAAATAACATCAGATATAGCAAAAGAAATAAAAGTTTATTAAATAAAAACACAATGACGATAGGCATTAATAATGTTGCTGCAGTAAAAGTGGAAGCATCATTAATTGGTACTATTTTAACTATTTCCAGTTTTGGCGGAGAAGATATTGTTATTAAAAAAATGAATATCCAGGACGCTTATAGAGCCGAAGAAATAATCAATAATATGAAAAAAAAAATTTAAAAAAATCTTGTAAAATAAAAAAAATATGAATACATTATTAAAATACGGTAAAAAATCATCAAATCAAGATGTCGAAAATTTTAAAAATGAAAATCAAAATACCGATGAAGACGTGGTAAGAGAAATAGAGAAAGAAAATGATGATATTATTAAATATCGGGATGAAGATTTTATAGAAAAAATAAAATTAAAAGCGTTGGAATCATATGGAAATTGGGGAAAACATTGGTATTCTTTGCAATACGATAATTATTGTGACAATAATTATCAACCATACTGCTGGAAGCGAAGCGAACCACAGGAAAAAAAGACATCGAATAATGATTCTTTAATTGACACAATTAAAGCTCTTATAAAAGAAAATGATGAATTAAAAACCGAAAAGAAAAAAATCGAAAGAGATCTAAATTCTGAAATTATTAAAATGAAAAAAATCATTATTGATTTACAGGAAAAACTTAAATTCATTGATAGTGATATAGATAGATATAAAAAATATAAAGAAATAGATCCTTACGATGAGGAAAATTGGTGTGATTAATAAAAATAAAAAAAAAGAATGACAGGAATATTTAAAAATAATAAAATCAAGTATAGTACACCATTTATCAATTATTTAACGGGAGGTAATTGGGAAAATGGGTTTTCACGTGTTCAAACAGATTATCCCCAGGATTATGAATATGATTATGTTTCTGAAAAGAATCTCATTGATGGAGAAACATATGAGTTTGAATTAAAGGATAATATAGCTCACATAAAATAAAAAAAATAAAAAGTATAATTACGACGTGAAACCAAGTGAATATAGAATTGTTGAATTTTATTGCTAGTAGATAATTTAAAAAATGCGATTAATAAAAACAAATTATAAAACTAATAATATAATCTTATCGAAATGAACATAAAAATAAACGAAAGAAAAAATGAGATTAAAGAGAAAGAAAAAAGATGATATCGAAAAAATTTTAAACAGGATAAATGAAATAAATAAAATAAAAAACGATCTCAACAAAGAAATTGAAGAATTGAGAGATAAATGTCCACATAATAATAAGAAAATTGGATATTTATTAAATTCATTTGATTCTTACAATATAACTGAGATTTGTACAGATTGTGGAAAAATATTAGGACCTATAACAGAATTAAACATAAGAAACATATGAATATAATAATTTTAATATTAGCAATTATATTTTTAATTCTTTCTATAAATGCATCTTATATTTTTATAAAAAATATAGAAAGCAAAAGACCAAAATGGATGTCATATAATTGGATATTCGTATTTCTTTTATATGGAACAATAGTCTGTCTTGGATATTTCTTGAAATTCATTCTACATCTTTTAAAATAAAAAATCAATCATGAAAAAAATATTTTTAACTTTAACAACTATCTTTATTTTGTCATGTTCTACGAACAATAGACAAATTAAACAAGTTATCGATTACGATAATATTAATAATACATATAGTATAACAACAAGTTTTGAATATCCGGAATCTTATTGGTCACACGTTTATTGTAAATACGGCGCCGATTCTATAATGAAAGTGGAATACTCTAAAGCTGATTCTATTCAAAAATTAATGGACAAAAAAACAAATAAATAAAAATTATATGAAAAAATTAATAGATAACTTAAAGATAAATAAAATTCCAATTATACTATGGTCATTCATAGTATTATATCTGACGATATTATTAATCATTTTAAAATAGATTTTCTTAAAAATTATTTTATGAAATTAAATTTAGAACAAAGAAGTAAACTATTTGAAATAGTTAAAAAACACATCACAAATAATAAAGATAAAGTAAATATAATTTCATCGGATCATCCAAATATGTCATTTGTATATAATGACGATGACTATAAAATTACTTATTTTTATAATCAATTCGCCCTCGGAATAACAACTGGAGATGTTGTTCAAATCACTCTATACGATAAAAAATATAAAAATATTGTCAAATTTGATAGTGGTGATTATATTTTTATGAAAAATAGAAAAGACATGCTTGAACTTGTTGAATATATTCATATCAACATTTTCAAATATGATAAAACAGATAATGATAATCAAATTATAATTAATAAAATTTTAGGATTATGATAAAAATATTGATGATTATATTCGGTTCTTATATATTATCTATTTTCGTTACTAGATATTTAAATCGTGTAGAAGATTGGTCCAAATAATTAATATATAATAATAAAAACATATGGGTTATACTACAGAATTTCAAGGTACTTTAAATTTTAGCCGACCAGCAACCGCAGAAGAAAAAAATTATATTAACTTGATATCACGTACACGTAGAATGAAACGCGATGTCGTCAAATTAATGGAATTATATAATGGAAAAGGCGGAAATCCCTTTGCCGATGGATATACACCGGAAGAAATATATGGTGTCGATGGTGAATATTTTGCTGTAGATGATGGTCTTAATGGTCAAAAATATGACGACTCTATCGTTGATTATAATGTCCCACCTGGTCAAATGTCCTACGTTTCTATTAGAAAAGATGAAAGACCAGCGTTAGAAATGGCGAGGATTTTTAATGAAAATAGAAGAAGAATTAACGATGGAGATTGTCAACCGAGTTTGTGGTGTCAGTGGGTTATTACTGAAGACGGAACCGGGCTGGAATGGAACGGTTATGAAAAATTTTATGAATATGAACATTGGCTAAAATATCTCATAAAACATTTTTTTAAAAAATGGGATATTAAATTGAATGGTGAAATTTTTTATTATGGAGAAGAACCTGATGACAAAGGAATCATATCAGTAAAAGATAATATCGTTGAGTTAAAAGAAATAGAAATAAAAAGAATATTTACACCAGAAGATCCTTATGGTGAAGAAGATTGGAACGAATAAAAAATAAAAAATGAAAAAGAGAGAAAATCAAATTTGCATGTCTTGTCTTGGTGAGTTTCCAGATAAAGATATTTATTGGATTAATAGAATCAATTGTCAAGTTTTACATTGTTTAGATTGTATAGAAAAAAAAGGAATTGAAAAATATATTCCTTACTCAAAACCAAGAAAAAGAAAAACAAAAGATTAATTTTTTAATATAAATCTCATGATACAAATTGTCGAATCGCCAAAAGAATTGTTGATCAAATCTCCAATTGAATTATTTTTAGCTGGTGGTATTACAAACGTGAGAGATTGGCAATCAGATTTGATAGAAAGATTGTTAATAGATAGTGAAAATAAAATACACGATTATCTTTCTAACGTAGTAGTATATAATCCTAGAAGACAATATTTCCACAATGAAGTGGATGAAATTATCAAACAAATTAATTGGGAACATTGCAAATTGAAAAAATCAGATATAATTAGTTACTGGTTTGCTAAAGGTTCTCTTAATCCAATTGTTTTATTGGAATATGGTAAATTTGGATTATCGAGTAATAAACCGATTGTTGTTGGTATAGACGAAGGATATGAAAGAAAAATGGATATTGAAATTCAAACAAAATTGTCAAGACCTGAAATTAATATAAATTATAATTTTAAAGATTTTTATTATAATGTATTAGCTGAAATTAAAAAATTATGCAAATAAGAAAAAAAATTATTCAAATAAGAAGATTATTTGGATTTCAATGGTTTGATAAATGGTGGTGGAAATATTTATTAGAAAAACCAGATTGGTATTCTAAGGGTTATGCATCAGGATGGACAAGATTCTGGTGTAGAGCAAATGGTCATCGAAGTGGAGTCTGGTGGAATAATCCCGGTAGTGAACCAAATATGAGATGTAAAAATTGCGGTGACGATTTAGGTTAAAAGAAATATGAAAAGTGATTGGAATGTTTTTATTATAAATACATTATTGGCTTTTGTAGTGACATTAATTTTTTATTTCACAAATGTTGTCGGTAATAATGAGTTTGAGAGAATTGTCATTTTTCTCTTAACAATTATTTGGTTTTATCAAATGGACATTTATAGAAAAAAATAACAAAGGAGGTATATATGATAGTTTTTATTTTAGTAATTGGATTAATATTGTTCTTATTATTATTGACGTATTTTCATCAAAGAGAACAAAGAAATAATATGGAAGAAGATGAAAATTATGTTGAACCAAAAATAGAAAGGGAGGAGGATGAATCATGAATTATACAATCACGTATGATAATATTACTTGGACTAATGATTCAACAGATGTTTTCAAAACATATGAACAACCAGTTGAACAATCTGTTGAATCATATTATTTAGATTACAACACTATAATTGATATTAATAATATGAGATCAGAAATCTATAACCTTAAAAAAGAATTAGAAGATTCTAAAAAAATCATAAATAAATTAGAAAAATTAATATTTGAATTTATTGATAATCCAGATAAAATAAAAAGTATAAGAAAAATAGATCCTTATGGTGAAGAAGAATGGTGAAAATAAAAAACGAGAATCAAATTTAATAGAGAAATATAAAATGTCATCTGATTTAGCATATTCAATGATGAATAACACTATATCAGAATATTTGATGTTGTATAATCATCGATTTAACACATCACGAACCAGAAAAGAAATTGTTGATGGGATATCAATGAAAATTGAAGAACAAAAAAGACAATTTCTTGACGATGATATAAACTATGAAGTAATATGTAATGAAACAAATAATCCTGATATTATTGTCGATATTCAACATTTAATAGTCGATGTGGATATAATAATAAATCATTTTCATTATATTTTACATTATCATTTAGGAGGAGAAGAAGTAAAAAAACCAACCAAAATAATGAATCAAATTTTTACAGACGAAGATCCTTATGGTGAAGAAGATTGGGGGGAATATTAATAGATGAAAAATTAATTTTAATATATAAATAAACATGAAAATAAATTTCAATCACACAGAATGTTGTTTAATGATTATCATTGTTATGATTTTATCATGCTGTTGTAGTACATCGATCAATATGGTAAGAGAAAAGGAATATTCATTAAGAGATGATATAAACAAAGATATTATTGAAGTGTTTTACAATAATGATACTGTTGGTAAAACTAATATGATATATTTACCTAAATAATACATGTATAAAAATTTTTACAGATGAAGATTATTTATCTTCCCATTTTTCTTCATCGTATGGATCTACTATTTTTCTTTTGATCTTGGTTTTTTTTATAATTTCTTTTTCTTCATCTGTCAAATTAAAAACATTTGATAATTTTTCTCTTTTTTTCAAATTTTTAGATAATATATAAATATCATTTATACAAGAGGATATTTGCTCATTGTTATTTTTTTTAATTGATTCAATCAATTGCAATTTAATATTTCTTAATTCTTCCTCGATATCTGGATATTTTTCTATTAAACCCTCGATAACTTTAAATCTTTTATTAGTAATACCTAATAAACCAATTGATCTTAAATTATTATATAATTTCTTTAATGATACTTTAAAAATTAAATTTAATGATAATGGAACATAAGAAACTAAAGCGATCGCTCTAAAAAGATCTTTCACAATAACATTATCTAATAATAATCCAAACCAACAAAAACTTCCAAATATACTTGTTATGAATAATGATGCCCAATCATTTATATTCATTTTTTTATTTACGAAATCATACAACCCTTCGTTTACAAACTCTTCATATCTTTTTATATTATTCATGAAAACAATTATTTTCTTTATATATTAATTTTTTTTATTTTTTTTTGTTTTTATATCTTGAAATTAATTTTCTTTTAGATTTTTCTTGATTTTTAATAATTTCCATTTTTCGTTTTTTAATGATTTCTTGTTCAACTTTATTTGGTGAAGGATTACATCTACAATATAAATTATAGAATGGTTGTGTATTTTTAATATTTATTATATTTTGATCGACTACATATTTATTACCGAATTTATATTCTGGTGTATCTTCACCCAACCAATAAACATCGTCATCTATTTCAAAATTTTTATCAAAAGCAAATCTTTCAGACCCATTTGGATCCAAATAATTGATTCTATATCCTCTTGATTCCATGTCAGAACAATAAGGGGATTTATCCTTACTCAGAGGCATTCTGGTATTAAATGCGTATAATTCATTGAATTTTTTAATATGTATCATTATGTCTGGATTTAAATCTGAAATAAGTCTCGTGGATTTACCCTCCTTATACGTTTAGGTTTAAATGTATCATCTTCATTATAAGAAACAAACCAAAGTCTTATCACGTCTTTTTTGGGCATCAAAACGAAACTATCGTCTTCTGGATCTTCACGATAAATATCAATTAAATCTTCACTCGAAGAGTTATCAATTGACCAATATTTTCCTCTGGAAAATTCTGGTATGGTTTCTAGCGGATTTTCATTTTCTCTTCCGTGATAAAATCTCATATCTTCAACAATTTGTCTGCATATGCCATATTCCTTCACTATTTAATCCTTCTTTTAATCCATCAAAAGATTTCTTCTTTTCATGATAGAAATGATCAAAATTCATAATATTATCCATGTTGTTTTTATTATTATATATAAAATAAAAAAATCTTTTATTGGAAAAAATCATTGAATTTAAATATATAATTTTTTATTTTATAAAAAAATCATTAATTTTGTATTATGATATATTTTACATCTGATCTGCACATATCGCACACCAACATTATTCGTTTTTGTAATAGACCTTTCAGCGATGTTCATTCTATGAACAAACACATGACAGAAACATGGAATAAAATAGTTAAACCAGAAGACGAAATTTACATATTGGGTGATTTTTCTTTTAAAAATACTAAGAGAAGAATAAGGGATGCTATGTCCAGATTGAACGGTAAAAAATATATGATTAAAGGTAATCATGATCGTTCAGACGAACTAAATAATCTATTAAACTCCAAATTAATTGAGTGGTGGAAATATAATTATGAATTTACTTATGAATATAAAGGAAAAAACTATACAATTCTTTTAAGTCATTATCCGCATTATCCAACATCAGATAATGTTATTTGTTTATATGGTCACATTCACGAAAGAATATTATCTGACGTTATTAACGGAGCTTTTAACGTCGGAGTAGATTGTGTTGGTTATGAACCAATTTCAATTGAAAAATTAATTGAACAATATGATATAAACAGAAAATGAAAAATGTTTTTTAATATATAATTAAAAAACAACACAATAATGAATAATATAATGGATTTTAAGTCATATGAAGCCAAACAAATTGGTTCGATTAATTCAACCACAATGGAAACCCTAACATCATATTATATATGTAATAAATGCAATAATACATTTACATCTTTTAATGAACTACCAGCTAATTGTCGTAAATGTGGAAACAATGACATGAAAGAAATATCTGTATTTGATTATTTTACTAATTTGAAAAAAAATGCTCCCCCAGAAGAATATAAAAAGGAATTTAAAAAGAAAAAAGAACGTGAAAATACAATGATCGATTTAGTTGGTCTTGGGAAATTTCAAAAAATGAGAAAATTTAAAAAGGGGATTAATTAAATAAAAAATCTTCCGACATTATATAATTCAATAAATTTTGTTATTAATTGTTCTTGAACATACACTCTTTTATTTATATCGTCTGTCGCTGGAGTTTCTATCGTTATTGATCTATGTACATTACCTATAGTAAAAAGATAATCATCAATAGTACCATCCCTTTCATTTAATATTACTCCATCTTTAGTTTTGCCTTGATATGTTTTACCATCAGGTTTTTTTCCAAAATATCGATTTCCTATTTCTTGTAGTTCTTGACAAAAAAAATCAGGTTTTGCATCATTTATTAATTCGTAAATAAAAAAATGTTTTTCATTTACATCTTCATGACAAGACAGAAATCCGTTTTTAGCTAATTCGCTAATTCTAATAAAATTTTTATTTAATATTTTTCCTTCTTCTGTAATTTCTGGTTTTCCTGATTTTGTTCTAAAATATCCCGAATTAATACTTTTTAAATCAGCATTAAATCTTATTCCTTTACTAAAACCAAAAGGATTCATAATTGGAATGAAAGATATGTTAACATGAATTTTCATCAATTTTAATTTCATAATAACATTAAGTATTCCCCAGGGTCCACCGGATTCTTCGCCGTGAACTCCGCCCATGATTAATATATTTGGTCTGCCTTTTTCGTGATCATTTTGAACATGAAAAATAGAAAGATCTTCTATTTTACCAAGTTCTTCTATTTTTAGACCTGATTCGAACATACGACTATAATAGTAATCTATGTCATTTGTTTTATGACCGTTGTACAAATTCCATATGTATGGTTTAAGTTCTCTACCGTTTATAAAAATCGACTTACTCATTCTTATTAAATTTCGGAAATTATATTTTCCCATTTATTATTTATCCAACCTTTAATATTATAAGGGGATTTTATATTTTTTTCTTTAATAAAATTTACAATTGTTGTAAAATTCAGTGCAATAAATGTATTATACCCCTTACCAGGTTCTCCCCATTCCAATTTAAATTCTTCATAATAAGGATTAAAACTTTCATTTACTCTCATATTTGATATTTTTTATTTTTTATATTTCTTCAATTTTCCATCCCCAATCTTCTTCGCCATATGGATCTATTTCAGGATTTTCTATTTTTTTAAAATCTTTAATTTTTCTCATATTATGTGGGCTCACCCACCAATTGATTTCTTCTATATAATATAATTTACCAAAATATCTATAAAATGCTACTATTTCACCATTAAAAATATTAGTATGAACATCAGAGTCATAAGTTATATTGTCTATAGTTCCAATTAATCCATCTAATTCACGTTCATCAGCGTTTCCTCTTAAAACGACTTTATCACCAATTTTAAAATCATCATCGATATTTTCTTTTATATACGTTGAAAAATTACTTATCATTTTTTTTAAATAGATTTTTAATATGATATTCATCATCGATTTCGTGATCTTCAAGATCTTCAATTTTTTTTTCGATATCCTTATAGATTCCTTTAATATTATCTATATTTATCCACAAAAAATTGCCATCGCTCCCTCCTTTGTCTCCATGCAACTTAAAATTGAATTCCACTAAATAACTATAGGAATCGCCCATTGACTTTTTAACCTTATGTCTTATTGTTGCTATCTTATTATCGATATCTAGCATATTAGAATATCCTTTACAAACTATAACATCTCCGATAAAATAATTCAATTTTGGTTCTAGTCCTATAATTTGACTTTTCTGAGGTTTTTTATAATTTGAATCAAGATAAGATTTAATTTTGTGATAGTCTGTATCGTTAAAATAAAACATGAAACCATAAACACCTACAATGTTAGAATATTTTATAAGTTTTTCATTTTTTAATTTTTCTATTTGATCTTTTTTTAAAAAAATAACTTCGCCGCTTGGAAATCCAACAACATAAATATCATTATCTTTTTTTGATAAGTTGATAATTTCAACTTTCATTTCTTTATCTACTGAATGCCCATTAAGATAAACTTGATATACATTATTTACTTCAACACTATTAACCATCATGTTTTTAATAACGTTGGCTTTAGTGTACCAAATACAAGTTTCTCCAAGTAAAAGATCTTTTATGTTTTTTTCGGCCAAAGTTGCATCGCCTTTACAATCTGCAATTATAGTATTTAAATTGACATATTTAGGTTTGAAATTTTCATATAATTTATTTTCACTTGTGAATTCTTCATCAATCCATTCTTCTTCACCGTATGGATCGTCTATTACATGTTTTAATTTCATTTTTTCTTTTTTTTGTTTTATTCTTTCTTGTTCTTCTTTCCATTTTTTAATATCATCTTCACTCGCTTTTTTTAAACGATTAAGGTATATATAATATGAAGATCTAGTATAATCATCATTATTGCTGCCATCGTGTAAACAATCATCGAATCTTACATTAAATTTGACAGTTGCGACAGCAAGTGTAATACATGTTATAATACCAATTTCACCTTTAAATAAAATGTCGTCCATTCTTCCGTTACATACTACCACATCTCCAACATTAAAATCGTCTTTACTTTCGTAAATTTTGTTTTCGTTTTCCCATTCTTCTTCACCATAAGGATCAACATCACGATATTTCAATCTCAATCTTTCTTTTTCTTTTTCTTTTTTATCGTAAAACGCTTTACATTTTTCTTTTCTTTTATTATATTCATTTTCGTCCAAATAACAAGATATTTTCCTATTGTAAATTGGTTCATATTCGTATCCGTTTTCGTCTATAAATGTATAATTGTGGTTATCTGGTTTAATGACATCCATCACATAAATCGAATATTTTTGTTGAAGGGAACAATTTTTAGATGTTGTTCTATAGACATCAATAATAACTCTATTATTTTTTAAAATATCCATTAAATATGCACAAACAGGACCATAGTATCGATTATTTTCAAATGTTTGAAATTTGTTTTGAATTTGTTCTATTGTAAATTGATATTTAATAGATTCGTTTATATAAGTTAAATAATTTTTCATTTATCCTATTTTAATTATTTCATTTTTATTGTATTTTGGGGGTTTTCCATATACGGCAATACCAAATCTAATATAATCTCTCACGTCATCTCTATCATGCCATCTTTTCATAAAATCAGAATATGTTAAATATCCCAAATTATATAGAGAAGGTTCACTGAATATTAATCTATTTTTACTATATCCGATTGCAACCGTATAATGCCCACATTGCCATTCCTCAGTATAATCTGTCTTATTACCCCATGCCTGTATAGAAACCAATACCGGAATATCCCTATTTATATAATAAATTAAATCATTAATTGTCATATTTTCTCTACAATTAGTTTGAAGTCCGTTCATATTTAGATATTTAATAACTTTATTCATGTCAGTGCCTTTTTGTTCGTTTGAACCTAAAAAGTTGGCTACTTCCATTTCTCTAGTGTCAATGCCATAATATGCTAATATTGTATCAATTGCAGCTATTGCACATGTATAATCTGTAGATTGACGATTATCAGGAAAATTTATTAATTTTATTATATCATTTTGAGATTCAAATAATTGAGTCAATTTTTCCATATCTTTTCTTATTTTTTACTTCTTTCAATTGAACTAATTTTTTATCTTTAATAATTTTAATCAATTCTTTTATTGTCATGTTTTTTAATTTATCTGTTTTTTCGCCAAATTCTACTAATTTATTGATATAATAATCTTTCAATTTATCATATTCTTTGAATTTTTTCAATTTTTCCATATCAATATTTTTTATTTTTTGACGCGTATAATCTTCCTAATTTTTCAATTGGCATATTTTGTAATCTTTTTTTATCTTCTCCCAATTTAACTAATTTCAAAATAAACCATTCTCTTGATCTATCAGATCTTTCTTTTTTAGTTTTTGGATCCATTCTATACATATATTCTTCAAAACTTTTTAAATTTTCCATATTGATTTGTTATTATTTTTTTTATCAATTTATCCTTATTTCCTTTATTTTTAATGATTTTAAATAATTTTTATATTCTTGGGTGAATCTATTATTAGAACATTTTAAATATCTTAAATTCGTTAAACTTTCAATCCCTTCTAAACTAGTTAATTGATTATAAGAACAATCCAATTCTCTTAAATTAGTTAAATGTTCAATGCCTTCTAAACTAGTCAATTTATTATTAGAACAATATAATTCTCTTAAATTCGTTAAATGTTCAATGCCTTCTAAACTAGTTAATCGATTAGTATTACAAAATAATATTTTTAAATTCGTTAATTGTTCAATACCTTCTAAACTGGTTAATTCATTATTATAACAATATAATATCTCTAAATTCGTTAAATATTCAATTCCTTCTAAACTAGTTAATTCATTATTATAACAATATAAACTCCTTATTTGATCTAATAGCATATTTTGTTTTTTGGCTAACGTTATTATAGGTGTATCGTTATCGTCGTTCCAATCTTCCTCACCATAAGGATCAATGTCTTGTCTACTTAATTGTTCAAATGTTCTAAAATTTTTTATCATTTTATATTTTTAAATCTTTTATAATCTTTTATTTTTCACTCACGAATTGTTCGTATTTTATGATACTATATATAAAAAAGAAAAAACAGAAAATAAAAAAACCACATCAAAAAGATGTGGTTAAAAAGTCATTGATAAACTAAAATTAAACCGATACTTCCATTTTTAAATTAGCATGTGATTTATAATTTTCAATAATTATATCATCATATCTAAAGTCATAAATATTTTTAATATTTTGATTTAGGATTAATTTAGGAAGATCATAACCTGTGCGTTCTAAAAGTTTTTTCATTTGTTCTATGTGATTATTGTAAATATGCACATCCCCAAAATTAATTATTAATTCACTCGGGAACATGTTAACCACTTTAGCTATCATGTGTAATAATAACGCGTATTCGGCAACGTTAAATGGACTTCCTAAGGCAAAATCGCAGCTCCTTTGATACATTTGCATAGATAATTTTCTATTCGGAAAATCAGAGTGTTCTGACATTGGTTTCAACGGTAGTTTATTATCAACTAACCATTTTGAATAAGAATGTAATCTTTCTTCGTTGTTCATTTTACGAGAATATAATTGAAACATTAAATGGCATGGTGGTAATAACATATCATTAATCTCATCAGCTTTCCATGCGTCTAAAATTAATCTTCTCGAGTCTGGATTTTTTTTCAATTCTTCTATGAGATAATTTATTTGGTTCACTCCTTCGTGAACAATCAAATCCAATTGATCACCCGTTCTTTTTTTCTCAATATATCCACCATAATTCGTCCATTGTTTACCATAACCAGGACCAATTGAACCGAATTCTCTGGCAAAATCATCATCTAAAATAATTTTTGATTCGAATTCTTTCATAGTGAAATCTGGTAGTTCTGGACGATATTCTCTGCTTTTCATGTATTTTTTATAAGGCCAATCACTCCAAAATGTCACGCCATTATCTAATAAGTATCTTATATTTGTATTACCGAATGATCCATATTTATCTTGATCATAAGAGCCAAGAAACCATAAGAGTTCGTGTATGACGGACTTAATATGAATTTTTCTAAGAGTCAGCAAAGGAAAACCTTCATCCATGTTAAAACGCATTTGATGCCCAAACAATGATATTGTTCCGGTTTTCGTTCTATCCATTTTATGGATTCCACATTTTAATATTTTTTTAATGGTATCTTTATGTTGTTGATCTACTTTATTTGGCATATTAATGTTTTTTTTATATTTCTTTTATTTTATTGAATCGTGATGAATTAAATATCCTTTTTTCTTTTCGTAAAAATATGTCTAAAAACACTCTTTTTGTTATAGGATTCAATTTAAATTTATTAATCATTATTTTCCTCTTCTTGTTTTAATTTCTGAATATAAATTGCTTTTTTTATTTGATTCCTGCGTTCAGCTGATGGTTTTACGTACTCTTGTCTATCTTTTAATTCTTTCATTTGTTTGGTTTTAGCTACTTTTCCTTTAAGTATTTTAAGAGCCCTATCTATTGTCAAACCATTTTTTAACGTCACTATTAACATTATTTTCCTCCTTTTTTACTTTTATATATTAACATATGAAGTGTGATTTTTCATATTCTTTTGATCGTTATCATTGTATAATAAAATCAAATAATAGTTTTAAAAAATTAAAAATCAACTTCTCAGTTTGAATATATAATTTTAAATATATCTATTTAAAATTATATGGTAAGAAAAACTAAAGAAGAATGTATTGAAAAGTTTATGAAAAAACACGGATCAGTTTATGATTATTCTTTAGTGGAATATGTGAATAACATTACAAAAATAAAAATATTATGTCCCATTCACGGAATTTTTGAACAAACACCATCGGTTCACTACGTGAGCGGATGTCCTAAATGTTTTAAGATACAATTAAAAGATTTTATTGAAAAATCATCTACATTACACGATAACTATTACGACTATAGTTTAATCGATTTCATAAAGAATAATAAACAAAAAGTAAAGATAATATGTCCAAGACACGGAATTTTTGAACAAAGGATAGATGGGCATCTTACCGGTAAAGGATGTGTTAAATGTGGGTTTGATAAACTAATCATAGGTGCAGATAGATTTATTGAAAATTCAAAAATGAAACATGGTGACATATATGACTATTCTAAAGTAAAAGAAACTTATGTGAATCAAAGATCGATAGTGGAAATAAAATGCAAAAAACACGGATTTTTCAAGCAAATAGCATACAATCACTCACACGGAAATGGTTGTCCTACTTGTAAACACGACAGTAAAGGCCAAAAAGCAATAAGAAAATATCTTATAGAAAAAAATATTAAATTTAAAGAACAAAAATCTTTCAATGAGTGTAAATATAGAAAATGTTTATATTTTGATTTTTATTTACCATCTTATAACGCTTGTATAGAGTACGACGGCGAACAACATTTCATACCAGTAAAAAAATTTGGAGGTGAAAAATTATTGAAAGAAAATAAATTAAGAGATTCTATAAAAAATAATTTTTGTGAAAATAATAAAATCAATATTCTGAGAATTAGATTCAATGAAAATATAATTGAAAAATTAAATAATTATTTTTCAACTAAACTTTTGTAAAGTTTTTTCCTCTTTTCTCCAACAATATTAATACATAGATTTTCTTTTACATATTCATATAAATTTTCGCCGTGCTCTCTGGCAACATCAGGATTATCAGAATAAAACTTCATCTTCTCATACCACATCTTTGGTTTATCTTCATCGATTAAAAATCCTTTTTGCTTACCGTCTTTCTTTCCTTCAATATCATCGATAGTATAAGGTCCATAGTTTGACGCAATTATAGGACAATGATGTGCACCGGATTCTATAATCTTTAAATTCGATTTATAATAATTAAACATATTATTATTTTTTAAGGGAGCTAAGCAAACATCGGCTTCATTGTACATATGTCCGTAAGTCAATATGGGTCGTGTCCAGCGTCTTTGATAAAATTCGTTTATGAATTCTTCGTTTATTCCATAATTAGTATCATCAAAAGTATTTAGATATGTTCTATGATTATTATTTGTTATATATTTACCCTTAAAAGAAAAAATATCTTCAAAAAATGTCCATTGATTTGTTCTAGGATCACTTCTCATAATCATCCCCTTAGGAGTTCTGATCCTTAGATCATAACCACATACAAAAACTTGCGACTTTTTAAGGAATTCTTTATCAAACATTTCAAAGCTTTGTTTCAATAATCTCAAATCTGGCATGTGACTTATTCCTCCTCCCCATAAAAATCTAATTTTATCAGATGGTCTTCTATTAAAGATCCATTGTTGTTCTTCTAGATTAACAGCGTTTTCCAGTACCGCCACATTTGGATTTTCTTCTTTAATCCTATTTGAAAATAAAGATGTTGTAGTAGTAACACAATCTGCTTCTTTTATGCTTTTAATAATACTTTCATATGCCTTTGATTTCTTCCATATATCATAATTTAAGTGGGAAGAGTTTAAAATCCAATAATCATCTATATCAAAAATTATTTTTATATTATTTCTTTTAATAATATCCATAAAAGCCAAAAAATATTCTGGTTTTGCAAATGGAATTGATTTATTATAAAATAATATATTGAATTGTCTCATATAATTTTCATCCAATAAATTTAATGTAGAATCCATTAAAAGACGAATTTCAATATCGAAATCTGGATCGTTTATTGATAGATGTGGCATATAGTTTCTATAATACCCCACGCCATCATTATCACTCGACAAAACTAAAACTTTTATCATGTAAAATTTTTTATTTATTTTATGTCTAATTCTTTATAAAGTTTTATTTTATGATAATAATTATCACTTTTAAAAATTAATATATAAAAAAAATTGAAAAACTATTATAATAAATGATATTATCATATAAAATTTTTGAATCCGAAATGAAACCAAAACCTGGTGATACTGTTGTGTGTGTTGGCAATATTGATGATTTAAAAACTCACAATCACGTTGGTATATTAAGAAATAACGGAATTGAATTTTTAAATAGATTCAGTGACAAATTGCACGACTTGAGAGGTGAAATAAAAACTAAAAATGGTTGGTTTTTAATTGATCCTTCTTGGGTAAAACCGTTTTTTGATAATGAATCATCGAAAAATCTTCCAGTTTTTTATTCAAATAATTTTAAAAATATATTATCGTATAATTTAAAATTTCTTTTAGATTATGAAAGAATATATTATACTGATGTTTCTTTCATCGATAAAACCAATAGAAACGATACTATTTCTTGTTTGAGTAGAAGAAATTTTGATAAATTGGAAAACAAAAATGATGTTTGGATAACACAAATGCGTCAAAATATGAGAATTGGTGGATTTATTAAAAAAATTGTACCTGAGGAAAATCAAAGAATGATTCAAGACTATACAAACGAATATAAATTTTCTTATAATCTAAGTGAAAATTATTTATGCGATTTTAAAATATACAAAGGAATTGATATGGCTAAATGGTTTTGGGAAGTTAATTATGCTTATGGTGGCGGATCTCTACATGGGTCTTGTATGAAACATGTTAAATCTCAAAGGCGTTTACCTATATACACAGATAATCCAGATAAAATAAAAATGTTAGTTATTAAAAACAAAGAAAATAAATTACTCGGTAGAGCCTTATTATGGAAATTAGATGTACCAAAAGGAAAAATTTATATGGATAGAGTATATAGTGCTGAAGATTATATAGATAAATTATTCATTGACTACGCAAAAAAGAAAGGGTATTTAACTAGATTTGATGTTGATAAAAATAATATAACAATGATAGTTAATATTGAGAGAGACTTCGGTCCTCCTCAATATAATCCATATATGGATACTTTTAAATTTTTTATTAAAGATAAGAATTATTTGACAAATAGATTTAAAAATTTTGGACCTGGCGATTATTATGAATATGTCGATCATGATTAAAATTATAAAAAAAAATATTAATATATATCATCATGTTGAAAAAATATTTCAAATATATAAAAGAATCAAATGATTCTACCAGTATGGTTAAACCAGATCCATCGGGATTAAATGAAGTTTTAAATAGCAGAATAAGTTACAAATCAAAATATATATCCAAACTAAACGAAGGCATCATGAAGGTCAAAAAAGATGTTTGTGAATCTATGATAGAAACTCTGAAAAAAGATTTGATCGGAAGATTAGTTCTCACGAAAAATGAAAAAGGAGATTTGAAGATATTGGATGTCAAAAATGTAATAGTTGAAAAACATGGTGATGATTTCTATCCAATTATAATAGAAAATAAAGATAAAAAAAGCATATATATATATGATAGTAATGAAAAATCAAGAATATTTTTTCTAGACGATTTTATGACTTTTTTTGAAGATAATTTCTTAAATAAATTATTATGTTTCAACGGTAAATCAATAAATGGGAGAAAAGAAATGAGATTTACTAAATACATCACTGGAATAGGATTCAATCAAATGAAAAATGGTAGCGATCAATTATTGATAGAAGATGATAATGGAAATAAATATATACTATATCATACCGAACCAATTAAAATATTAGATATGAGAGTTAAGGAACTCGATCCATACGGTGAAGAAAATTGGGAAAATTAATTTTATAAAACTTTCATTCCTGACATTCTAGTGAAATAGAATTAGTACTAAAATTAAGTGTACCTACAATCTCAATCTCACCTGTAGATTTTCTAAAAACAAAACATGCAGCGTCTGTATGTTGTTTCCAACAATTGTATGATGGAATACAATTACCTGACGTTCCATAACCGCCTGGATTTCCATACATATCACAAGGATCAATTTGTATTTTTACACTATTTCCTATACTATTAATTTCATCTTGTGTTATTTTATGAAACCAGTATCTTGATTGATCTCCGGTTAAATTATGGATATTAGAATAATCAGAACATTGTGGAAAATCATTCCAATTTTCAATTGTAGTTAAAGTAACTCCTGTTCCTTCCTGAACGTATCTGTAACAATTTGTCCATCCTGTTGGAGGACCATATTCAGAATTACACAATTGATTTGGATATATACCAGTACATGGTTCAATATTATTCATATTAGCATAACCAATAATAATTGATTTATTAGAATTATATTTATTAACTAAAGAAACTTTCCAAAGAGATCGAGCACAACTATGAGTACCTTGGAGTTCCCATGAATACCCATTTGGGTATGTTATTCCACCCAATGATGGATAAAAAATTTCAAGATAACCATCTTTAACGCAGGGTTTAAGTATCTCTAAAGTATTTGATCTCACATTACAACCATCAATACAGTTAAATGTACACACAAATTTTTGATGTTCGTTAACTTGGATTTCTATACGATCTATCTCATGCGTGTTTGATATAAAAACTAATGTTTCACCTATAAGTTCATACCATATATAATCTCCAGTCATATCTGGCGGAATTAATTCACTCTTATACAATTGAACGAATTGTCCATCAATAGAAAATTCCGTATGAAGTATAGTTAATGACCTTGTGTCACACTCTAAGACTGTCACTTCTATTTCATTCGATGGTACTATATTAGGACCTATTAAACAAGAGTAATCGGTAATCATACTACATCTTACAACATCGTTATTATTTAAATCACAGTGTTCAAAATTAATTCCATAATGTACTTCCGACCCGGTACAACCCGTTATCGCCCATACATGATTCCCATTCACATACCATTTAAATATAGTACCAATGGTTGTTCCACTAGCTTGTGTATAAGAAACATGCATGTACACCGGTGAACCCATAGGCACTGGAAAATTAGTATCACTTACTATTGCTATATCTGCTGAAAGTGATGGAGTTATGTTGATTACCATTATTTCACTACCTACTGTATCGTATATAGGACATTCCACATTAGATGTCATTATTACGTCTATAGTATCACCATTACTAATATTTCCTTCAGGCCAATAAGTTTGACCATAACCCACCACTGAAAAATTTTTACGCCACGTATAAGTTGGAGAACTTCCACCAAAAGAGGGATTTGCTATGAAATAAACATCGTATGAATTTTCTGAACACATGTATATTTGATTCCCGATTATAGACACATTTTCATCACTAGCAGTTATAGATACAGACGGAAGAACTTTCTGGACCACGGATATATAGATAGTATTTGAAGTGAGTGTTGGATGTCCACCTTCGGTTATTTTACATAAAATATTGTTAGTTCCAATTAACCATTCATCATAATTCAATTCGTTCGAATTAGTACCGACTACAGTTCCATTTACTTTCCATTCATATGTCGGTGTTGTATAACCTGTTTGACTTGACCAAAAATGACCCATATTTATTTATTTATTTATTTATTTATTTATTTTTAAAAATACCTTATAGGCAAGACTCGTAAGTAATTTGTTCTCAAACTAGCTTCAAGATCGCCACTTGAAAAATCAATGTATTCGGAATGTGCACTATCACCAACAACGGTCGATGACCAATATGGTATATTTTTTGGTACTGTAGCTGGAAGAACATTTTTATTATAATATATTTTAATTAAATCTTCTCTAGTTGGTAAATAACAATCAGTATAACCCTCCATAGAATAATTCCAACATCTATTTCCAGCACACCATTCACCACAGTCCCAATCCACTATAGTTTGAGTGTTGTCATCAGCGTACCCCAAATATTTAGTAGTAAAGAACGATTGATACAAGCACCCCCATTGGGAATCTTCTATAGTATATTTACTTGCTATTATTCCATGTACTTCGCCAGCTACATATCTATGATCACCTGGTTGAAATATATAGCAAATAACTCCTCCTTCATAATACCACCCAACATTAACAGATAAAACTATAATGTTTGATGTCACAGTATCTACATTTCTACAACTATCGTTTGATCTCATAATACATTTTACAGAAAACGGACCAGGTACTGGAAATGTAGCTGCACTGCCAACATAAGGATTTCCAGTATATTTATATACATCATTGACATACCAATCTATACAGGTGAGGAACCCTCCATATATTGGTGTTGCTGTGAATGTGTTTTCTTGACCAACCGTACCTGGATCTGCAGTAATAGTTACTCCGATGACATGTGAATAAACAGTGACAGTTATAGTATTTGAGAACACAGGGCTAGTACAAGGTAAACTAGATGTTAATTTCAATTTTATTTCATCGTTATTGCTTAATTCATATGGCCAATAATCATCAGGATTTTCTTGCGGTCCTTGTGCAGGATAACCGTTAATATACCACAACCATTCCGGTCTTTCTCCCGAATTTGTATAATTTTCCGCTTGAAAATGATAGTTTTGTGTATTCCTGAAACATATATCACCGCTAGGATTTTGCTCAATCGTGACAGTTGGGGTTAAATTTTGATATACTGTCATAGTAATCGTATTACTGGTTCTTGAATTTGCTCCACCTAGTTCTGTTGTAATACATTTTATTGCATCATTATTGTTTAAATTATTACTGCCATAATAAGCACTATTTGTGCCAACATTTCCTTCATTAATTTTCCATTGATATTGTGGATTTGTGTAAACATAAGTAGTCGCCGTAAAGTTAACTGTGTGTCCAGAACATATATAATTATCATCTGATATTATCATAGTATTGTCTGAACATGTCGTTGCACTCATATCGGTAAATATTAAAAAATTATGAACGTTACCTGTAATATTTATTGTTATTATGTTAGAAGTTGCTGGATTATCTGTTATACACGCACAGTCCCCGGTCATGACTAATTTAATAGTATCTCCATTTATCCAACTATTATTACTGTAAATAAGATCAGTGCTAACAGGTGTTGTGTTTTTATACCATTGATAAGTTTCAAGACCACAATTACCAACTCTATTTGTTATATTAAAATCAACATTAGTACTAGCATTAGGTATCTGTATTGTACCAACACCATATCCCACAGCTCCTATATTTACTTCACAAGCAACTGTGGGGAGCACATGTAACGTTAATGAATTACTAGTCGCGGGATTTCCGTATAAACAAGTAGTTAAACTAGACCACATTTTACATCTTATTATGTAACCGTCTACGGGATTATAGAATTCATAAGTACTGCCTGTTTCATTTGGTATATCAATCCATACTCCACCAGTAACATCAGTATCTAAACTCTGCCATTGATATGTGGGAGTTGTTCCGCCACTTACTGGTGTTGCTGTTAATGTTATTAATCCATCAGAACATCCTGTTTCCGGATAAGCTGATATTGATACACTAGGATAATTATTTTTTAATACAGTGAATTCTATGTATAATGGGTCACTCGTGGCTGGATTTCCAGTGGCACATAATTCGTTACTAGTTAATTTACATCCTATTCTATCTCCGTTTTGTGGTATGTATTGATATGTTGATTGAGTGGCACCGGGAATAGGATACGGATCAATTTCTTCATAATACATATACCATTGATAAGCTGGTAATGATCCGCCATTCACTGGAGTTGCTATTAGAGTAACAGTTATGCCTGAACAAATTGTGACACCGCTGGTAGGAAAACCATCAGCCTTTATAGACAAACTGACTGGTTTATTTCCATAAATTTCTATATAAGCTGAATTTGAATAATTAGTTTGCGGAGTAAAACACTCTTCTGTTATCATTTCACATCTAATATAATAATTGGCTATTGAATTGTCAACAATTGAATAAAAATATTTTGAATCAGCTCCATCTATTGACACCCAATCAATCAATTCATTATTTTTTTTATACCACTGATATGTAGCAGTTGTAACATTTGTTACTGCACTCAATGAAATTGTACTACCTGTTGTGCAGAATAAAGATGTACCTGACGGTGTTATTGAAAATGTGGTATTTACAGCTTGATTAACATCCATTGTTATTGAATTAGATACTACTGTACTTGATGATGCACAACTATTACTAGAAGTTAAATAACATTTAATAACATCTCCGTCAGCCGGTGTATATTCCATAGTCGTTCCAGATCCCATATAAATATCACCTTCTTGATCTTCTATAGTTTTCCACCATGCATATGTTGGATCATTTCCTTGATTCAATTGATAAAATATCGAATATAATATTGATGGTATATAATCAACATAACAAATTGGGTTTTGAGATGCTTGTATAGTTATTTCCGGAGTAACAATAGGAAACATTGTAATATGTATAGGATCTGAAATTTTTACACAACCTTCCGCTGAAGTTGCAACAACATCATATATTATATCATAATATATATCAGCGCTAAACACGTTTGAAGTTTCACCTGGAATATCTATCCATCCTGGCGGAATTGAATCAGTATCTAGAAATCTCCATTGATAAGTGGATTCGTCAATCTCTGGTGAAAAATATGCAGTTAAAATAACTTGAGAACCATAACAAATTCCAGTACCAGGACTTATAGTTACTTCTAAGGTGTAATAATTTAGATTATTTACAGTAACAGTTATTGTATTCGATGTTACTGCCGACGGAGAAGCACAATCCAATTCGGATGTTAGTATACAATAAACTTCATCTTTGTCTAAAAAAGTATTACCAGTATAAATATAACTATTTGTTCCAACGTGTTGTGGGGGTTGTAAATAATGCTTTAAATACCAATCATAAGTTGGATCATCTCCACCATTTAAAGTATCACCTGAAAATGTAATTGTCATCCCACTACATATTGGATTTTTATCAGCATAAATATCTATTTCAGGGAGAAAAGTTCCTTCCACATCAACATCAATATAATTTGATATAGCAGTCGGTGTTGATAAACAGGCTGTTGAACCTGTTATAACACATCTAACTGTATGTCCACTTAGATTAATTATGGAACTATTGTAATATTTAGAATTTGGAGATCCTGAAATTTTACTAAAAGCCATAGGAACAACAGATAAAGCTTTTTGCCATTCATAAGTAGAAACAGATTCTGTTGTAGTTGCACTAAAAGATATATTACCGGCTGATGTACAAAATGGAGGTACTGGATAACAATCTATACTAACAGATGGTTCGTGTATTCCAGTGACAGTTAAATATATTGGCGAAGAGTTTGCATATTGTATTACCTGACATGTTGATAGAGTTTTTATTCTACATCTTACTGGTAGAGTATTTCCACTTTGACTTATCAAATAACTTATTCCTGTCGAATAATATCTAGAATTTGGAGACCCTGATATATCTAACCAATGAGCTCCTTGATATTTTTGCCAGTAATAATTTGTTACAACATCGCCAGTTGTCGTGGCTGTTAAAGATATATTACCACTAGGCGTACAAAAACTCGATGTAGGTGGATTTCCGTCTGCTTTTGGAATAGATTCAATTGAAACAGTTGGTAATGTGGTAGTAAGATATTTTACAGTTATCGTATTTGTGACACCGGATGAATAACAAGAAGCACTTGTTGTCAAAACACAATATACCACATCATCTTCGTTTAATTTTTCCGAATAATATGTACTGTAATAACTATAATAAACGTCGCTATTAATGTGCCAAGCATATGAAATGATACCGGGATATATTTCTTCAGTATCAGCGATAAACGTGACACCTGAATAAGGACATATATTAACATAACCACCAGCGGATGCTGGTTGAGAACTCAAAGAAGCAACTACTATTGTTTTTTGTGTGACGTCCATGGTTATGATATTCGATGTTCCAGATATAGTCACACACTGTAATGTTGAACCGCTAGACATAATACATTTTACTTTATCACCGGTTGCAAAATTACTCCTCGAATAATAATTTTGATTTTCATCAATGACGAGTTGAGTCACATCGTTTACGTACCAAGCATATTTGAATAAGTTGCTAGCAAAACCACCAGAATTTGTAGCTAGGAATGTGACTGTATCACCAGTGCATATAGTACAAGTTCCACCCGATGACAAAGGATTTGATTCCAATGATACACTAACAATTGTATTACCTGTTATAGTAATGAGTATTTGATTGGATTTCGCTGGATTATTTATTGTGCAACAATGTAAATTAGATGTCATATTACAATAAACGACATCTTGATCCATAAATGTATTTCCAGTATAAATATTACTATTTGTTCCAACATAATAAGTTGTTTCTGATCTAAATAAACACCATTGATATGTTGGAGATGACCCCCCGTTTGTAGGTGTAGCAGTAAAAGTTACAGTTGCGCCAGAACAAATAGTTCCCAATGGGGATTTAACTACACTGACATTGGCTTCTAGCGCCGTTAAGAAAATCATTTGTATTTTATTTGACTCTAAACCTTTTGAAAATAATTTTGAATATGCCATTACATAATATTTATAATTCTCTACAGTGTTTTTTGTCGTGTAAGTGCTATTAGTTTGTCCCTTTATAATATAATCCGTTCCATTAGTATTTTCATAATACCATTGATATGTGTAGTTACCATCAGGATCAGTAGTTGCAGTAAATGTTACCTCGTCCCCTACACATATGGGATTTACGTCAACAACAATCGAAACATCGAATCCCAATAAATAAATTAAATGGTTATTTAATGAAACAGTCTCTGGTTCCATCTCGATTTTTCTACCATCGGATCCTATTATATCGGTATTATATAAAATGAGTCTTCGCACGGTTTAATGTTATTTATTTCTATATATAAAAAAAATGTCGGGTCATTTTCAATGATTTTTATTTTTTTATATTAATATATAGTTTCATAAAAACAATTTTTAATTATGAAGATAAAAAGATTTAATGAAAATAAATCAGTGAATGAAAATTCTTTTAAATATATTGAAAAAGACGATGAAATTTGGATTTCTAAAAAATCACTTCAAATTTATTTCACTCGTGTTTTGAATGGATTAAAAGAATTAAAATCAGAAAATGTTAACGATACTTTTCTTAAAAATGGATTAATTATGTTTACAAAGGCGGTAAAAGAGAATGTCGACGATACTGGCGGAAATCCATTGAGGATCCTTGATCCTTATGGTGAAGAAGATTGGAACGAATAAAAAATAAATATAAATATGAAAGTAGTTGAATTGAAAGGCGAAGATATAATGATGGCATATGATGGTCACTATTTATCAAGAGATTTTGGATATTCTTGCGCGAATTTTAACACACGTGATAGATTCGCCACTATTGAGAATGATGAAGAAATGTTTCGATTTTATACTGAAAATAATAAAAATATTTCTTGTATAGTGGCGTATAATGATATTGATAAAATATCAGGAAGAAGAATGTTTTTCAAGGGTAAATCTCTAATAAATGATAAAGAATTTGAATATCCAATTAAACAAGGTAAAGAAGTAAAATACTTATACGGATATTATGGTAATAGATATAACGATACTTATTTATCTATAAATAGATTTTTTTCATCTAAATACGGTAAAGGATTAGTTTATATGGACAACGGGGTAATGAATAATGGTGTTATTGATGTAAATATTCCAAATTATTTTATAATGCAAGTAGAAAAGGCAGATTTTAATAAATATCCTCCTATTGATTTATTAAGTATTTGTCCAGATTTAAAAGCTTTAGCTAATTTTAGACCAAGACAATATGTTATTGATGTTTTAGAAAAAGATTTCAATAAAACGGATTTAAATTTTTATCAAGCATATAGGTATAGTCCAAATAAAAAAGGTGGAAATTTTAGCTATAAAACATGGGCAGATAATTATAGATTAATTGATAATATTGAAGAAGAAGATGATGAAGAAGAAGAAGAAGATTATCTTGACGTATGATAACATTTGATATTCAAACTACAAAATTAAAAATGAAATTTAATATATAGTATTATGTTAACAGATTTTTTTAAATTAGAACGATTAAAATAATAATAATATTATGGATATAGAAAAAATAAAAAAACTCAAGGATTTAACTGGAAAGTCGTTATCAGATTGTAATAATGCTCTTGAAAAAACTGACGGCGATATGGAAAGAGCTATTGAAATTTTAGAAGGAAAAAGGAAAAAAGAAAAGAAAATTTTTAAAGTTGGTGACGTTATCATATGTATAAAAACAGATAGGGGCAAATTATCGGATGATTGTTCTGAATTCTTGAAAACATATAAATATTTCAAAGTTTTGAACGTGAACGAAAGTTTAAACATAGATATTGGGTATGTTACACCAGATGGGAAAACTTTCTATTTTTCACCAAATAGATTTGAATTAAAAGATAAACCAAAAGAACCACCTAAAATTATCCAAAAGGATAATGATGATTCAATAAAAAAATATATTGATGTTACAAAATACAAATATAAACGAAAACAAGACTATTCAAATGATGATTGGTGGGACGAACCATTTAAACCATAAAAAAATTAATAAAATGGAAAAATATAAAAATTATAATAGAATTTACGAGGAATGTGGAACAAGTTCTAATGATGAAATAGATTCAGGATCCAGATTCAAGGATCCTTATTATGATTGGAAATATAAAAATCAAAAAAGTGATCTTTTGCCAAAAAAAGAAAAAAAGAAAGGTGATAAAAAAGTATTTAATATAGGTGATGTAGTGGTCTGTACTGAAATTAAATCAAAAAAATTACCACAGGAAGCTATTGAATTTTTAAGCACTTTTAAATATTTTAAAGTTATAGATGTTAATGATAATTATAATATTGATATTGGCTATGTGACAGCTGAAGGAACTAAATTCTATTTTAACCCAAATAGATTTGAATTGAAAGATAAACCCAAAAAGAAATTAGATCCTTATAAAGGAGATGAATGGGACGATAATGAATTTAGAGTTGTAGCTGATGAAAGGGGAGAATATAAAAAAATTACTGAATTAGAATGGCAAAGAATGCAATTAAATAAATAAATGATGAAAGAAAAAGAATTCATTCATGTTAAGAAAAAAAATTAAATAAATGGAAAAGTATGATAATTTCATAAAAGAAGCTATGAAATCGAAAATCAAAAAACCTTCTTTTGCTAAAGTTGGAGATTTTGTTCTTTGTAATGGAATTTTTAATGATATACAAGGAACAAGTGGTAAAATAGCAGAAATTACTAAAATAGACGATGAATCGCTGAAAAAAGGATATTACACAACAGCACCGGTTTATACTTTAAAATTCAACGAACCAGTTGAAGTTGCAGTGTATATAAATAAAAGAGGTTATTACGGCAATTGGGAACAAAAGAAAGAATGGGAAAAAACAGATACTCTTACTTTTCCATTGAACATGTTAAATGGTCTTTATGCAGGTCTTCCTGTTGTTGAAATTATTCCTGCAGAATATGTTGAAAGATTTAAAAGAGGCGAAATCACTAAATATAAATCCAGTGATTTGTTCACTTCATTATTAAAACAGATTAAATTTAATGTTAAAGAAGATTATTATGATGCTTCTTATTTTGATGTCGATAGAGAGAAAGAAGATCTATTTTCTTTTATTCCAATTACTAAAATAAAGGAATTGAAAAATATAATTAATGAAGATGAGATATATAGATCCAGATATCGTCAATCATCAAAAATAGGAAGAGTCTTTAAAAAATTAAATGACGAATTAACTGACGTTCAAATTGAAAATTTTGTAAATGAGTACAAGGCAGCTTGGAAGGCCAAAATGGAAGATTTAGAAAATAGATTAAGAGTTGTTACTGGAGACGATATAGTTTATTGGTATTTGAATACGAGATATGCTAAAGGTAATGGAACATTAAATGCATCATGTATGCAGGGACCGGGGGCTCAAAATCAGATAAAATTTTATGCTCAAAATCCAAATTGTATTGCATTGGCAATTTTATTAGATGATAATGATAAATTATTAGCCAGAGCTTTAATATGGAGATGCATTGAACCAGAAGGGGTTATATTTATGGATAGGATATATTCAGTCAATCCAGAACACGCAAAAATATTACATAATTTTGCAAAAGATAACGGTATAATGACAAAAGCTGATGGATATAATACCAAACATAAAATGAAAGTTAAAATAAAACCACCATCTAGTGGATCATGGCCTTATTTAGATACTTTCGTGTATAATTCTGGTGGAAAGGATAAAAATGTATTAGTTAGTGCATGATAGATTATAAAGAATTCATTAATGAAATGGCGACAAAATCCGATATGAAAGTCGGGGATTATGTCTATTGCGGTGGAAATTTTAAAAATGTTGAAACACCCACTAAAGGAAAATATGCTAAAATCATTGATAGAGAAATTAGACCTATCGCTTGGGATTATCCAACAGAATTTTTTACATTAGAGTTTGATGAACCGTTGATATCTATGACTATGAATAAAAATAAAGAATATTCTAAAAGAAAAGAATCTAATACTATTGAAATATCAGCTAGACAATTAAAATTGTTAAACGTTATTCCAAAGGAAGAATATGATAAATTTAAAAACAGTGGATTAATGTCATATGAAGCTACTAATATTTTTAAAAATATTTTGAAAACGATAGAATTCAAAGTAGAATCTAATTTCTTAGATATTTCATATTTTGATATAGATATAGAAAAAGATGATGTTGTTTCTTTTCTACCATCGAATAAATTGGAAAAATCTGTTGAATTAAAAGAAGATCCATATAAATCAAAATTTAGACAAGTATCTAAAATAGGCAGAATATTTAAAAAATTAAATGATGGTTTAACGGATTCTCAGATCGAAAATTTTGTCCATGAATACAAAGCTTTATGGTCCACGATTATGAAAAATTCAGAAAATAGACTACAAGTGGTTAATGGGGATAAAATTTCATATTGGTATGATGGAAAAAAATATTTACCCGGTAAAGGAACATTAAATAGATCTTGTATGAGATATGCGAGCATTGTGAAATTTTATGATAAACACCCGGATAAAATTGCAATGGCAATATTATTAAATAGTGATGATAAATTATTAGCTAGGGCTTTAATATGGAAATTGGATGAACCTAAAGGTGTTATTTATATGGATAGAATATATTCTGTAAAATCCATGTATGGTAAAATATTATTGAATTATGCACATAAAAATAATATGAAAACTAGAGCGGAAGGTTGGAATGTTAAAAACAGAATGGAAATTAAAATAAAACATAATGATTATCTTCCATATTTAGATTCTTTTAGATATGATTATAACAAAAAATTATTTATTAACAAATGATAAAATATTTAGATTTTATAAATGAAGTGATGTCATATGAAATGAGAATTGGTTATTACGTTTTTTTTAATAGCAATATTAGAAATAGTCAAACACCAACAAAAGGAAAATACGCGAAAATTATAAAAAACAGTCGCCCCGTTGATGGTATAAGAGAATTCACTTTAGAATTTGAAACACCTCTTATTGTCAAAATAAAGGATGATAATGGAAATATAATTGGTAATCAAGAAACTAATACTTTAAAAATAAATTCTAATCAAATAAAGACTTTGATAGTTATTCCACCAGAATTTATAGATTTACATAAAACCGGATTCAATATGAAATATACCACATCTTCTATATTCGGTGAAATAATGACAGATCTGAGATTTCCAATAAGAAACAATCAATATTTAGATGTATCGTATTTTGACATCGATCATGAAAAAGACGATTTTGTTACCTATCTACCATATAATAAGATTAAACAATCTCAAGATTCAAATGAAAATCCGTATGAATCTAAATACAGACAATCATCTAAAATAGGGAGAATATTTAAAAAGTTAAATGATAAATTAACTGATCAACAAATAGAAAATTTTGTTCATGAATATAAAGCAACATGGAAAATTATTAAAGGAGATGTTGGAGATAAATTAAAGATTGTATCCGGAAAAGAAATACCATATTGGTATCTAGTAGATAAGTATGTTCCAGGAAATGGCACTTTAAATAATTCTTGTATGAGATATCCTAGCACACAGGAGAGAGTCAATTTTTACTCTAGATTTCCTGAAAAAATATCAATGGCTATTCTACTGGATGATAATGATAAATTATTGGCCAGGGCATTAATATGGAAATTAGATGAACCGGAAGGAGTTATTTTCATGGATAGAATATATTTTGTTAAAATTTGTCATAGTAAAATTTTAGAAAACTACGCCCATAAAAATAATATAAAAACTAAAACTGAAGGTTGGAATTTGAGAAATAAAATGACTGTAAATTTATCATATAATACCGGTGAACCTATGCCATATTTAGATAGCTTTAGATGGGATCAATCAACAAATAAATTAGTTAATAAATGAAAACTAAATTTGAAGATTTTATAAACGAACAATATACACTCACCATAGAAGATTCTATGGATGATTTCGAAGTTCAAGATGTTAATTGGTTATTAGAGTATAATATTTCTGATATTTGGAAACAATATAAAGAAAATAAAAACACAAATGATTTTATTAAAAAATATAAAGATAGACTTTTGGATAAAAAAGATAAACTCATCGAAATAAGCAAGTCCTGTTGGAACGATTTGGTTAAAATTATTAATAATAAACCAGAAAATATATTATCTTATTTTGATAATATATACGACTGGGCAGATAAATATGGTGTAAAAATAAATACTAAAAAATGAATCATATAAAAAGTTTTCAATTATTCGAAAAACAATTTAATCCAATTAAAGATGATTATGTTATGATAACATATTCATTAACCGGAGAACCAGTTCCTGTTAAAATAAAAGAAGTTTTAAGAAACAATACTGGTTATATTGTTAGTTTTGATGTTGATGGGAGTACGGTTAAGGGGGCTCCCGATGTTAGAATATCAAATTCGGATATAATATCACCATATAAACCAATTAGAAGTCCTGTTGGAACCGGTTTCATATCAACTAACACTAACATGGTTAACTTTAATTCTAGACAACCATCCAATGACATGTATTTATGAACTACCACTAAACTAAAGATATAGTGGTTTCTGGAACTGGTTTCTGGAACACATTATCATTTAGTTCCATTTCTTTAAGCGTTTCATAGATTACGCCAGACGAATCTGGTCTTATTTGGTCTCCACACCCGTAATCAGTCGTTCCAACTGATATATTGTTAATTCTATATCCTTCGTTGAGGATATTAATTGATGCATTTAAATCTCTATCAAGAATAGTATTACAATTATGACAAGTCCATTCTCTATCATTCAATGTCAATGAATTGTTTATCCAACCGCATTTAGAACAAGTTTTACTTGAAGGAAAAAACCTATCTATATGAACTACAGATTTATCATTCAGCAATGATTTATATTCAAGAATATCAATGAACTTTGACCAACATACATCACTAATTGATTTTGATAACTTGTGATTTTTCATCATACCTTTAATATTCAAATCCTCTAAATAAATAGTATCAAATTCTCTAATAAGATTTAATGTTGTCTTATGAATCAAATCCATTCTTGAGTTGGTAATTTTTTCGTGTATTCTCGCCACTTTGAGTCTTTGTTTTTCATATCTCGCGGATCCCTTTGTTTTTCTTGATAGATGTTGTTGATTTAGTTTTAATGTCCTTTCGTGGTATTTACCAGTGGGGGTTTTTGTTATTGAACAATGTTTAATTGTTCCTTTTACTTTTCTTTCCATTATCATTTCTATACCACCATCATCTCTAAACTTTGGTATCATTAGTTTATTACCATCTATTGATACGAATTGAGGTATAGTAAATGTATTCTTTGATTTTTTTGATTTGAATCTTGGAAATTGAGTTCTCATATTAAAAAATCCTTGATATGCCATATCCAAACATTTAAGAGAATACTGTAGTGTCTGTGAGTTTATTTCCATCAACCATTCATTTACTTTCTTTATTTGTGTCAGTTCAGCAGCCTGGCCATATTGAGAAAATAATTATAAGTCCATCTGACTGAACCAAAATGTTTATTTAACAATATTTTATGGTTATATGTTGGGCTCAATCTGAACTTGTATGTGTATTTAATTATTTTCACTTATGAAAAAATTGTCTTTTTTGTATAAGTACATATTAAAATAATAAGGTCATATTTTATTATTTTTATTTTTTTATTTCAGAAACATATTGAAAATCAAAGATAATTTTGGGTCAAATTCAACAACTACACTAAAGATGTAGCTGTTGAATTTGACCATCTTTTATAAATTATCTTCTTTAATCCATAAACTCTTATTTGGATCATATTTATAAATTATCCTTGGTGTTCTTATTATTCCATCCTTTCTTCGAGACTCATGATATTCAAAATCCCTCAATCGAAAAGTTTCTTCGAAATTATTGCCTTCGACTAGGATATGTTCCCAAGCGTTTTTATTTATTTTCATGAATAACTTCAATCTATTAAATCCAGCCCATTCTTTTACTATTTTCCATTCAAAACTCACGTTTTCATCAATCTTAATGAGAAAATCCTCGCGTCTATCGCCTCTATTTGGTCCAGCGAAATATATACCATAAACTCCTCTCATCCATCTATCTGGATTTACATTATTGAATATTTCCAATAATCTCTCTATTCTTTCATTGTAATAATCTCTTATGGTTTGAGTTATTTCAGATTCATCTGGGTTATATATCCAATGTCCATCTTCTTTAAATTTAAGCGAGAATTCTCTATGAATAGATCGTTCATCCATATCCAATAATCTTTTAACTTCTAAATCTCTTGGGAAAATTTCACCATACCATTTTATGACTCTTTTTAAAGTTGATCTATCGGATATTTTACATTGTTCAGCCAACATTATATCCTTTGATTCACCATCGGCAGAAAGTATATCTCTTTCTTTATGTTCGTATTTTTTAACTTCTATTCTTTTTTCTGTTGGCATTCCTTCGTCTATAACAATATCGTATTTGAAAAAAGTTAATGGGTCGTCTTCAACACTAAAAATGTCATCGTCACTGGATTGCATGATATTTTTAATTAAACCATTTGATCTTATTAGAATATCATTTTTCATAATTTTCATTTTTATATCATGATGTCTTTCACCCCATCCATGTTTTCCAATTAATTGATGCTCGGCCCAATATCCACCTTCTTGTCTGGACTTTAATTTAACCATAGTACAATTTATGCCTTTTTTGATAACAAAATACCAATCATCATCCCCGTATTTTATTACTGTTGTTGGATCATCTTTATTCGGGGCACCCGTGTTATTTCTATCACCACACACTAAATGATAAAAATAATAATCGTTTTTATTATGAGAAATGTTTGCAACTTCATCATATGACAATTTTCTTCTGCCTTCTTCTGTTGTGTCTTTATAAGACGTTTTCCCTAGCATAGTAAATCTACAATCTCTAAATTTACCGCCAATGGTGCCTACTTCTGTTGGACCAACTAAAGATAATCCATAAAATACGTCATCATCAACGTAATAAGGATAGAAAATAGGAAATTTGTTACCACCCTTGATAAAATCTTTTCTTATTGTATCAGAAAAAAGAAGAAGACTTTTTTCAATATCAGTTCCAAATGTGTCGTCTATTTTAGATTCATTTAAAAAATTATAAAAATTTAATATTCTATTCATATAACTATATATATTAATTCCAATTCAAGATAATTTCTCTTCTTGAATTGATTTGATAATTTTTTAAACAAGATTCATCAATTCTACAATACTTTAAAGTATCCATATAAGGGTAATTTTCCTTACCTCCATAATTTATATTTTTTAAAGTGACTGATACTTTTTGAAAATCTTTCATTATATCATCATGCATTAAATGTATCCCTTTTTCTTCAGCATAAATATCAAATTTTATTTTATGGTAGTTATTTGTAGTATAAATTCTATCCATATAAAGACGACCATCGTCTAATTTCCAAATTAATGCCCTGGCTACTAATTTATCTTTTTTATCTAATAATATCAACAAAGATATTTTATCCGAATTATCAACATAAATATCTAATCTATCTTGATATTCATTTTCTTTATAAATTTACCAATTTTCATTTTTTGACGATATTTAGAAATGAAAGGATTTATTGTTGGCATGTCTTCATGCCAATCCGGAGATATTAATGAATATTTATCAAATGGTAAATAAGTTATGGTATCTATATCGTCTATTTCAATAAAAGATACATCTGTTTCTACAGATAATAATACACCTTTAAATATTTGAATACTAATATCTTGATTATATTCTAAAAAATCATTAAAAATCTTAGATATTATGACGTGTTTATATTTGCCTTTTGATTTTTCGAATAATTGTTCGTATGTTTTAAGCTTCATTATATATATAATAATTTTCACACCCTTCTGTTGAATTTGTCAAATAGTTATTTCCTTGAACTCCGTCTATACAAAAAACAGAAAACGTATCCATATATGGATTTCTTTCTGGATCACCGTAATCTTTTTTCAAATATATTATCATATTTTCAAAATCCGGTGTATCGTAATATTTCCATCTTCTCTTTATTGCAAAATCATAAAAAGCCAGTATGTCTTCTTGAAAAACTGTATAAGGTCTATCTAAATAAATACATTTTGGTTTATCTACTTTCCATATTAAAGCTCGACCTAATAACTTATTATTATCATCGTCAGTCATTATTAACATGTTAATTTTATCTTCATTTTCACAATAGATATTTAATCTATCCATACTATTTCTCATACAAGATCTATTCAGACTTCCAACTCCCCCATAATAATTTCTATAATCGTACCAGTATCTTATATCTTCACCCGACACAATTTTAAAATTATATTTATTTAAAATAACACTTTTATAAGCAGATTTATAAAGATCTATTTTTTTATCCATACTAAATTTATTTGTATTTGGATTTATCATCTGAATAAATCTACTTATCTTCATTTCTTGCCTTAATGTTGATGAATATATTTTTTCCAAGGTCTCTTCATCATCCTTCCAAACATTTAATCTTTTTAAACGTTCATTACTTATATATGATATAGTATCTTGCCTACTGGTAATGTCAATATAATTAATATCTTCTATATAAATAGGACATTCAACGTATTCTACATAATCAATAATTTTTTTAAAATTTTTAGAAAATTTTAAAATATTTTTATTTTCTTTAACTATTGGAATTTTTTTTAGTTTATTTGTTATTACCCAAGAACATCTATTTATATTTATTCTTCTATCTAAATCATTTAGAGCATTTGAAAAATAATTATCGAAAACAATACCGCATAAATTATAATATCCCCTATTTACAAAAGCAACTATTCCAGTTTGCCCATCTATGTCCAAATGAAATGAATTACCGTTTTCATCGTGTTTTTCTATTGAACCATAACAAATGATTCTGTCGCCTTCTTTAATTTGATACGAACTTAATGTTTCTTCGTTTAAAAATTTTTCGAAATTTAAAATCATAATATTATATATTAAATTTCGAAAATTATTTTTTAATATATAGATTTAATGAAGAAATATTTAGAATACATAAAAGAAAATATAAATTCAGAAGAAGGACAGTATGTTATATTCAAAGATATAATAGATGTAATTGGATATGATGCTTGTATTGATTTTTTGAATAAAAATGCTATAAATAAAAGAGTTTTTTTCATAAGTGAAAAATTCGGTGATGGTAGTTCTGACTATGAAATATATAAAAACAATTATACTCTTACTACGGATGGTTCATGGAAGGTCATTAAATATATAAAAAGCAATAATCCGATAAAAATACATGTTATAATGGACAATACTCAATCAGGAACCGCTATTGGTCTTATTTATTTAGATCCAATAAGTATCGATCTTAAAAAATATAAACGAATTCGTAAACCCGAAATTGATCCATATGACGAAGAAGATTGGGGTTATTCTGTACAAGAAACAAAGAAAAATGAAAACTTAAAAATATTAAATCTTAGAGGAATTGATGACTCATTTCAAACCAGTATATTAAATTTAATCACATTTCCTAAAATAGAACGCGAAAGAGATCTTATTATCAATTTAATAAATAGAAATGTCAAAGGCAAGAAAGTACTTTTTTATAATATTAGAGATGGTAAAAACACAAAAAAGGAAAGAATTTGTCTTGGTGGATATTGGGGGTATGATGAATACTTAAATCAATGGAATTTTTATATCGTTGGAACAAAAAAAGATTATCTTGTTGACATAAGACGACCCATTGGATATTACGCCGAACAAGAAGTTAAAACCGAAATTCTTAATGCTGAATTGGATCCTTATGGTGAGGAAGACTGGTTATAAAAGTTTTAAATTTCTATTAAATATTTCTTCAACAGTATTTTTATATTTTAAAGGGTATGATATTGAGTCGTGAACAGTAAACAATTTTATATTTGGTATTTTTTCATAAATTTCTTTAATAACTTTTCCGAATATAAAATCGCTTTCCATTCTTTGTAATGTATGTGCCAATATTCTATAGTTATTATTTAATTTTTTGAATTCTATTATATAATCGTATATTTTCGGAAATACATTTTGAAATATTTTATTTTCTATTGAATTTATTCCATTATGCCCAAATAAAACTTTATAAGTCAATAATTTAACATCACTTCTTTTTAAATTATTGAATTTATCTACAATGTAATCATAAAAAAGCCCTTGTTCTGCTAGCCATATAAAATTCTTTATTTCTTTATCGTCTTTATCTAATTCTTCTCTAAGAAGAATCGATAGGAACAAAGGTTGTGAATTTTTAATATCTATTTCTATTATATCTTCGCCGTCAATTTTTATAAAATTTTGTCTTATTTCTCTTTTAAGAATCGTGAAATTTGTATGAAATCTCCCATACTCATCGAATTTAAAAAATAGATAATTGTTTGCTATACTATCTAAACTCGTATAATTTTTATAATATTTGTTTAGTTCTATATTCCCATCTTTTTTCAATTGATTCAAATAATTTATTGAATTTTTATAATCCACTTGTACGTGATATAAATCTTCAACTAATCTTTTTCTTATTTTAGTATCTATTGGACTGTTATTATGATTTGTTATTGAATTTTCAATATATGTTCTTGTATTTTTTTTATTTAATATCGAATCGTTTATTCTAACTCTTTTTATAGTATTTAGATCAAAATAATTTATTTTATATGTTTTGGCCTTTTTATTAACATAATAATTAGAAACTAATGTTATAAATTCTTTTTCTACTAAATAATCTATGTATTTAGAATAATTCATTCCATATTTATTTCTAAGTATTATGCTCCATAGATTGAATTTTATATCATCTCCATTTTCAAAATCAACATATTTTTTATTCGCGAAATAATATTTGAGTATTATTTCATGTATTATATTTATGATATAAGCTGTTTTGAGATTATAATCTTTATATTCAATTTTTTTTGTTTTTGTTAGGTATTCAAATTCACTTGGAATAAATTGATACATATAATTCGTCGATGACATGAGTAGAAAATTTGGTTATATTTTTATTTTAATATAAATTATTTTGAATAAAGTTTTGTTAATTAAAAAATATTTTCTATCTTTGTAATAGAAAAACTATTATATCAAATTAAAATATATACAGATAAAAACATGAAAATTATATTTAAAATAATATTAGTTTTTATTAACATACTCATATTACTGTATTCTTTTAGTAAAACTATAGATAAATTACCTTTGAGTTTAAATGATTTTATAGTATCTATTTTTGCTATTGCCGGGGCTATATATTTAACAGATTTAATTGTCGAAAACATGTTCAATTTTATTCATTACATAAATAAAAAAATAAATAAGGATGAAAAATAAATTGATAAATGACTATTTGAAATATGAAAAGAAAATAAAAAATTTTAAAATAATTGATGTCCATTCTAATATGGAATTTGTTAAAGTTCATTACAGAATTGACAATCATTCAGATATGACAATTGAAATTAGTTTATTGGATTTAATTAATTTCACTTACGAACACACAAATAAAACATTTATAGTTGGTGAATAAATAAAAGAAAAGGAAAGATTATGAAAAATATTTATTTAAAAGAAAAGAAAATAACTTTTAATAAATTTTATTGTTTACGAATATTTTTTTCTAAAATCGAATATATTGCTCCATTAAAAAGTAGTATTAAACTTTTTAGCGATGACTATTATTTTAAATTTGGATTTTGTTTATTTGGCGACATCTTTAATTTCGTCACTTATTGGAATAGAAAAATGGATCACGCTGGATTCAATTTCGAAATAACCATTTTTGGATTATCTTTTTATTTTCATATTCACGATACACGACATTGGGATTTTAAAGAAAATAACTGGAAAAATACATATATTCAAGAATAATTTTAAAATATTAAAAAAACCGGTCAAATGACCGGTTTTTTTATGCCTTGTCAAAAAACGACTTTTTTTTATTAATATATAAGTAAAAAATAAGCTTTTTTATTAAAAAGAAAATTTTATAAATAAATAAAAAAATAAAAATAAAAATATGAAAAATTTAGAAAATTTGTTAAAATTTGATGATTTTGAAAAAAGTTGGAAATCCAAAGAACAAAAGAAAACTAAAAGAACAGAAACTGGTTTAGATATACTAGAAGAAAAAAGAAAATTTAGATCTCTACGTGAAAAAATTGATATCGAAAATGAAATCAATGATGAAGTAGACGACATTGACATCGAAAACGATATAGAAGATGTTGATTGGCAAGAACAATTGAAATCTTTAATAGATGAAATAATCGAAAATGGAGAAAATGCTCAAGAAGTATACGATTACATTGAAGATTATATGGAAGACGAATACGATATTGATGACGACGAAACCGAAGAAGACGAACTAGAAGAAGGCGAAATAGATGATTTCGATGACATCGATGATCAAGATCTCGAAGACGATGAAAATGAAGATGAAGAAGAATTAGGTTCAGAAGACGAAGAATTCGATGAAGAAGACGACGACGATGATGACGAAGAATGATTTCGGATAATTAAAAAAAAATTATTATAATATGTCAACTGTAATTACAACAGGTTTAACAATAACATCATCTTTCGGTAGTTGGTATGTAGGTGAACTACCACTAAGAGCAGATCAATTAACAGCAGATAGATGGTGCATAGAAAAAGGATATACATCAGGATGTACATATACTTCGGACGGTGGAGGTTTCTCGAACGACGGTGCTAGATATATGAATTATTATGGATTATCAGGTGAAGGATTAGTCACTGGAACTACATATCATTGGATTAACCTTTACGGATATGATGGTATTATTACATCAATAACTACACCATAACATAAAATAAGCATTATGATAAAAAAGCGTAACTTTTTTGTTACGCTTTTTTTATGTTATTTCATTAAAATAAATATCAATTTTGTCATTTTTGACATATTTTTATTAATATATAATAAAAAATAAATATCTTATATGAAAAAAAATAAAGCAGATTCAAACGAATTAAATGAACAGTGTGGTTTATTTGATGAAATTAATTTAAATAAATTTGATTACATACAATATAAAAAAGACATGGATATTTTAAAAGAGCTAACAGAGAGAATTATTAAAAACGATCCATTACGGTCAAACATTAAAAATGTTGAAAAATTCAACGATAAAGAAAAATTAATAAACGAATTATCTAAATATCATAACATTGGAAATGAATTGATTAATAATATTAATTTTGGTGAAGACGGCAAACCAGTTGTGATGAATAGAGAATATCATGAAAAAATATTTGAACAAAAAGTAAATGAAAAGAAAAAAGAAACATCTTTTCAAAAAGAAATAGATGAAATGTTGAATTTTAATGTAAATAAGATAAATACAAATGTTGTTGACGATGACATTGTTAAAATGATTAATAAAAAATGTAAGGAAAAGGATGTTGTTTTTAAACCATCTATTCTACAAGAGTTAGAAAAATTGAATATGTATAGAGTTTTTGCAATAGATGATGATAAATTCAGTTGTGCATATTTAGACTTTGAATTGGAAGAATCTGATTCGATGAATAATAAAAATAAAATTACTGAGGACGATTTGTGTGGTTTTAAATCTTTGGATTCAAACACACCTACCATAAATTGTAAATTATTTAGCGCTATGGGTAGATTAAAAGAAAATTATATAGATGTTATAGATAAAAATATAGATATATCTATAAAAGATTATATCAATGATGAATTCGTGAAAAAAGTTAAGGAACTATCTATTAAAAATCGTAATGTAGATAATGTTCCATCTAATATAAAATCGGATTTGGATTTAATAAATATGACAGAAAAGGAATTAAAAACAAAAATTCCAAATAAAATAAATATGATATCTTCTTATATAATTAATAAAACACTTATTAGCAGCGGAACAGATTTTGTTTTATCCTCAAAAAAGAATATCGATTTAATTTTAAAATCTTTCACTGGATATTATAACAAAAATAGTAAAACTTATATGTATAATAAATCAGTAGATAGTAAATTGAATTTTATAGTAAATGATGACTTAGGAAACACTGTTATAATAGGAAGAAATCCAAAAGATAATGAAGTTGGAATAAAACTAGTTGTTAATGTAAAAACATTAAATAATTATCTTTATTCAGATGACGATATAAAAGCGGTATTATTGAATTTCGGCTTTTTTGATTTCGGAAATCATCCGGAATATAATTATTTCAGTTTTGAAATGATTTCTTAAAATTTTATTTTTTATTTCATTGAATTATTTCTTATCTTTGTAAAAAATAAAATTTATTGTGATTAATACAATAATTGGAATTGGAATTGTCATGTTCATATATTCGATGAACTTGATATTTTTATTGTGGTGTTCTAGATGTAATGGTGTGAATCGTAGAAATATGATGAAAGCTGATTTAATTACATTTTATATGTTCACATACGGTCCATCCAATTTTATAATAACAATAATCGTCTTATTTTCATGGGGGTTTAATTCTTTAATTGATTATGTTGAAAAATTAATAAAGAAAAAGAAAGACATAAAAGAAAGAAATTTTAAAATAAAACTCGGTATAATAAGAATAAATTTAAACGATCCTTACGGTGAGGAAAATTGGAACGAATAAAAAAAACAATTTTATTATTGAATATATAGTATCGAACAAAAAAAATAAAGGTTAAATGTATAAAAAAGATTGTTATCATTGTATTTATATCAGACCTTACAAAAAAAATTTCTGTGTTGTTTTGAAAGAACAAATAACACAGATTAACAATTTTTGTTGCAATAATTTCAGAATCGATATTATCATGGAAAGACTGGAAGAAATTATTGATAATAAAGACGATGAAAGTAGTAAGCGGTATATTTTATTTAATTATTCATTAAGACCTATTTTTATATGAAAATTTGGTTTTATATTGATACTTCTTTTATTTAAAATATTTTTTAAAACTTTTTCTGTAAAAGATACTAAATTTTTATTTAATGATAAATGAAAAATGAAAGATATATTATCAGATTTAAAAAAAGAATTAGAGCCATTTAAAAATACATTGGTTATTGGAGATTTCTATAGAATTGTTAGATTAGTGGATGTAGTTGATGGTGAAGATGATTATTACTGGGTGTACGATACAATAAATGGTACTTGTTATTCAACATGTGTTGGTGGATGGATACCATTAAAAGGATTTATTGATAAAGATAAATACGATAGAATGGTTCACGTTTGGAATTTAAATAAACATAGAAAAAGCAATTTAACATAAAAATAAAAATATGAAAAATACAAATTTTATAGGGCAATTTAAAACCAAATCTAATGTTATTAGGGTAACAGATCCGTGTTATGAAAGAGGTACATGGTGTGCCGGTTGTATAGAAGACGCTAAAATTGGTACATGGGAAGTTAGAATCAACACATTTTCTGATAGAATTGCTGAATTACATGCTTATCATGTGGACATCAAAAATGACACCATTAAAAATTCATCATGGACAGAGCAAGATTTTGAAGTTGGTGTTGATAGTGGACAGTGCGGAATATTTGATGATGATATTTATCCGTTTGGCGAAACAGGAGAATATGGTGATGATAATACTTTCTATGGTAAATGTTGTAATTTATCCATGAATGGTGTTGGTGTAATGGATTTCGGTGTTGTTTCTTCAAGTGGTTACGGTGATGGTAGTTATGTGTGTTATACTTTGGAAGAAAAAGGACAAACTGTTGGAATTAAAGTAATATTTATTGAAAACGATTACGAAGACGACTATGATGAGCAAGATGATTACGAAGATGATTACGAAGATGATATAATTTGAAATTATGAACAAATCAGTTAAAATACTCATAGTCGGTTCTGCTGGAATGGTTGGTAGTGCTATTCTGCGAACACTAATCAGTCGTGGATATGATAACATTATCTGTACATATCACAAAAAAATCCCAGAAAAACAAAATGATGTGCGGTATTATCAAATCGATTTAATGGATTCAATTTCATGTAAAAGATTATTTGAAGAAGAATGTCCGGATCATGTATATTATGCTGCAGCTAAAGTTGGTGGAATTGTTGCAAATAACACATATAGGGCTCAGTTTCTTTACGAAAATATGGTCATTCAAAATAATATCATTCACACGTCTTGGTTATCCAATGTTAAAAAATTACTCTTTTTAGGAAGTTCTTGTATCTATCCAAAAAACGCTCCTCAACCAATTAAGGAGGAGTATTTACTCACCGGACCTTTGGAATATACTAACGAACCTTACGCAGTGGCTAAAATATCTGGATTGAAACTCTGTGAAAATTACAATCTACAATACGGTACTCATTATATATCTGTCATGCCAACCAATTTATACGGCCCGAACGATAATTACGATCTTCAAAATTCCCATGTTTTGCCAGCATTAATAAGAAAATTCCACGAAGCCAAGGTATCCGAATCACCAAACGTGACTATATGGGGTACCGGTTCCCCATTGAGAGAATTCATGCATGTAGATGATCTATCATCGGCTGTTGTCTATTTGATGGAAAATTACGATGGGAACAAAATAGTAAATATCGGATGGGGAAAGGATATTTCAATTAGATGTTTAGCAGAACTTATTCAAGACGTTGTTGGTTTTCAGGGTGAGATATTGTTCGATCATACTAAACCAGATGGTACTCAACGCAAACTCCTGGACGTATCTTTACTTCATTCATTGGGTTTCACTCCGACAATTCAATTGAGAGATGGAATTGTCAACACATATTCCGATTTTTTATTAAAATATTCATAAAAAATAAATATTACAAAAATAAATATAAATAAAAAATTGAAAATTATTCCAAAACAAAAAACCGACGTACAATTTGACGGATTTAAAAAATTAGATACAGATTGGGTTATTCCTTACTCTGCGATTATAAATAAGGAATTTTCTGAAAGATATGATAAATTAATAAAAGATTATGAACAACTTTCCAGTGAAATATATTGGAATAATTTAATATATAGTATAGAGATTAGATTTAAACCGGTAATTGGAAAAACGTATTATTTGTATTTAGAAGACGATAAATATTTTTTATCTCTCATATCTCCAAATGAATGGAAAAGAAATTTTATTGGAGAATTTAAATTTGATCATAACGGAAAATGGAACAAAATATAAAAATATTAAAAGACAAACAATTTGATATAGATGGATTTTTTAATCATATTGATAATTTAAATGAAGAGACATTCGATATATGTGAAATGTATAAAAAAATGATCGTAAGTCTCATTGATAATATTCAATATGAAAATGAATTCAAATTCGAATTGCCATTGAGCGATCAAAAAATCCATATTTTTTTAGAAAATAAAAAAAATATCTTAAAAGTTATAGATTATATTATTAAGCATCTATATACTTTTGAAATATATGAATGTATAAAAGATTTTATGGAAATTAAAAAATATTACGAAGAATGATATTCAAAGAATTAAAAGAATATAAAAATAAGTATTTTGATAATTGGATTGACTTAATTTTTCGTTTTGGTATACCAGACATAGATGCCAACATGGAATGTATGTATGGGAGGTTTTATTCTGTTCGTTTTATTTGGTTTTTTGACTGTTTGGATATTCTTATAAGATAAGAAAATATTACGGTGAATTATACGAAAAATATTAGTAATTCACCGTAATATTTAAATTTCAACAGATAAATTGAATTCAGTAATTATTTTTTTAAAATTTCCTTACTGGTCTGCTATAAGCCAATTGTGATGTTGATGTCACACCTGGTTTAAGTAAAGATTGTCTATTAAAAAATAAATCATAATAGGCACGTAATCCCTCAACTATAGTGCTAGACCAATGAACACCCTCAATATTAAATGGTCTTGGATAAACACTATTTTGCCAATAATAAGCCACTAATTCTCTAGCTTTAGATAATTCGTCTATACTTGGTAAGTACCAATCATCGTATGTTATGTCATTCACAGTGACTGTATATTTTTCACATTCTTTTTTACAATTACCCCATGTCATTGCTTTTAAAGATTTTTTAGCTATTATTTTACCATTTTGTCCGTCTTCTGTCAATTCAAACACATAACCTCCTTGATATTCATCACCAATTCTAGTTACAGGAATAGGTAATTTTCCTTCTACTCCTTCTTCAAAATCTCTAATGAGTCTAATTTTTTGTCGCACTGTTCCATTATATTTACGAATTTTCGCATTTTCAAAAATAAAACCATTGTATTCAAACTCATTCTCAGTTTTATCAATAGCTAAGTACTCAATATTTATATTTCCCCAAAAACTTTTCTCTTTCTTTGGAATGAGAACATTATTATCATATAATAATTTCCAATCATCAACAGTTGGTATTCTCCAATCATTATATCCAGCATATCGGCATTCTTTAATTGTACTAGTTATCGTTTTAATGTAAGATGTTGCACCATTTGGAAACGATATATAATCTTCTTGAGCAACTAAAATTCCAGTTTTTTTATCGGGATTTATAGATCCTACTATGCCTCCCATGTATTTTTCACCTATTTCCATAATTTTCTTTTTTATTGTATATATAAAAAATAAAATTAATATTTTTATTAATTATTTTATCATTCAATATAGACAACAGCATTTAAATAAATGTTTGTTGGTTTATTTGTCCAGTAATCTGAAGTTGTCATATATATTTCTAAATAATCACCAGCATTTACCGCTGTATTTAATGAGGTATTTGATACTATAACTGGCGTAGTAAATGTTGTAGTATTTTGTCCAATTCCAACTGAAGTTGAATCGTTTATGGATATTGTAAATGTTGTTCCAGAATGTGTACTAATTCCATTAGTGAAAGTTGCATATACATAACAAGCTTTTATTGTTCCAGCGTGAGGTATATAATTCCTTCTAACTCCTCTAGTTGTTGAAGGAGCTAATGTAAATTGGCTACCAAAGTAATAATTTGTAGATACATTTACAGTCGATAGAACAGCAGCATTAAACTGTAATGAATATCTATTAAACGTTGATGTATCTAATATTACATTTCCAGTTAAATTAGGGAATGTTATTGTTTTATTTGATGCTGAAGCAGCACCAGTTAATATAATTACTCTATCACTACCATTATTTAATCTTAAATCGCCATATGTTTCAATATCATCGCCAGTTATTAATTTATCATCGGTTTTTAATGTATCTGCTGCACTTCTATATAGGTTAGTATCAGTACCGAAAAGTAATCCACCCGCTGCTGTAGTACTAGCTGCAAAAGTTAATCTTGAATCTATACTTGATGCAGTACCAAGACCCAAATAACCGGAAGTACTAAAAGTAGCTACAACGCCACTCCCAAAAGTATTATTATTAACCGCAATTTGTACTCCTTTTGTTGCTCCTCCTTGTAACATAAGATAACTATTATAATACCCAATTTGGGCACGATTATTTGTACCATCAGATGATATTTGCATATAAGAATTTGTATTTGTGTTATCACCGATTCTTAAAGCAGCTCCATTAACGCCAACATGTAAAGGAGCATCGGGAGTGGTAGTTCCTATCCCCAACTTTCCACCACTTGTTAATCTCATTTTCTCAGCATTAGTGGTTGTGGTAGCTAGAGTAGTCCAAAATCCTATATAAGTTCCGTGTGCTGTGCTTGACCAATTTTCTTCGGCTGCCATTACCAAACTAGATGCATCAGTAGTCATCATGGATGTTCCATCATAACCTCTTGCATTTAATGTACATATTGAATTTTTAGCTAATAAAGCAGTAGGACTTGATATTGATGTGTTCCATCGTCTTCCTACTAATTTTCCTGGATTACCGACATTATCAAGGATCATTACAGTATTTTGAGTACCCCCAACAACATGAAAAGGAGATTCAGGAACTCCCCCAGATAATCCAGTAGTTCCTATCCCTACCCAACCATTAGCTGATATTCTCATTCTTTCAGTTAGAGTTGAACTAGATAGCGAAGTAGTTGAAAATTGCAGATTAGTACCCAAATGAGTAGAATTAATAAACTCTTCTTCAGCTACACAATTTATCCTAGCTTGAGCTCCTGATGCAAAAGTTCCTACTCCTGCTGCATTATATGCCCCATAAAAAGTAATTCTACCTAAAGCATCACCACTTGATAATTTTGTTGGTGAAGCCATAGTACCTCTAGCTCTGGAAAATCTATAATTCGGACATGTTCCAGCAGTATCAGAGTACATAGAATGATATAATATTGGATTAGAATTACTACTTAAAGTTAATATAGAAATATTGGCAACAGATGTACCTATAGCTAAACAAGTATCACCAGTTATAAGTACATTTCCTGAATTTAAATTCCAAATATCACCAGTTGTTGAACCACTCCATAATGCCATGCCAGAACTTCCTGATGTTCCAGTTTTTCCAGATGAACCAGAACTCCCTGATTTTCCTGAACTTCCCGATGAACCACTTTTTCCTGATGATCCTGATGATCCTGATGATCCAACACCAACTGTTGTTGATTTTACTAATCCATTAGTTGATGGATCAATATACAAATAACCTCCAGTGTTCAAATCATACAAGTATGTATTTCCAGATAAAAATAGATTATCTGTATATATTGTATTTGATACCGAATCAAAATATAATTCAGTATCCACTATAAAATCATTTGAACCTGAAGATCCTGATGTGCCAGATGACCCCATACCTCCAGATGAACCCGATTTACCTGTAGAACCCGAAATGCCTGATGTCCCGGACGATCCTAATTTACCTGATGTTCCTGAACTCCCTGATGTACCGGATGTGCCTGAATTCCCTGATGTTCCTGATGAACCTGATTTGCCTGTGGTTCCAGATGTACCTGATGTACCTGAATTCCCTGATGTTCCTGATGAACCTGATTTACCTGTAGT